CTCCTTCATACCAAAAAGATTATTATTCTCGAGAAATACTTTACTCCGCCAACGACCTGTTTCAATAATAGATTGGGCCATAACAATATGAGGGAATTTGACATTTAATTCCTTTAACATACTGGCCAATTGTTCTTTATTAAAAGGGTCTGCTTGTTTAACAATTACAAGCTTTTCATATTCAGTAAGTCCTTTTATCATACGATCCTTTTCAATGTACCTACCAATAAGAATAGACGAAAAAGATACCGCGGAAAGAACCAGCAAAGATAACATAATAATCTTAAGCTTGCTTAATGGGTAATGAATTAAACGATCACGATCATATACGCAAAGTAATGCTCGTTTTGTTCCAAAAAGAAGTTTATTAATTGTTTTCATAATCATCATTTTTACGTTTTACAAAAATCCAAAGTGCAATATAAATCCAAAATGCATATGGGAACACAAAGAGAAATCCTATTCTCCAAAGAATTGATGGAATACCGGACCACTCGCCAAGTCCTTCACATACGCCGCCAATATAACCATTTCCTAGATAGAGGTTTTTATTCATATAGATAGTTTAGAAATTACCAGGTGCTACTTGAAAACAGATCAATCCATTTTCTCTCCACATTTTTACTACTTTATCGCGATCATCAAATACACAGAGAATTGATTCTTTCTTTTCTCCAGGAAATAATTCATCCAACCAGTTCTTCTTAAGTTTATCATCTGCCATGAATTGCCACAGATGACCAGTCGGTCTCATGCGAATAAAATCAAATGGGACATTATATTTAGTTAGCCATTGTAGAGTGGCTTCCTCTGTTGCTTTACTGCGGCCTGACAGAATTATAATTTTACAACCAGTTGCCTTGAGTGATTGTGCGCATGTGATTACTGCTTCATTAGGTTTATCTAATGAAATGTTTTCTGGATCAAAAAACTTTGACCAATTAATTTTACCGTCAAGTTTAGTGGATAATTTACGACGGTCCTCAATGTCAGCAATTGTACCATCAAGGTCAAAGATTACAATGTTCTTATTCATCCGTATTTAATTTGTTACGGAAAAAATATAACAGGAAAGTAAAGACTCTGAAAGAGTACTAAGAATTTTTTTCTTTGTCTGAGCGAACCTTTTGGCGAAAGATAGCATCCTTTATTTCTTCTCTTCTTTTAACAGAAGGTTTAGTAAAGGTCTTTCTCTCTTTAAGTTCTTCAATCACTTTACATTGCCGAGATTTGTTTTTATATCTCTTTAGCATTTTGTCGATCGAATCTCCGTTTTGCTTGTTTATAATAATCATAGTGTGGGAGGCAGGGATCGAACCTATCGCGTCACGGTTAAGGGCCAACGTCTTGCCTCCTTAACTTGCTCTGCCACTGAGCTACTCCCACAGGTTCCTCCGGCGTACCCTTTCGGTTACGGAGGCGTGTTACGTTATGGGCTTACCCATAAGAGGCTTTACACGGCACACTGATACATTACTTAACAGCAGTTGTATCGGCTGGGGTTTCGAGCATAGTTGAGTCAACAACGGCTGTGGTATCAACAGCAGTTGAGTCAGCTCCACTAGAAACAGCAGTGTCGGCGTTACCACCGCATGAAGCCAAAGCGAATACGCTAACGGCGATCATGATTGCAAAGAATTTCTTCATAGCTTTCTTTTTTTTTGTTTTTAATCTGGGCTTATTCCCATTGAGCGGAAGACGAGGTTCGAACTCGCGACCTATAGCTTGGAAGGCTATCGCTCTACCAACTGAGCTACTTCCGCGGACTACCATTCTTTGACTGTTAATTATTTTTCTTTAATTGGTTTGTGTTGTTTTACAGGTTCACAACCTTCAAGATACATTTTTGATAAACGATCTTCAAGTTTATCTAACCTTGAATCCAAGTTACGATAAAGTTCATTGAATTCCTGATCAATACGAAGATGAATATCATTCATATCGTTATTTAATTCTTTACGAGTTATATCAACATGTTGATGTAACCTTTCAATTTCACGACCTAAGTCATTGTTAAGTGAATCAATTCCACCCCAAACGGAGTGAGCTTCATCCGCTGCAGATGCAGCTTTTTTCCATACACTAAACACACCCACAACACCTAATGCTACAAGCACCGTGAGCACACCTAGTACAAAATAAATTGTTTCCATAATAGTCTAGTTTTTTTGATGTCAAAGAACGGAAGTCTGTATATTTATATGGCTAGACCTTCAATTGGTTTACAGTAAAACTTTACTGTAAACTAAGTTCGGCTTCTTTAATGTACTTATCATAGTAATCAGCACCGCAAATACGATCGGCTACCACCTCAGCCCAGTCTGGTCTTACTTGATATCTTTTGCCATTTACTGTTCCAATAATGCGGCCTTCCATTGGCTTGTCTCCAAATACTGGAAGAACATTACCTTCGCGGTCAGTCTTACCTTGTGGGTGTGGGATGATAGTATCCCGTTGAATCCATTTTACTTTGTCTCCGATTTTAAACATATTATTTGATTTTAAGTTTGTACCCTCACCAAGAATCGAACTTGGAATAGAAGCTTAGAAGGCTACTGTTATATCCATTTAACTATGAGGGCAATTTGGTACCGCCTGCCGGAATCGAACCGGCACGACCTTTTCGGGTCGAGGGATTTTAAGTCCCTTGTGTCTACCTGTTTCACCAAGGCGGCAACTGTTTTATTTAATCCATTCCATGTGGGCTAATTGGTATGCAACGATTTTATCCATTCCAGGATCTTCTGCCATGTACTTATTGGCCCATTCAATAACCTCTGCTCGTAACCCACATGCAGATGCTTCTTGTAAGATTTCTTCAATCCATTGAGCTTCTTGTTCTGGTGTAATTGAAAAGATATCCATTATGAATTAGATTTAGAAGATGTCATACTTCCTTTAAAGAAGATTGATGCCAAAAAGTTTAAACCGAAGGCTTGCCAAAATCCGATTGGTTTTGCAAAGGTTACTGCAGGTACTAGGCAGTAGTTCCAAAGAATTTGAGTTGGCCAAGCCATGATTATTGATAAAAGGACAAAGCCTAATATTAGCAGAATGCCTACGGCAAGTACTGGATATTTATCTTTCATATTATGCAGTTTGAATGTCTTGGAAATAATCAAAATAGAAACCGTAACCGGCTTTCTTTAATTCAACAGAGACAAGGTGGGCAATATGAACTCGGGGTTCAGTATCATAAATCTCTCCGTATGTTTTTGAAATAGCAGCCTGTCCTTCTTCAAGCATTTGAGAGAACTCCTCGGCAGTGTACCTACGTTTAGAATGAATCTTTTTAGTAATATTATTTACTAGGCGTTGGCAGGCACGATTACCAGCCGATGTAAACATTTCGAAGTCGTTTACCTTAGTTGTAGTGTTGTACATTTTATTTTTATTTGTTACAGAAAAAATATAACAGGTCCAGAAAGGTTCTGAAAGATTTATTTTCTCATGCCCCAAAAAAATACTAAAACATAGTACGGCCACATTGCTATCCAGGTAAGTCTTTCAAATATGCCAGTTTCTTCTGTCATATCAAACTTTTTCATTAAGACCTCAAAGCACATAGCACACACGGTGCCTATTGTAAGATAATATAATAGGATTGTTGAAAACGGCATTAGTTTGGATTGATTAGGTCAGTAAGTTGTTGATCACTTAAAACTCCAACACTACGATTTTTTACTTCACCTTCTTCAAGATAAACTAGTGTAGGAATGCTTCTTACACCAAATGCGCTAGCCATTTCACCATCTTCATCTACGTTACAAAAATAGACTTTAACTTCTTCATTAGTATTTCCAAGATTTTCAATTCTTGGTTTTGAAACCTTACAAGGTCCACACCAATCTGCATAAAAGTCTATAAGTACCTTTCCGCTCTTTAACTCTGCTTTATCTTCAGTGATCATAACTTCAATTTATTTTTATATGATTGTTCAACATTTGGTTTACTTTATTCCCATAGGTGATTATCAATTCCATTGCCTCTTCTGCTTTTATAACCTAAGTATCCACTATGATGTCTTTTGGCATATTCATCATTAGTAAAATCAATCTCTTTCATAGTACCATATACAAGACAATCACCAATAACCGACATAACTGTAGTTGACACAGTAGGAGTTAATCCAAGAGGACATATTTCTTCAGTTTCTCCAGTAAGTAGAGTTACATCTGCATATTTACCAAGATGAGAATGTTCATTTCTTGTTATGGCAATAATAGGAATATCCTGATAGAGATTTTTTGAAAGACTAACTAATTCAACAATCTCACGAGTCTTACCGCTATTTGAAATGAGTAACATTATATCATTCTTCTGTAGAATACCTAGATCACCGTGTTGTGCTTCGCTTGGATGAAGATACACGGCAGGGGTTCCTGTGGAACTAAATGTAGTTGCAATGTTTAGTGCAATCTGTCCAGCCTTTCCCATTCCACTACAAACAAGTTTACCACCTCTTCTATGTACTCTTTCAACAATGAGTGAGATGGCTTTGTTATAGTTTTCAGTAATTGGAATGTTAGAGACTGCGGCAGCTTCTTTGGTGACGATATCTTTGTATTGATCTAACATATAGTTTATATATCATTGGTGTCTTTAGCCGCTGCCAATTCTTCCCATTCATTTCTAAATTTCACAAATTCTTCAATTCCACCACTAATTGGATTAACTAGAACACTTGTTAGTTTTACTTTTTCAACATATTCATTAACGGTACATACCAGTTTTGCAGGATTTCCAACAACTATTGTATTTGGTTCAACATCTCTTGTCACAACAGAACCTGCACCAATGATAGCACCATCACCAACAGTAACGCCTGGCATAATAATTGCATTTAGTCCAACAAATACATTATCACCTATAACTGTTTTCTTAACAGCAACCTTTCCTATATGATTAATCATTGAAGAGTCATGAGCCAAGACCCAGGAACCTGGCGCAGATATAAAGTTTTCACCAATACTTATTGCATTAGGTATTAGTGAATCAATTCTAGTATTTTCAACCTTATAACTAATACTGTCTTGTGAAAATGCCGGGTGATCAAATATGTTCATACTTTTATTATTTTATTAAGTACTCCTAACGGGACTCGAACCCATAACCTTGATCGTATAAGGATCCTGCTCTAACCATTGAGCTATAGGAGTGGTCCGATTAGGCCGCCACTACATCAAGCGATGCATCCAGGTGGAAGTGATATCCCCAAGAAGTTTTGCAAACGGTATAGGTACCGTGTTGCTTCTCAATTTGAAAAGGACCGCATTCACGGCTTTTAATTGAGAGTCCTTGGCGAACAACAGAACTTCCAGTAGGAAGGGACCAAAGTTTGTAAGTTTTACCGGCTACCGGTGAACTAACAAAATAAGGATTGGTTTCCATTATTGCAATTTGTTAAGGTTAATTAGTTAATGTATGATACGATCTCGGTTCTCCATGAGTTAGGTCTTATTCCGCTTTCAAGAGCAGCGGCAAAGGCATATGCCTCTTCATAAGTATCAAAGGTAATTGTGATCCGGTTTAGATCTTCTGTACCTAGAGCATAATGTCGTACTGGAGACCACCATAACCTAATACCCAGTAGCTTTTGCTGTCTCTGGATGTAGTAGTGTGTTTCGCAGTCCAATCCCATGTCATTGGTATAGGTTGCTCTGCAGATCCTAAATTTCCTATCTGATTTCCTCTTTCTCATTTTCTTTTAGTTTTTGATTAGTCCGTTAGTGGTCTTCCCAGTCTGTAGCACATTTTTAGCATTCCCCTGGCGGTCGCACATCTGCAGCACATAGACCACTCTACTCTTCTTCCTCATGCTTGTCTGGTTCTTGTCTAATAGTTTTCTCGCCCTTGGCCTTGGAATCGGTAAAGGGATAGTCTGGGTACCAGTTGTCAAATGAGTCGCCCCATGATCCAGTCTGACCGGTTGAACCGGTCCCTCCAGCCCTTCTCTTTCTCTTAAACCACAGGTACCCCATTACCGCAACTGCTAAAGCAAATGCTATCCCTGTTACCAGACATAGCAGCAGCAGAGATCCAGCCCAGGTTATCCAAGCCATGACCATCCAAGATTAATACCCACCAAGTTAACCACCATTAGGGCCACTCCGCCAAGCAGAGCAATTGCGATGGCTCCTAACCAGGCGTACATAACCCCAGTAAGAACCTTTTCCCCAAGGCTTAACCTTCTCTTTTCCAGATTCCCATCCATAAAATACTGTTTGCAGTCCATCCCAGGGAACAGACTAGGTGTAACCAAAACGGTAGACCGGTAACACCACATTGTGCGTCAACCAAAGCCATCCCGCCATACGATACTGCCAGTAGTCCACTCAGGCCACTAACAGATCCACTTATCCACTTATTTTTACTCATGATCCACATTTACTAATTAATACCAAACATGCAGTTACCACCAGACCTATTACAGACCAGTAGGCAACCAGTTCATTTCTCCGTACCCTCTCGGGGCTTCTTCCTTGCCAATCGTTACTCATATCTTTAAAGTTGCAAAAAAGGAGAGCAGCGTACCAGGGAAAACCGCCTGGTAACCCCAGCACACTGCCTCCGCTGGCGGATTAACCAACCAGTTGGACATTAATCTGGCGACCACGACCACGGTCATATGCCGCGTTCATGATACGCTCGTTTGAGTACTTGCCGTTGAGTACATCACTGACATGAGTGGTACTGTAACCGGTTCTTCCTGCAAGGGTAGTCACATCACCGTTGCGTTTGCGTTGATTGTAGTTAGCCAGCTTTTGCATGTAGCTTAACTTCTGGTAGACACTTGGTCTGTTCATGTTGTTTGCCATTTTGTTATGGTTTTGTTGTTAACGAATTTATAGTAATTATATGCTTAGCATGAAAAAGGTTTCACGGTTTCCACTAGGGCGGTTCTACCGGACCCGAAATTTTTCTGGACTAAAAGTGTCCGGAATAGACCTAGTTCCAGACCGGGTTCTGGATTCCGGCCGGAAATTTTTCTAGACTAGACCTGCCCATGGGCCTGGACCCACATCTGGCTGGCAAGCATATTTTACACTCTAAGAGAACCGTTCTCTTTGGGACCCTCGAGAGAAATCCCAAGAGATCCACTAGTCAGCCCTCCACACCGGCCATACAGGTCCCTAGGGACCGGTCCACACTCTAGCTATAATAGGGCCACCGCTCCATGATCAGGTCCACTATAGCTTAGATTACTATATACAGGTGGATCCATGTCTAGAGCCTGTAGCAAGCAGTCTAGGGCCTGTAGTGGCCTGTAGGGCGGTAGTAGACCCTAGGGTGGCAGTAGGGCCTGTAGACCTGGTAGACAGTGATTATGCTCTCTAGGGTGTTTTTTGGCTAAGCTGCCGGGTGGTGGTGTTAGCTGAGGCTAGACCCTCTGTGGCTTGTAGCGCCTATATTACCCTAATTACCTTGAATTGGGCCTTCTAGCACCCTTCTAGATGTGAATCTAGACGGAATCTAGCGCCACTACCCACTAGAAGCCCTCTAGAGTGTGAAAATATGTGTGTTTTTAGGCACTTCTAGACCTAGTCCTGCTAGAGGCCGCTCTAGAGTGTGTCTAGAAGTGCCTAAAAATGTGTGTATTTTGGGCTTATCCAGGGAACCCTTGCTTCGCCAATACAGCAGATTTCTTATCAAGGGTTTTTAGAGCACAAAAAAGGGACCCTTTTGGGGTCCCTGCCTGGGGTAAACGGATAAACCAGGACTTAGTATATTAACGGTCTCCGCGTACACGAGCGGCTTCAGCAGCAGTAAGGAGTTCGCGAGTAGCGAATGGATCCACCTTAAGGAGACCTTCAGTATCGTATTGCTTTTTAGTTAGGATATTACCGGCGGTTACCATTAGATTCCCTGTACGGCTTGGATCCAGGTTATACCTTGTATCGTTAGATGCAAAATTGGTCATACCATTTACGACATCCCAGACACTCATTCCACTCTTAGCATTTTTCAATTGCATTTGAGTAAAGGTAGAAGGTTCTGTACCTGCCATTTCATAGGCTTTCATTGCGCGGTCGATAGGAATATACCTTTGGATATAGTCGTAGTCAACCTGTTCGCCTGTGGAAAGGATTGCCGATACGGCTTTTTGCATTTCGGCCAGAGAGGCATCGGTATTAACAGCTTTGCGGATGTTATCAGCGAGGCCAACTGGTTGGAACCCGGTAGATGCCATTTGGATCATATGTTCGTTGAACTCATGGATACTCTTATCGTTTAGACTGTGTAAACCATAGTTCTCTGCGAATGCAGTTGATGTCATACCATTGGTACAAATCAGACGATTCAGATATGGACTAACCTCGAGACCACGGGTAGGTGTATTGCGGAAGGTTACTCCAGTTTGGAAGATTTCCTTATCCATACCAGGTACACGTAGAATACCATGCGGTGATACACAGTTGATTTGAGATCCACCATACGCAGAGGAACCAACGTGAGTTACTCCCAGATTGTATTGGTCAATATAGCGGGATGCAAAATCGAAGAAAGATTCTTGCGAGATTGAGGCATACCCTGCAGGTAGAATATCAGTAATCTTACGAGTGGATGGATCCACCAATAAGGTTACCGTTTGATCATTGGCAGTGGACTTTGCCGTTTTCATCATTGTTACCAATTGACGAAGTCCATCATTACCGAACCCTTCAGAGAAGCGTTTAGCGAAGGCCTTTGGAATACGAAGGCGGCCAAGTAGTTTGGAGAATGCCTTATCGGTAACTTCAATGGTAATACCATCGATTTGAATGTGGTTGTTGTCAACCACGTTGAATTCACTTAGTGTGATTTCTTTACGGATGAGTTCCTTACCGATGGCTTCCGATTTAGCCTGGTTAAACATTTCGGTTGAGAGAGTTGTAATTGATGCCATATTGCGATTTATTTTTATACTTTAATTATAACAAGTTGTTTCAGTTTCTGAAAGAGTTTTTTCTCTAGGATGAGGTTTTTCTCACCTACTGTATTTATCCGATTACCTCCAACATTGAAGCGGTGATTGTCCATTTCGATCCTGGTTTGCCAGCCTCGGCACAAATAACATTCTTTGGATTGATCTTCTGTACAATGAAGGTCTTACCGTATGCTTTAGGATGGTTAACTTTGCAATTGGCACCTACATAAAGTTGGCTTTTTGCACGTTGCATATCCATTGATTTGCGGTAGTTGATTTGTCCTACAATGGCAGAGTGTACCTTACGAAGTTCTTCGGTTGACATTGTTGAGATTTGTTCGATAAATTGTTTTGTAATTTCCATATCCGTTTATTTAATTATAGTATAAATATAAAACAATTTTTTGGGATAAAAAAATATTTTAGAGACTTTTTTCTCTCTGGTGTGAAAAAAGTTATTAACAATTCTAGATCCGCTCCAACATACCTTTTAGATAATCCAACTCTTCAGTATAGATCCTGATTACATTGACGGTGGCTGCACGGCGTTTATCAGCAACCTCATCAATGGTTTCTCCTTCCTCTAAATAGAAATTATACTTACCACTATCCATCCGCTCTAGATCATCCTTGTATAGTTTGATCATATCTTTGCAGCGATCAATCCGTGTGAGGAGTGATGAGCGGATCAGCTGCATGTCTTTGTTTGAAAATTCTTGTATCATATCCGTTTAGTTTAAATGTTTAGGCTTCAGTTTCAGTTTCAGTGGTTTCAGAACCAAGGCCGAATAGTTTATCAAATTCAAGGCCTTGGGCTTTTACCAATTCCTTTTCCTTCTTTTTCAGTTCCTTCAAGGATTCTGATTTTTTGAATCGTTCCGTGTCGTAGTTCACATCACCGGCAGCACTGAGATCAAAGAACATTTGTTTTCCTACATGACCTCGGCGATTCTTAGAGAATACTACATACCTTTCATCCTGACTGCGTTCATCCACGAATCGGATCTCCATCATACCAGTGGTCATATGTTTTAGTTTATTACTTCCAACGAATGTACCACCTTTGTTAACCTGTTGGATATTGAGGAATGAGGTAAATTTACCGGCTTTGTTACCGCCGAGGTTGTGGCCATACATTAAATCCAATAACCACTTCTCTGAACCATTACTCGTCATGTGTGCATGTTCACGGATTGTCTGTTGCAGTTCAATGAAGGAGTCAATCAGTACCAGGTCATATCCTTCATCAAGGATTTCTCGTAGTACACGGCGAGGATCTTCTCCATCCTCGAGTTCCTGTGGAAAGAAGATATCCAGGTTACCAAATTTAGGATAACGTTGTACATATAGGTAAAGATCCACCTGGTTCATCTCAGCCGAGATGAAGAGTACCTTTGAGCCATGCTTTTGAGCATTTGCGATAATATCCAGAGTAACTGTACTCTTACCGACTCCAGGGTCTCCAACCACCATCCAGTTGGTTGCCTTAGGAACACCGCCATCGATACTAAATAGTCCATCCAAGGGGGTTCCTGTTTTGTGGGCGTCGAATAGGCCTTCAGCATATTTGACATCCTTGATCTGCGTTAAGCGATTTTGCAAAGTTTCCGTTTTTGCCATATTATTTGTATATAGTTAAGTTGTTTAACATTGATGAGGTACCTTCAAATCCAGGGATGTCCTTTTTCGTAATCTCCATTTGGCGGCCAGTGAAGTAGTCCAGTTTGGATTTGATGTATGGGATCCGGTCGGCTTCTCCCAGATAGGCGGCTTCTGCCAATGCAGTGGCCCAGTATTGGATTTTAGGTAGATACCCTTGTGGATGTTTCTCTGCGAATGGGTTCATATTACTTACCAGATTTAGTTTCCATTTCCTTACAGCGTTTTACCATCTCCTGGAACTTTTCAACAGCGTTCCATACAGGTACGCAGAATGCTTTTAGTAATTGACCGTTAGAGTCCTTAACCATTAGTAGATCATTTTTTAATTCGATCTGGTAGTTTTTAGTGGTTTGTATCATATTCCGTTTATTTAATTATAGTATAAATTTAATACAAAAAATTGGGATTTGAAAATTTTTGGGAGACTTTTTTTAGAGAAGTTATTAACAATTTGCGAATAGATCCAATTGGCGGAGGTTAGCCACGCGGTAGGCAGCCTGGACAGTACGGCCAATATGTTTTGCCTTTGTGGTCCAATCCTGGATTTGACCGTCAATGATTGCGAGGGCATGGCCGCTTACCAGTACCAGGTAGTGTCCTTTACCGTAGCGGTTGTAGAATCCACGGATATTAAGGCCACGAACCTGACCGCGGCGGTTAACATAGGTATGGTTAACTCCTTGAATCTCCAGGCCTAAGTGAGCCAGGCGGTTTCTCTGGTTTAACTGGTGGATGGTTCCCTGTACCCCTTTAGTACCTTTGCGTTCCTTACGGCCAAATTCGGCGGAAGCGATCTGGTGGGCTTCATTATAGGAGATCCCTGCGGCCATTGCCAGGGCACGTACGAAACAGTCGTTAGTTTCTTTTAGGTCTTTTGCTAGTTGGGGTTGATCAGTGTAGTTTACCATATCCGTTTATTTTATTTGTATAGTATAAATTTAATACAAATAATTGGGATAAAAAAATCTAGCATAGACTTTTTTCTCTCTAGAGAGAAAAAGTTATTAACAATCTACTTGTAGTCCTTACGCCACTGGTTGAGGGCGCGAGCCACGTATTGTCCTTCTGTGATTCCACTAGAGTCGCGTTCACTGCGAGGTTGGGCCCAGTATCTTCGTTTTGCTTCTGTGCGGGTTAGTTCCTTGGCAGCCTTGTACTGGGGATCGCGATGTTCGCGGCGGATCTCTTCCAGTTCACTTTCCCAGTCCTTGCCATAGGCGGCCTTTAGTTGATCTACTAGCGAATTACCTGCGTACTTCTCAGGTTCTCTGCCAGCCTTTGCCCGGTCACTGCGTTCTATGTGGCTAATAATTTTGTTCATTGCGCGTTCGCCGCGGCTTTCTCCGATGTATCCTTTTCCCATAGTGGTAGTATTTATAGTAAATATAACAAGCCAGTAGGGATTCTGAAAGACTCTTGCTTCGCCACTACAGGGATTTGGGTGTCAAGTGTGCCTGAGGGAGTGGATCTGTACTCATAGTACTCGTTGTACCTGAGGGTCTCGTATTTCAGGGGAGTAGATGGTGTGTCTTGTTGCTCGGCCGGATTTGGATTGACCCAAGAGACATGGGCTACCGGTGATCTTGTCAGTTGAAGTAGTTGAGTACTTTGAGTGGAAAAGCGGTATCTAGATAGATCTAGAGTCCCTGGTAGTCCCTATATATCTACTAGATCTGGAAGGTGGACCAGAGAGCCAGATTAGAGACTACCGGATTCGCAACCGCGACGACTGGTAATCCCTAGTGGACCACGGGAATGAGCATACTGAGTCTATATAGGGTTAGAGTAACGGGATCCTTTTAGTATTACAGATGGTGTGGATGTTTGGGATCTAGAGGTAGTGGATAGGGTGGTTTGAGCCGTTTGAGCTCTACTAGTAGTATAAGGGGATTTAGGGGGTTTTTGGGAAGAGCGGCTTGCTTGAGAGAGCGGGTGTGCTCCATGTGCTGCCTTTTGAAGACTTTGAATTGACTAGATACCAGACTCTTCGAATGCTTGACGCATTCTAGCAGATAGCTGGTCGTATCGCATATTGAACTTAGAGGAACATGCATTTAGAACCCGCTTGTTTGAATAGGGAGTGTTACCTGGCTTACACCACCGTCTCGAGGTCAACATCCAATTATAGAATAGGATGTATGCATTGGCACCTTGTGTGTATCTCTCTGTGTTAATTGGCAAACCCCAATCCTTAATTAACTGTACTGTCCTCTTTTCATTGTCCAGTTCCAGATCTCTAGAAACGGCCATCCACTTTTCAATGTTCTTCTTAGACTTTCCATTTAACCACTCTTCAATATGAGCCATTGACAACCCAGCTTTAGACCAAATAGGAATCTTTTCGTCCCATTGGGTAAAGTGACCAAATTCATGTACCAGGACTCCATCTGCTACTGGATTGAGCATGGCTACTGCCAGTTTCCGGTTCTCTTCATCAAAGTATCCAGAACATTTCATACCTTGCCCTAGCCTTAGGTATCCTACAGGTCTTAACTCTACCTTTATACCAGCGCGTTTACATTCTGCTTTTACATGAGCAATAAAGGCTTTCCATTTAGGATGGTTGAGTTTGTTGGCAACTGTCATACTATTCAGTTTCGTCTGAGATAATAGTTCCGTACTCGGCGGCAGCTTCAGGGTTTCTTTTAGAGAAGATTACATATGCACGATTAAATCTAAACAGCTCCACCTCAATAGGCCAAATGGCTGCATCTAGGGAATCGGCACGGTTTGTTTGTATTTGAAGTTCTTGCCTGGTTTGTACCAGCTTTTCTTCTGTTTGATAGAGTTCAAATGAAAGACCTGCAATGGCTCCAACCATTGCAGCAATCAGAACTCCTATACGGGTATTCATATGGTTGTTTAGTATTATATGCTTAGACCGGAAAAGGTTTACAGCTTTACCTCTATCATATAGATCTTTTGGGTTCTTTGATCTATATGAAATGTTAGGCTTTCATAAAGCTTAAGATCATCGTTAATATCTTCAACAGCTATGTAAAAGGTATAGCCCTTGGTGGTACTTCCTGTAAAACGAGATTTCCCTTTTTGTAAAATCTTCCAAACTCTTTTACTCACTGCATCTGGTGACAAGTAAGAAGTTACCCATCTGTTATTTTTCTTTTCAACTACAAATTCTACTGTATCACTACAGAAGGATTTTACATGACCCATCATAATGTGGTTTGCGGTAGTTTCAGAATCGTAACGGGGAATGTTAACATACTGGGCTGATACCAGTGAAGGAATTGCTAATAATATTGCAAATAATAGGTTTTTCATTTGAATATTATATGCATTAACCTAAAAAGGTTTAACGTAATTCGCGGTCAATTTGCTGGGATTGTTTTTGATCCTCGCGCTTTAGTTTCTGTAGAATACGGGCAATTTCATCGTCAGCTATCCTGATTGTAGCATCGGTTGCCTTCATGCGGACATCTAGTTTAATCTTTTCTACATACCTCTGTAGTTTATCCGATATCTGACCAAGATTGTCCATTTCATCAGATATTGCAGTTTCGCGGTCTTGTAGAGATTTGATCTTCATTTCCTTAATCCTGTCTAGGTCAGTTGTATCAAGGTCTCCCTGTTGAGATGAATAGTCCTGTCCTTGTTCCGCTGCTTTAAGTTCATCCTTAAAGGCATCTACCTGGTCTTCCTGGATCTCAAGTTTCATTAACTCCACCTTTGTCTTAAATAGATCATCGGCGAGTTTATCAAGAGCACGTTTGGTTTTATTATCAACAAAGAGATTACGAATAAATCCAAAGAAACCTTCGTTAATAATTCCAGAAAGTTCTTCATGAGAAACCTTACCCTCTAGGATCTGGTAGGTTTCTTCCACTAATTGGAATTTTTCGTATGTCTTTATATGTTTCACTTAAAAGCTCTAATAATTTTACCAAGTATAATAAGAGGTAACATCATTATAGTTCCTTGTAAAACAAATAAGGCAGCAGCAATATTACCTAGAGTACTTATCATTTGTTTATATATTCTTAGAGCCAGGTACCTGCATAAAAGTGATTACCGAATGCTTCAGGGTGGTCTTGCATAATACGATCCGGCATGTAAGGACTTGGATCGCCAACACGATTACGATAAAATGACCAGTAAGGTAATTGCGTATATCCACCTACATCATTCCAATTAATGAGTTGTTGACTAACAAGACCTAATACAAAAGGCCCTGTTGGCATTACTCCTTCACCGTATGTAATACTAAGATCTACCTTTTTGCATTCTTCCATACATTTTATCCATAAAGGATGGTTTGGAACACCTCCCATAAATGCAGACATCATATAGAAAGGGCCATTGTCAGGTAAATCATTACATAAAACAATAGGATGGTTTATTGATAATTCATTAAGAGTGCGAATAGGTGTTACATCAGCATCTAGGTAATATCCACCCCACTTATTCATTACATAGAATCTAATAAAATCAGAAGCCTGTGATGGATTAACTACTTTATTTATGACTTCTAAATAATCTTTATCAAAATACTTTTCTGTCATCTTATCATTAGTCCATATCATATATTCCCAATCCGGCATAAGAGACTTCCACTTATTAACATTATCAATAAAATACTGTGGCGGCTCTTGTTTACCAACCCATATCATATGAAGTATTTTAGGGATATCTTTAGTTATAGATTTAGTTTTCTTATATGCTATAAAATTATCCCAGACATCACCAGTTCCAAGATGGGTATGTATCTTAGTTAAACCTGGAAACTCTATCTCTTCGTAAATAGGCATATAGTTTATATGAACATCTTCAATAATGTATATGCCATCATCAGCAAGATTATTTACTAATTCATATGCAGATATAATTTGATGATCAATTAGATGAGAACCATCATCAATAATAAAATCAAATTGTTTATTTACTTTTTTTGTAAACTTTCTAATACTATCAACGGAGGATTGGTCTACTACATCTGTAATAATTCTATCGTCAGAGAACATAACGGATTCCTCTATATCAACTGCATATATGGTTGCATTAGGAAAAAAGTCTCGCCACCCTTTAATACTTGCGCCTGGTACATAACCTTTTATACCAACACCACCTTCCATGATAGGAACTGTACCAATTCCAATTTCTAATACATTCTTCGCAGATTTTCTAATATCTTTTAGAATGTTAAAATAAGCCGGTGAGTATGTATGTAAAACGGTAGGGCATTTATCCGCTTTATACTTTTCAAATAAATTACATAATTCTGTTTTCATTTTATTATTTTTTTTGAAAATATTTAATCATTATATGTGCTGATTTGTAATTGGTTGCAAGTGGTATGTCATGTACATCACATACTCTCATTAACATTTGGATGTCAGGTTCATGTGGGTGTTTATCAAGAGGATCTCTAAAAAAGATTACACCTGTAATTTCCCCTCTTGTCACCATTGCACCTATTTCGGCGTCTCCACCAAGAGGGCCGCTGTTTACTCTTTCTACTTTATCAACACCGGCATGTGTGATCATTGTACCGGTTGTACCGGTTGCAACAATGTTAACATTACTTCTGTTAAAGAAATCTAGTCTTTTCATAACGAAGGCAACCATATCGGCCTTTTTACCATCATGGGCTATTAATGCAATTTTCATAAGTACGGTGTTACAAATTGTGCAAGCTTATATCCAGTAAATGCTCCTAATGCAGCAGAAACAGGAAATACAATAAATTTACCTAATGATGTTACATATTTTGGTCGATTGACAACACGACCAACAAAAAAGTAATATGCCAGATAACTTAAAAGCACAGCGATATCAACTTTATTTGAAATGAATACTACAATAACGGATCCTATGAAACCGTATGTAAAGTTTTCAATTACTGCTCCACCTATTTCTTTTTTCGGAGTTTCTTTATACTCTTTCTTAATCTTTTTTATGCTCATCCCATTTAGGTGTTAAGGTTGCTTTACAGTCTCTATAGATAGTTCCCTCAAATTTAGTCCAATATTCTGGGTCGGCTTGACCTACCAAGATTTCATATCCCATTCTACCTAATCTTTCAATTATCTGAAATGATTTCGTAGTATCATTATGTGCATTGGTTTCAAACATAATCTTTTCTGGTAATTTAACAGAGTCAAGTTCCCATAGATCATCCAATATTGATTCTAAAAGATCGGCATCTATTCCTTCAGTATCAAGCTTAATGTACTTAATACCACCTATATTAAATTCTTTTACAAGATTATAGAATGATATGCTAGGTACATGTTCTATAGAAACTAATCCTTCTTCAAGAAGGTTTCTACCTTTAGGAGTATCAGGTCCTTTCCAAGCAGAATGCCATTTATCAAACTCTTCTATTGTCTCAAAATAATCTAAATGATGATCATGAGGATGACCTATAGAATTACACCCTCTCATCCATTCAAATAACCCATGTTTCTTTATTACCTCAGGTTTAATGTAATAAATTGGAACAGGTTCACTGTCTCCAAATAAGAGTGCTGCATTAACTTTTATTACATTTTCTTTATTGGGTAAATTATCGAGGTAGGTCTTAATTGGTTCAATGACCATGCCTACCTCTGATTCTTTACAGGATTCCATGATAGTGTTAAAATCACTACTACCTACCTCAAGAAAGTCTAGGTAAAGTTTACTCATGGCTTCCTCTCAATACCTTCCAAATTAATTCAATAAGACTGTTTGCCTTAATTTTTTTACCTTCAACATTAAGAAGGTACTTTGACTTGATTTTTAAGTTCTTCATTATAAATTCGTTTTCTAAGTTCAGTGCTAGAGAAAGAGTGATCACGTTTATTATAAATGATCTCTATGCCACGATTACTGCATATCTCTCTAGCGGTAAATTGTTTACTTTGATATTCATCGCCTATAATCCTAACATGAATATCAAATGTTAGGAAGATATCTTCAAGATCCTTTTCAGTTTCGTATGGTACTATTTGGTCAACCCATTTACATGCGGCAAGTTGAATGTATCTTTCAACTACTGACTGTATAGGCTTATTCTTATTAGGCCTATCTATAGTAGGATTTGTTTGAAGAGCAATAATAAGATAGTCGCAATGACCTTTTGCCTCCTCTAACATTTTAACATGCCCTGCATGAAATAGGTCAAATGCAGAACATGTAATTCCTATCTTCATATAAACATATGTTTATCGTCAAGCTTACCTTTAACGAATTGATTAATAATATGTAATTGGAGTTCAGTTTCATGATAAGCCATAGCTTTAACATAATCCCATAGGCAAAGTTCAGGAGCAAATGGGTGAGGTTGGGATAATGCCCATCTCTTAGCATCTCTAAATCCTTTTACAGAATAAGGGAATACTTCTTTAGGTTTCTTAACAAATAGTGATCTCAAAAATCTCATGAGGCGGTTTTTTGTTTTATTTATTTGCATCACTATCCTTTTTGCCATTATTTACTCATTTTCTTTAATGCGACCCCAACTTATCTCAATTGACCCCCTAAGCCATGATAGGCTTAAATACTTATAACCCGCAAACATTGGATCTAAAACGATTGCAATTGTAGGAATAAGATAAAGTCTATCCCAATAAGGTACATATTCAATTTTCATAATTTTTATTTTTATATAAAGTCTATTGAATTTGTTTCTGGATCCCAGTCAACAGTAATACCATTCGTTACCTGTTCATATCTTTCATTAAGAACAGCGGCATTAACAAAATGTATTCCATTATCTTTCTTATATCCTCCACTTCCATGAATATGACCAAATACATGAATCTTTGGTATAATGTTATCAACATAGATACGAAGCATTTCGCAGCCTAAGTTAGGTTCATTATAAGGTGCACCGCTTATATCTAGGTGACCTTGTGGTGGACCGTGTGTGATGAGAATGTCAGTATCTGGAGGAATCATTGACCATTTTTCTTCAATATCTTCGCCTCCTCTTGGTAGATTAAATGCCCAATTATAAAACTCTGGCTGCCAAGGACTTCCATAAATCTTAATTCCATCTACATCAACCCAGTCGTCTTCAAGATATGTAATAGAAGGGAATCCTTCAAGTATTTCATCCATTCTTATTGGATGGTTTTCAAACATACGATCATGATTACCTGCAATAAAGATAAGCTCTTTATAATCCTGTTTTTCAAACCACATAAGAAAGTCATGGACATCATTTAGGTTATATCCGCTATTCATAAGATCTCCACTATGAATAAGAATATCTCCACCTGGAAGATCCAACATTCTATGTTTCGTATGTGTATCGCTTATAAATGTTATTCTTTTCATAGTTGTGATATTTTAAGTTCTATTTCTGATGTTTCTTCACGAGTAAGTCCTTCGCAATAGAAGCGGCCCATACCAAATTTTGATTTAATTTGACTATAACTAAACCCAGGCTTTTGTATGAATTCTTGGAATCTTTTATCAAGCCATTGAATAAATTCGGCATCTCCAACAGCAAGGCCATAATGCCCTTCTTCTAAGTATTGCTTATACTTTTCGTTAAACTCCCGTATTGTCATTTTCTTTTTGATTTTCTAATTCTTCTAATTGTTCTTCAAATCGTTTAATGCTTCCCCAAATGATTGATGCATTAGGATCCAATTTTAAGATCTGCTCAACAAGTTCTTTTTCTCTACCTCTAGAATAGAAGCCACGTTCAATATCATCGGCTAAATTTTGTAGGTGGGTAGGTCCTGAAATACTAATCCGCAGATCATAAGAAGCCCATTTAGTTTTCCAATCCCAGAATAAGATACCTTTGGTTAAGTACCTGTGTAGGTCGTGCAAAGCCCTATTACGTACTCTCACTAATGACTTATCATTACCAAAAACATGTAAGAATCGTAAGAACCAACGTGGACACCAAGTAGGTTTAGCTTCATAATCCATAGCAAGAACCAGCGGATAAAGTGCTCTGTAGTATTCACTATCCTCTTTATAGAATGTGATATTTAAGTATCCGTATTTTTCCAATTTCTTTGGAAAGAAAATGTATCTTAAGTCTGACCATTCAAGGTTACGAGTATGAATCATTCCTTTCTTACGGCCTCTCCAAAATAAAAGACTCTGTCCAAAGTCTTTAGCCTTTTCCTTAAAGGATCTCTTATCCTTTACATAAAACTTACTCTCTTTTGATTTTGCATTTCTCATAGCATATCTCTTAATATTAGCAATCATATTACTCTCCTTTTAGTTTTTGATTAAACAGTTCTTTTGCTTTGTCCGGGTTACCATCTTCATCCCAAAGATTATCAATAATAAACATGGCTTCTTCTGTATTACAGCGGTTCTCAATAACATCAATATATGTTTCAACATCAACACCTAAACCAGTTGCAAACATGTCATCCATTATATCATACAGTCCTAACATTTTCTACATTCTTTTTAAAGTTTTCAATTAAACCCTTTATGTTCTCTGCGCCTACTGGGTTAGCAGATTGAATTCTATACTCTGGCATTGAATGTTTACCATCCAAGCAGAATTCAACCAACCATTTGGCACAATCAAAACCGCTTAAAGTTTCTCTCTTTAATGACCGGGCCTTTCTCTTACTCATACCGCTAGATACGCGGTCTTTGGCAAGATCTTCACCCAGATCATGATCAAAACAGATTACCGTTGGTAAACCATTGAATTTGATCCACTTAGTAAAATCGTTATAATTCTTTACCCATACAATATCATAATGGGTTGGGTTAACACCAGATACCGCAATCCAATTCCACCAAATGCTATCCTTTGGATCTCTGATATCATCTAACCATAATAAAGTTTCCATATAACAATAATAACAAAGGGACCAGGTTTTTGAAACGGTCCCTCTATTATTATATGAAAAAAATGTAAAAAGTTTAATGAATGTTAATCTAAAACATCCCAGATCTTAGCGTACTTTTCTTTAAAGTCTTCGCCATAGGTTTCATCCCAGATTCTTGCCAATTCGCGACGATCAACGTTTTGACGATTCTTAAGAATCTTTGCTACTTTAGGATAAGCAGAAACAAAGTCTTCATTATACAGTTCTTTCCAATGATCATGAATGCCTTTCTTAACATCTTCACCTTCATTCATACTTTCATTCTTAGCGTTATCATATATAGATTTTAACCAAGATTCAAATTCCTTAACATCACCTGCGGTATCTAAACCTTTATAACGATTATCGGTCTTAAATGCTTTAAGAAAATCTTTAAAGTTTTTGGCTTCTTGAGCTAATAGGTCAATCTCGGACATAACACCTTCTGAGATAACTAATTCGACATCACGGTCTTTACCAGCAATTGCCACATTAAGTTCTTTCTCTAGGCCTTTCTTTTGAGCGGTGAGGTCCTTAAGTCTTTGTAAAAATGATGCCTCGGCTTTTTTATCACCAGATTCTTTAGCGGCTTTCCAATTAGTAACAATTTCAGCCATATCATTTATGATCTTGGTTCTGTCTTTTTCAATCTTTTCAATTGTACGACCTTCATTAACAGTAGATTCTGCTAAATTATTTTTAAGATAGTCTAAGTCAATATCAATCTCTATACTCGTATTTGCTTTTTTGGCTTTTTCATTATGAGGCTTAACCATGAGTTTATCATACTTAATCTTTGTTACCTTCCAGTCTTCACCGTCTTTAAAGGAAATAACATCACCAACTTTATAGTCTTTAATTGATAGGTCTTTTGCTTCATTAATAAATGAATCAATGTGTTTAATATGTTTCATAGTAAATTACTTATTCTTAAATTTGATTTATACCAAAGTACTCCAAAAACTCTGGTGAAAGTTGTTCTTCTTTTGTAGGTTTTTCTATAGCTTGTGTTATCTTATCAATAAACGCACTTTTTAGTTTGCTAATATCAAGATACGGCCCAGTGAAACTTAGATCTTTTGGCTGTTTATCCAATTCCTCGAGTTGAACACTAATAGGAAAAGATCTAGAAGATCCGCCAGAAGAAAATATGTAGAATCTTTTTCTGTCAGATCCTTCTAATTCATTTACATCAACACCGTTACTTATATCACCATACTTCGGAACCCAAATTCCGGTTGCCGTTTGATTGTTAATTTTTACAGAAAACTTAATACCTTGCCTTTGCGTAGTATACGCTTTCTTATCAATCGGAGTATATGCAATTTTTAATTTAACGGCTTCATTTAAGAAACTTTCAAATGTTTGTATGTGCTTCATGGTAAAATATTTATTCGTTATCCTGAAGTACCTTGGCAAACGATTTAGCATCAGTTACCTCTTCTCCAAATAGTTCAATTGTTTCATCATTAAGATTGATATAAATCTCAGATCCTTGGTGTTTCATATCAAGAATAATTGTATCATAATTCTTTCCAATTGCAGTACCACCCGAGATTCTTTTACCGGCTTTCTCTGCCCAGGTTGCAGCTTTCTTTACAAGACTAACTGCATAAGAACCCTTTCTCTTTGCAAAATCCATGATATTTGAAGGTACACTTGCGGCTTCACCAATCATAGATTCATTTTTATCGTACCATTCTTTGGCAAGTTTAACCAGTTCATCGTATGTGTATTTACCGGTAAGTGCATCACCTACGATAGTTTTACTCGATTCATTATCATACATAGATACATTATCAAATCCAACACCCGATGATCCTTTTTTTGGATCAAATCCTAGTTCAGTACCAATTGTTTTAGAAAGACTAATATTACCACTAAATTGATCACTATAGCGCAGTTTTCCTTTATTTTGGAATCGCCTTGCGTTTGTGTTTTCGTTTAGAAATTCTTCGTATTCTCTAATATGTTTCATATGTTATCAATTATGTTTGTTATTGTGTAACTAGGCCATGGGTTATCATAATTAACATCAAATACCACAGTTTGTGGAATTGTAACAATAGGGTCAAGACCTAAAGATACTATATCATATGTTTTATGATAATGTTCATTATTCCAATGTAATGCAGCTCCGTCTGAATAATCGCATACCGCTCTAAATGTTATTGACTTAAAAGTATAAGTAATTTCTAAAGTTGGGCGGTCAGAGCACGTATACTTATTTGTATAAAAATCTACAGCATAATGCTTTCCTTGAATGCCGTGAAATTCCAAATCATATTGTGATGCATCTTTTGAAACTTCTTCACTTACATTAGTATCTTCTTCAGAATAAACCTGTTCGTAATTGGCACTTACATTAGCTTCTTTATAAGATGCATCAGCAGAAACAGAAAAGTCAGTTGAATTATCAACTACAGTTTTGTTTGCATAAACATTTTTATCATACTTGTGAATAGTTTGCTTCCAGATTTCACCTTCAACAATTTCTATATGGGCTGGGGCATTTTGCGGTGGTGCCTTACTTATCACCGTGTGGGTGTTTAGATATTCCTGTGATTTAGCATCTAGGTTACTTGAAGAATAAGTTAAACTAAAACCATCAGGATCGGAGTCAGTTACTTTTGTTTTTGTACCACCTTTTCCACTATTACAAACATCTTTTTGCTTGTTTTGCTTAATACATTCATTATAGATATACTCACCGTATTCTTGAATGCTGTTAAATCTTAATGCCATTATGTAATTTTATTTTTAGATCAATCCTTTAGGAATTGATTTTCCGGCTCCACTTCCACCTTTTCTACGAATTGCTTCTAATTCTTCAATTGCAGTCTGATGGTTCTTTAGGTAAGTGAGTAACACACCTGTTATACGATCAGGATCAGCCAAAGATAAAATCTTTGCAATAGAGTAATGAGCTAATTTATGGTTCTTTTGAGCCATTTTAGCATCAGCAAGCATTTGTTCCAAAAGTCTTACAATTTGATCACGATGACCTTGTAGAGAATTTACTCCACCAATACCCCTATTATGAATTTCAATAGAGGAAGGATCTGCACCATCAAAGTTTGGATCCTTATCGTTTTGTACTACATTTTGTACAAATGATTCTGATATGAAGTCTTTATAGCTTTTCATTATTTAATTCCTTTAATTCCGCTATTGCCACTCGTCTTCTTTGGTCTTCCAGGTTTTTTAACACCTTTAATACCAGATGTACCGCTCGGTTTTGGCTTTGGTTTAGTTCCAGAGATACCAGATGTACCGCTCGGTTTAGTTCCAGAGATACCAGATGTACCGCTCGGTTTAAACCCAGAGATACCGCTTGGTTTATGTGGTTCGGAATATCCTACTAATGTTGAACTCTTTTTACCACTAAACGTAGTATATATTGTTGCAATAACAGCTGCAATCAATAAAATAATAAGAACTGTATTCATTTGTACTAATTTATTTTATATATTAGGACAATGACAGTTCGGTTTTAATTTGGGTTATATGTTTACATTGACCGCGGAATTTTCCGGCTGGGCAGTCACAAGTGAGTGCGTTTTCTCGCCGTGTCACCGTGTATGTATTTCCAGTGGATCCTGTCACCGTGAAGGTTTCCTTTTTTAGATTTGCATAAGGATTAATATGTTCCACATCTTCGAATGTAACATCATCTTCGACAGGAATCCAGCCAGGAAACAGATACCGCTGACCACCTACCACTGCAAATGCCGGTGGATAAATGTGTTCAATGCGGTATCTGTATTTCTTAGGCATGTTCGGATATGGTTTTCATCAATTCTTCAATCTCTTTTCTGCTTAACCAACCTTGGACATCATCACCGAATCCAAATTGATTAGTAACGAATTCACCGTCCTGGTCAAAAACAGCAATTTCAAATGCTTCATAATCATCAGCAGAATCAAAATCGGTTCTAGGAGTTGAATATGCGAATTGACCTGCCACAACAGATAGTTCATATCCGTTAGGAAAGAATGTACGAGACTTCACTCCTCCGTGTGGGTGGGGTGTAAAGATAATATCAGAGAATTTCATTTTGTTTTAATTTATAAAATAATAACAAGTTTCTTTATGTTCTGAAAGATTACCAAGAAGATTGGTAATAAACATCATAAGGTAGATTACCACCTTGATCCATATCGGCTAGGATAGGTTCAATGAATTTGAGAGTATCTTCAATATCTCTAAAGTAATACTCATCATATTCAGTCCCACCAAAAAAGAATCCATCAGCGGTAGGTAAAAGTTCTCCTGCTTTAGAATTATCTGCCAAGACTTCTTTACAGGCCGTGGATAACTCTTCTAACTGTCTAGGTGAAACCCATGCCTTTTGGCATTCATCCTTACCTTCTTGTACATTATCGACAAACCAATTATGAATATGATTTGCTTTACGCCAATAACCAGCCTCTTCCTCAAGGTATTTGATTTTGGTCGTGTCAATGTATGAAGGGGTTTCTCCACCCTGCGTGACGGTCACTGTGTGTTGTTTTTCTTCTGGAGTATGATCCCAGTTTTTAACGTAATGTTTTTTGGTAAGATACATGTCTAATCCCATAGTTTCTATTTTTAGCTGTTTAAGAAAATTCAGTTGAAGTTGATACTCGGAGACCATCTATAATTGTATCATAATATGAAGGTCCCCATGTTTTATGTCCTAATTCTCGTTGGTGTTTTTCATATTCTGCATTATGTACCCAACCGTCAGGTTGTCCCCAATCAAGAGCCATTTGAATAAACTCTTCAGTGGGAATCTCTTCGCCGTACTCATTAACAACACGGCCTGCGCGAATAAATTCCAATAGAGATTCTTTATGATGATAATGGCGGTTCTTATGAAAATTCCAACAGAACTTCCATCCACATGATCTCTTGCCTAAATGGACACTCATACCTTCTGTAAACTCTGACCAAGGACTGTCATATTCCCATGAATAATCAGAGTCATGAGTTGGTATTGTATTAAATCCTCGTTCAATGTTACCTGGTGTCATTTCCATCTCTGCTACTCTTTTCATAAGAAGGGCTTTTCTCTCCTCCACTTCAGAGGCAAGAGGTATACGATAGTAATTAGTTCCCATTGTTCTTACGATAAGAAATTACAGAAGTTGTTAACTTTCCAAGCTGTTCCCAATGACTCATCATAACTCGTTCATTACGGCCTTGGGTTCTTTTCACTGGATTTAGTTGATATGTTACATTCTGCATTGTACCCCTGTACCACATTCTACGACGATGAGTACGACGAATGTAACCATTTGTGTGTAGTGTGTACATGGCAGATGTTACCGGGTCAATATATGCAATTGTACCATTCTTCTCATGGCGAGAGTTGGTTGCATTAAGAAGGCCAATCTCTTCGGCCACAGATTCTACCGCTTCGCGGAATTGGTGAGTGAAAGTATTCATATTATGCATATTGGGTTTGTTCATATTGAGCACGTACACGATTTTCAAAATCCTCGGTGGATAGTTGAAAAGGTTCAGTAAAGAGGACTTCGTGGTCGATGTATTCAAACTTCTCGTGGCCGTTTGATTCATTAGCCACCATGTCAGCGAGAACCGCCTTAAGATTAGGCACATACATAACAAGGTCAGCGTCGGCCTTGATCATAAATTCAAAACCGCCTTTAGGTTTCCAATGAGGACTAGTAGAATCACCGTAGTTCTCGTAATACTGGGTTGTGATGCGAATGGTTGTATCCATATTTCCGTTTTTAATTTATATAAATATAATACAAATAATTGGGATTTGAAAATAGTTTGGGAACTTTTTTCAAAAAGTTATTAACAATTTCGTAAACCCAGTTTAGCGATTCCATAGCTTACCGCCACCTCGGTCCATTGTACTTCATTAGCGAAGTTCTTTTTGTTGTAGCGGATAAAACCATCATAGACCGGTTTTTCTATAGTCTCCCCCTTTTTTAGTCTTTCCCATGTATCCTGGTCTACTGAGATCTCCTGGGCTGCGGCGTAATGTACTGGGGTTACCTCGCGGCCTGAGTGGATTACTATATCCTCTACGACTTTTAACTTGTATTCTCTGTGTACCATATCCGTTTATTTAATTATAGTATAAATTTAATACAAATAATTGGGATAAAAAAATATTTTAGTGACTTTTTTCAAAAAGTTATTAACAATTTAATAAAATTCTTGACGAAAAGTTTCTTCTATTGATTGGCATTGTGATATTCCATAAGATGTCTTATCTGTCATATAGAGCACATAATCAGAGTCATACTTCTCGATTTCGGTAACTTCTTTAATAGCCCTTTCAGTTGGAATAACCACATTCTTTGCATACTTAAATGCATTGGAGTTTTGTAAGTCAGAGAAGTTCATGCTCTTTTAATTATCAAACCAAAATACTACACGAACCTCGTTTTCACCTTCATCCTCTAAGGCTTTCATTGAAGCCAATAAAGCCATCCATTCAACTGGTGGTTTGGTGATCTTTTGATCCCATTCTTTAGATGCTTTTTTAGCATAGATCTTATAAGCCTTCTTAAGCTCTTCTATACTCATCCATGTGTGTGAGTGCCAATCTGGATGTTCAATATGCGTAGGTTCACCATTTTCATTAATGATGATTTGTCTACCCCAGGTTTCCCATTTAGTTGCCTTTTCAAGAGTTACGAAACCTTCCCATTCTTTGTCTTCATGCTTCTTAGGATAGATGTGCATAAATGCATCACTGGCTGTAGTCCAACTCATCATGTCTTTAGGTAATTTACCTTTGGGATGAAACGATTCGTCATACTCACCGCGGACGCCTGCCAAGATGGCAAACATGATATAGTTACGACCAGGATTTACTCGGTTACCATAAGCCAACCAATAAGGCTTTTCACCTCGAGCATCTCGCTCTTTAGCTTGTTTTTTGTTTCTGTACTCAACGTACATATGAATATCTGCTCCCATAATTACTTTTCTATAAGGTCCATCATATCACTATATGCAAGTTCACATTCATGGCTTTCAGATCCACCTTCCTCAATCTCTGATACTGCCAAGTAATAAAACTCCATAAGGTCATCCTTAAGTTCGGGATTCTTTGTGATTAATTCTTTTGTCTTTTCTTTAAGTTGTGCTAGATTCATGATAAGTAACAATTAAGTTCATACCCACCGTTTCCCATGCGGTAGAGTTGAATGTGTAACCAAAATTTTGCTTCATTGCCAGTGCGGTCTAAAGTAAGTGGGAATGAATACTTCACCGTGTGCCCATATCCAACATGTTCAGTCCATAGGCGGTCTTCATAGATTACAGAGTAACCTTTTTTCTTTGCATACTGTTCGGCTTCTATCAGAGCAGCTGCTTGAGTTGCGTGGTATACTTGCATTATTTTCGGAGTTGAGGCCAGTTTTTAATTAACATTTCGCATAGTTCATAATCTTCTCTTTCTTGGAACAGATAGAGAAAAGCCTCGGCGATCTTAACATCGTTAAAGTCTCTGTTTGGATCTTTTGGTACTTTACCATCAAGAAGTTCCAATACATTAAGATCATGTAAGAGTTCAGTGGTTTCATACTTACTCATTCCAATTAGGAATGCATCCAAAGAATCTTTAGTTATGTACTTTGTATTTGTCATATGCAGTCAAAGTTATATTCAGAGATTTCAAAAAGATTACCATCACAGAATTCAATCAGAAGATCATTGACTCTTACTAAGGCCATACCTTCGTTATAGTCTAATAAGTTGTCAATGGTTATCAACTCTAGGTCAATGTTATAGTCTTCAATTAGTTGAATAAAATCGGCCGCAGTGCGTTGTTGGGCCCATGCCCGGATTACAAGAGGTGTCATATTATTTAGATTGAGATTTTTCAAAAGATGCGAATAATCCTATGGTACCAAGCATTACAGCTATACCGAAGAATGCAATTTCATTAAGTACATCGGCAAATTCGATGTAGGATAGAATCTTACCAGTTGCAGTCATATAGGCCACAGTAAATGATACGATACTCAGAATTAGAGGGTTGCGGTTGATTTTGATTTTGTTTTCCATATCCGTTTTATTTTATATAAATATAATACAAATAATTGGGATAAAAAAATTTTTAGGAAACTTTTTTCTCTCTAGAGTGAAAAAAACTGAAAAAAGTTATTAACAATTTGAAAATCACCCACACCGGGTACACCTCTTACTTATAACTCCCACCACCTATCCATAAAACGAGAGATTTTCTCGTACCGGCAGTAACTGGAGTAACCCTATGTAAAATGTAGGATGGAAAAATGATTACAGCACCTTTCTTCTTAGGAAGAGTTTCTGGTTCAATACCACCTCTTAACATTTGAAAATCTCCACCTTCATATTCAGAACCATCTGACAATTGAACTGTAATACTTATCTTTCTTTGATTAAGAGGATCACCACCACCTACATCAAGGTGAAAATCGTAATGGCCACCGTCTTCATAGTATTCCGTGTATTGGATTTGCTCCTTTAACTCACCTAATTCAAAATGCCAAAGTACATCATTGGCTTCAGAAACCATGTGGGCAAGTTTTTCGTAGATCCACCTATACTTATCATCAAAAGGGATCCATCCAACTGCACTCTTTCGCATTGCCTCATTAATGATACCGCTATCACTAACAGTTGCATTTTCCAAATTGAATGAAGACGACATTCTCTCTATACGAGTGATCTCTTCATCAGTAAATCCTCCATCAAACCAATACCAATTGGTAGGATCAGGAGAAACGGGTTTTTGAAATTTAATCATATATAGTATTTATTTAGTCCCACCATCCTTTAAGGCCGCTACCGTCAAACCACTTATAATAGTGATCATCCTTTCGTCTTTCTTCTGGTGTTAAATGTTTTACTGTTTTTTCGTAATCTTTATAATATTGACCTTCTAAAAGTTTCCAAAGTTCTTTCCATTCTTGTTCTTCAAGTTTTCTAGCATACTCATAAACCTTGCTGTTATGATTCCTTTCTTTCGGGGTTTCATTATCAACTAATTGGTAATATCCTGGGTGATCTTTGGCATCTTCAAATTCAAATCCATGAAATATTACTTTACCGTGTTTAGCCTCAGACATTTCAATATAACTGTCTTCACTAATATGTTTTAAGATTTCAACAACTCGTTTCATTGCTGTAACCTTCTTTAGTCGAGATTCATCAATCTCGAGCCCCTTTAATTCAACATTAGTTACAATGTCATTAATTGCAATTTCCATGAACTTTAAAGTTCCACTATAATCCCACCAATAATGCTTAGAAAGAGCTGCTCTGAATTTCCAAACATTTTTCCAAAAATGAGGAACATCATAGCAAATCCAAGACCATGCTTTATTATACCACCTATTGGCTCTAATTATCTTTTCTATTGATTTACTAAAACTATCTGCAAATTTGACTTCCATGTCTTTTATTTTAAGGTATCTTTTATAGGTAAAGACTGGGTTTCTACTCTTTTTGTATCTATCTGAGGCACTTTTTCATAGACTTTAATTTTTATCGTATCAACCACAGTTTTCTTTACCTCAATAGTATCATAAATAACTTTATCATCTTTCTGTAAAAAACTCTTCTCTACGCGATTTGATCCTATATGCCAAATGTATGCAAAAATGACCATAGTTATAGGCAATGTAATCATGCCTAAACCAAAGATAAATAGGACTCTAAACTTATTCATTTACGATATTTTTATATATGTTTGATAGTGAATGTTTCACATTTGAGCGGATTTCAGTTTCCATTTGCATTCTGCGTTTTTCAACTTCATTATCAAATATTTTTGAAACTCTACCAAATGCCTTGGCTTCAAGAGGTATGTTATAACTATATGAATGATTTACAATAGTCATTCGAAGATCCTCTATAATGATAAAGAGTTGATTATCATCACTCTTAATATATCTTTTTCCTGAGATTGGAGATATGAGAAGAACTGTATCTTCTTTTGATATTAGTTTTCTACAAATTGAAACTGCCTCAGATTCATATTCTCCATGCTTAGGCTGATTCTTACTAGGATCAAGGGCTTTAATAACTTTTATTGCAAGTTTTTGTAAAACTCTTTTACTAGTGTGATAGTAATAAGGTGATAGTGTTTTCATAAATGAATTTAGAATGGTAAGTATTCGGTTAGTAATTGATGATGTGTTTCTTTGTATCGTAAGACAGCCACTTCTTTGGCTTTTGCCTCTACCTCGATATCAACATCATGACCGTAGTCATTGATCTGTTCATAGATAAAGTCAGCATGTGCCTGTGCTTTAGCCTCATTGTTCTCAAAGGTACGTCGGCATGAAGAATAGTGAAAGAGCGGTTTGATACCATGATGATGCCATGTAGACATTGCCAATTCAAAGGCTTCTCTTTCTGAAAGACCACCGTCATTGAAACGGTGATGGTGGTAGTCAAATGTAATAGGTACCTTTACCGCCTGAAAGATGCCGTCATAAAGATCTTTTACTGAATACATACTTCCCTTATCGTCATTCTCCACAACCAGGCGGGATTGTGCCGAATCCGAGAGTAGTAGATAATTACTCGCCCATCTAGACAGTGTATCTATCTTACTGTTATATACACCATTACAGTGGATGTTGATGGGATACAGGTGAGATTGAGGGAGACCCATTAGATCCATGATCTCCGCATGTTGGTTAAGTTCTTTGATTGTTTTCCGTACAAGTGTTGGATTAGGAGAACCTAAAACATTGAATGGGCCTGGATGAAAGGATAGCCTTTGGCCATACTTAAGAGCAAGATTACCTGCTCCACGAAGAAGAATTGAAATTTTACGATAATCTGGAAGGTCTTTGATTTCGTACTCTGACATCCAAGGAAACATATCAGAAGACATGCGATAAACCTTGAAACCGTTTTGATCATTCCATTTGATGATCTCTACTAGGTTGCGAGCATTAAGTAAAGCCAATTGACTTACATGTTCCAATCCCTTCTCATCATACGTGCGACGTATGCAGCTGTTATTGACCGAAACCCTTTTAGGTCGAAGGTTTAGGTTGATACAGCAATATCCTAAATTTGTTGCCATTACTCTTTGTTTAATTAAATATAAACAAGGTTTGGCATATCTGAAAGTTTTAGATAAACAATCTTATTACCCAAACCCAAAAAGATATGCCGGTTATAAATGCCGCAATCCAAAACCAACCCACCCAGGATATTCCTAAGAAGCCTCCTTTTTTCATAAGTCACATAATAGTTCGCCTGGATAGTTCTTTCTATTTGAACTCTTAATTGCTCTTAACCAGGCTCTCGTTACATAAATGTTATTATCTGCAAAAAATTGAGTAGGATATGCAGTTTGCAAATCCCTAGCTTGAAACTTTATATCTTTATTATAGATATAGTCCATTTGTTGCTGTCTTGTGTAATACCAAAAACTATTTTGATTCCAATAACTAACATGTGTAGGATCCTGCCATGCACCTCGGCCATCAGTTGAAGGTACCTCAATAAATGCCCATGCACCATCAGCAAGTACTCTATGAATTTCTGACATTGTATGATGCTTGTCTACAAGATGTTCAATTACATGGGACGCATTAATTACCCCAATCTCACCATCTTTAAATGGCCATTTTTTATTTAAGTCAGCCGTAATGTCACCGTTTGTAATATCAACAGATTCATAACCTGGACGAGGATAAAGACCGCCGCCAATATCAATTTTTCTAAGTCCTTTTAGATCGGCATCTCTTTCTGCTAATCTTTGTTGCCATTGATTAAACATTTGCCAGGTACCATCTTGGATAGCTTTATTTCTTTCTAACCAAGTATTATCTCCATGAACCCTATAGATGTAGAGAACCTTTGGGATATGTTTAAACTTAGTAACTAGGTATGTTCTAATCATTAAGTCCTGGTCATCAAGAATAGAAAGATTTACATCATGGCCGCCGATCTGACGATAAACATCGGCTTTCCATGTTCTTACATGATCTGGTGCAAAAAAGATCATTGATATTGCACCGCCGTCCGCGGGGAACCCATCATGTGCAATTAACTTTTTACCCTTCCAATCAAATTCACGGTAAGTCCAACCCATTGCCTGATTAAAGGGAATAGTGTTATCTCCTAAGATTGCATCATCGCTATAAACAAATCCTACATCAGGATTTTCTTTATATGCTTTGGCCAATTCATCTAGGCAATTAGGTAATAGAATATCGTCATGATCAACTTCAACTAATACATCGCCTGTACCTAAATGAAATGCTTTATTCTTTTGATAACCTACATTAGGACTAAGGTCACATTTCTTATCAATGTAGATTTTTACTTTACCATCAGAAGTAATTTCTTCAGGTAAATCAGATTTAGAAACAGAACCATTAAGATAAAGAATCCACTCCCAATCTTTATAGGTCTGCTCTTTTATTGAATCATACAGCTCTTTAATAAAAGTAGGTCTGTGTGTAGGTGTTATTATACTAAATTTCATAAATTTATTTTATTAATATGCGTCAAAGAAGAACATATGAAATAGTCTTCCTGATTCTTTTGATTTTCCAAAGTATGATGTGGCTGCATGTATTAGGCTTGCATCCCACATAGCAAATCGATTGTACTTATTACCGATTCTATCAATTTCTTCCCATTTAGAAGGATCTAAAAAGTCATCATGTTCTCCACCTACAACTCTTTTATCGAAGTCTCTCATTTCTTCTTCGCTCTTCCACCCACCATATTTTGCAGGATTCTTATCCAACCAAGTTTCTTTTCTGTGGCGATAAAAAGATGTACCTGCTTCAGGTGGTGCATCAGGTGTTAAGAAAACTACACCTGCAAATCTTTGTGAGTCATAATGATAAACAATAGGATCGGTTGGGGTGCAATATTGAAATACACCATTATGAGGTTGGCTTGTCCAATTACGAATCTTCTTTCCTAAAACTTGTTCTATTTTTTCACGAGTGCCTTCTACTATGTATTTTAATTCTGTTCTCTTTCCTTTATGATAACCACTAGGATTAAAATCAAGAGTTAACGCCAACTCACGAATGATATCAGGATTTTCATAAAAGTTATCTATTGCAACTATAGCAGGGTGAGCATTATCATTTACTTTAGTTAAAGGTCCTTTAGTTACGATCCGATAATCTGCAATAGGTATTTTTTCAACTAATACCCATTTACCTTTAATCTTTGCCTCAAGAATAACCTCTCCTTCTATATCAGATTTAAATGTTATACTAAAACCTGAATTACTTGAGTTAGGAGTAAAGTCCGAATACACAGAACCGACATCTGATCTTAAGATAGGATATTTGATAGAGGCGTCATAAACAGTTTTTCTATCTAATGATACCAATCTTAAATCATCAATTTTTGTTTCTTCACCAAAAATCCATCCTCTTAAGAGGTAAGATTCATACGAAATGTATTCATTTTCATCTAAATAAAACTTTACCTTTTCAATTGAACACGAATGCATACTTTATTTTATTTTTATATGTAGTTTTTCTAATTTGTTTATTCATTACAATATTTTAGAATAGTTGGCATATATCTTTCATATTCTTTTGGAAAATTTTCAGCAAACTGCGCGTCTAATTCTTTCGTTAAATCGATTCTGCTTTTTTCGTTTTCTGGAAGCTTCATAGTAGCCTTCCATCCCCAAAGATGAGTAATACCAGGATTTTTCATTTTTGATGAATCACCAATCCATCCTTGCAAGCCTGCGTCATATTCTAAATCCATTATGGACTTTACGGAATAACCTCTAGTATTTGCAACAGCTGCAGCAACCCTTTGTTCAATAAATGTTATTAATGAAGATGAATGAATCGTATATGCATATCTTTCAAAACCATGTGTACTAACATTCTGTGGATCAAAGTTATTATTCCTAGCAAATGAAGTTGCAATATCAAAAACTTCTTTACAAAATTCAGGTTTATTAACAGCAAGTACTGCCACATTCAATGAATGATTTAAGAATCTTAAATCAGGATACTTTACAAACCTATCCTTAAACATATCCCAATTAAAATAGTTAGGATAATAGACAGGTGTGGTTCGATTTTGTACATTATCATTTATAAAATCAGAATGTTCAATATGAGAGCATATAATATCATGGGTTGTGTAATCATACGGTTCATTTTGAAACAGGTCAAGATCAACACTAACAAATGGAGTTTTCTGCAATGAGTTAACATACATTTTTGCATATGCCCAGAAGGTATCATGATTTATATCTTTTGCAAAACCTTCAGTGACTGTCTTTGTATCAATTTCATCCCACAGACCAAGTAATCCTAACTTCTTTATGTAGTCATAAAAATTACTGTCACAATATAACTTTATAGGTCCTTGAAACTTTTTCCAATAAAGACAAGATAGAATCATTGTAATTGATTCAAATCTCATCATATCATGAATCTTAGTAGTACCTCGCCTATTAGTTGGAGTATAAACGGTATGTATGCCTAATGTATTTTGGGTCATATTAATTATTTAACGGTGCCTTAATACCAGGCTGCGATTCATATTTACCTAGTTGAATATCTTCTTCAATAAGACACTTACAGAATGAATTACTGTTGAATTTATTTAATCCATCCATGAATGATTGCCAACTAATTGGGCCTTCCCCACATTCACCGCCAACAGTAGGCCACCATTCCGTGTTAATATTTAGTTTAGGTAATTCAAATGATTCTCTGGTGATTTGTTTTTCTGCTGCTTCAATATGATTTAGATAGAGATGTGTATCTCCAAGATTGCCTATTAATTGGTCAGGTACCATGTTCATTAATTTTGCAATGATCTCTAATAAAAGACCATAAGAAGCAATATTAAACGGTAAACCTAAGAATGTATCTACTGAACGTTGATTCCACATAAGAGAGATTGCTCTGTATTTTCCAGGATTAACAATCTTTTCTTCACGTGTAGTTGGTCTTGTATAAACTTGAAACCCATAATGACAAGGTGGAAGAACCATTTGATCAATTTCTGCAACATTCCATGAGTTAACCATTAATCGTCTAGAATCTGGATTACGTTCAAGATCATTAAGAAGACGACGAATCTGATCATACCAAAGGGAACCATGTCCAGTTTTACCATCATCATTTTTATATTTCATCCAACCTTGCCATTGTCTCCATTGTTTACCATAAACTGGACCTAAATCTCCGAGTTGGTAACCTGTTAAATCTGGAATAAAATGAGTAGCGGGATTTTTAATCTTCTCAATCCAATCTCGATCATCTTTATAGTTCTTAATTCCTTGGATAAATTGTTCCATCGACATTGGATCTACGCCATGTGCAATACATTCCTTTTCATATCCTTTATATGCATCGCCGTTCCAAATATTACAGTCATTATCAATTAAGAACTTAATATTAGTATCACCACGAAGAAACCAGATGAGCTCAGTTACAATTCCTTTCCAATACATTTTCTTTGTAGTTAAAAGAGGAAACCCATCCGCCATATTATGACGAATAGTATAACCAAAAATTGACTTGGTTCCTACGCCGGTCCGGTCTTCTTTTGTAACACCATGTTCCAAAATCGTTTTAAGAAGATCCTGATATTGTTTATCTAAATTATTCATTTTTGTTCTTTTTCCAATCTAAGTAAAATCCTATACCTACAATAATATTCATACCTATGCTCATAATGATTTCATGAATGTCTTCATAAATGGATGTCATAAGGTGAATGTGACCAACCATCCAAAACGGTATGGCCATGTTTTGACTTATCCAGATAAGAGTGAATTCAACAAATCTTTTCATTACCTATTAAAGTATGAATTTCTAATTATTAATTTATTACCAATACATACAGCATCAAGATTACATGTCCAAAAAGTTTTTAACGCATCGTATGGTGTTTCAACCACAGGTTCATGTGCACCATTAAATGATGTATTCAGAATCACAGGGACTCCAGTCCACTCTTCAAATTTAGTTATAAGCTTATGATAGAAAGGATTAATGTCTTCTCTTACTGCTTGTATTCTTGAAGTATTATCAATATGAACTACAGCAGGAATCTTTTCCCTCCACTCTTCTTTAACATTACAGGTGACTAACATGTAGGGAGAGAATGCAGTTATATCAAATATAGAAGATACTCTTTCTGCTAAAACAGATGGTGCAAAAGGTCTAAACCATTCCCTGCTCTTAATATGCATATTTACATAATTCTGCATCCAAGGTTTAATTGGAGATGCCAAAATAGAACGATTACCTAATGCACGAGGGCCAATTTCAGATCCTTCTCTGTGCATACCAATTACTTTATTAGCATTTAATAAATCTGTGATATGAGTAATTAATACATTTTCATCAGTATGATCAAAAACAGTAAAATGATTAATTCTAGTATGATCTTCTTTAACAAACCTTTGGAAGTCTCTTTCTATTTCAAGTTGGGTATATGTCTTTCCTAAATAAGGGGAAAGAAAATAGTTGTTTGTTATCTCCATAACCTGTTGATATGCATACCATGCGCATCCTAATGGAATACCGCTATCATCAGCAGGTGGTACAAAATAACAATTATCAAATTCTCCACTGTTAATGATAAGTTCATTTGAATTACAGTTTAGGAATGAGCCACCAGACAGGCAGATGTTTTTTGATCCTGATAATTTTTTGGCTCTTTTTGCAACAGTTAAACACATCCTTTCCTGTTCACGTTGAAATACTGCTGCAATATTTGCTTTTTCTGCAAAATTTGAATCTGTACTTACTCCAGGATATACTTTATAGATTTCACCGGCCTCGTTGGTAAATGTATGATTAAGATCATCATATTTACATAAGTATGGTTGAGTTTCAACCCAGTCTTTATTACCAAATGAAGCCAATCCCATTAGCTTTCCTGCACTTGATGCAGGCCAGTTATTATTAGGATCTTTTTCATTGTACTTATAAACAAGTTTCATAGTGGCATATGCATAAACATGGCCAATATTAAATCTTTCTTTATTCTTAAAGTCATTAAGTGGTGGATGTGGCTGAAGAACAAAGTCTTTTTCTAATTCCTTAAACCCATTTAAGGTAAAATGATATATAGAAGTTCCTTCTGCCCAAAATCTATCTTTAGGAGCATTACTTAAATACTCTGGGTTATTTTTTACAAACCCTTCATATGCAGGTGTACCTGGTATAATTCCATTTCCGTTTGCATCAGCAACAACCACTGCAGCTTCATCCAATCCTGAACTAAAGAAAGTTGAATATGCATGAGCTTCATGATGATTTAAGAATTTTAGTTTACTTAATGGCTGTCTTAATAAGTATTGAAATTCATTTTCAATGTCTGCAATAGGTTGTGCTCCAACCTCGGCTGTGTTATATGCATACATATCAACATCGTCGTAGCTTAGTCCTGCATAATCAAGACAGTAATTAATTGATGCCAACGGAATTGAATGATCCCAAGGCTTATCATGTTTAAGTCGTGATAATCTTTCCTCGGAGATACCAACCGAAATACTTCCATTGATGATAAGTACTGCTCCTTTATCATGCCCAACGGAAAAACCTAATGCAATACCAGGTTTCATTGGATCTCTTGGGGTTTTCATTGCAGCTGCTAAAAATTCTTCCTCTGTCATTTTAGTAATCTTATTAGGTCTAGGGTTTGTTTTCATATCTGTTTTCTTTATTGTGGCAAATACTTCCAATTATTTGGTATGCTTCATATAATTTCATATTTGCTTCTTCTAATTTTTCTGCAAATTCTTTTTCTGCCTTAGTCACAGGGTGATGTATTAAAAAGGTATCTATCATATCACATATCATGGCGGATCTATCTAATGCTTCATGATAATGAAATGCATCTAATTTTTCTTTAAAGCTACTCATAAAATAGACTTTCCAAAAAATACATTAATTGCATGTTTTTGTACAGAATCTGGTTCGTCATCACCTAAGAGTAATTCAATTCTTTCTATGATTTCTTTTTCTGTTACAATGTGACTATCATAATCTGGAATAAGTCCTTCAGTTGGACCCCAGCTTGACCATGAGTACCATCTTTGGTCTTCATATAATCCTAAGTGATGAACAGCAATAAATTGATCATCAAGATTAATACTTAGAGTATTTTCTTTAGTTGAAGTAATACGTTGAATTAAATTCATAATAGATGTGGTTTTGCTTCGTTAATACCAGAGTTAGTTACAACAACATAATCTGGGTGGTATGTTTTAATTGAATCAGCACCTGCATATGAAAAGGCAGAACGAATACCTTCAAGTAATCCCTTAACAATAAACTTAACACCACCTTTATAAGGAATAACTGTTGATTCACCTTCAACATTTCTTTGTTCTTGGCCGTGTGCCGATTTTGTTTCCAATGATGCAGATCCTCTATATCTTTTATACAATCCTTTTCTGCTTTCAATAATATTACCAGGTGATTCATCAGTACCGGCAATAAGAGATCCTAGCATAACATTATCTGCACCTACGGCCAATGCTTTTGCAATATCACCGCTCTCACGAATACCTCCATCTGCCATAATTGGTACCGATGAAACTGCTGCGATATCTTCAATGCAGGTTACATTAGGAATTCCAAACCCTGTCTTAATTCTTGTAGTGCAAAGTGACCCTCCACCAATACCTACTCTTAACCCATCTGCACCAGCATCTTGTAGTCTTTCAGCGGCTTCAACTGTTGCGATGTTACCTGCAATAATATCAATACTATAATGTAAGTTAGCTTTACACCACTTAATCATATCAATTACATTCTGATGATCTCCATGAGCAACATCAATAAGTAATACGTTTGCTCCTGCATCAGTAAGTTTTAAGGCTCTTTCCTTATCATTTTCGCTAACACCAATTGCAGCCATGATTGGGATATTATCTTCATTGTCCCAATCTGTCATTAAGTGCCCTTCACCATTTTCCCCAAAACATTGATAAACAGTTTTTCTAACCATCATAACTTGTTCATCTATGGAGTTAAAGCGATGAATACATCCAACGCCACCCATACGAAACATTTTCACCGCCATATCAACTTCACAAACAGTATCCATAGGTGATGCTACAATAGGAATAAGTAGGTCATATCTTTTACTTAGTTTGGTTCTTAATGATATTTGATTTCTTGACCTAATGTTTGAAAACTTTGGTACAAGTTGAATGTCATCGTAAGTAAGGTAAGTAGGATTCATTAATTAAAAGGTAAAATTGTCATTTATTTTTATATGCAAAATAAGCAAAAGGTTTAACCCTTTTCAATCTTTATTGATTCTTTGGAGACTCCAGCCTTGATAGTATCTCCAGGTTTTAATTCTCCTTTTAGAATCATTTCTGCAATAGGATTTTCAATCAGTCTTTCTAAGGTTCTTTTCAGTGGACGGGCTCCAAACTTAGGATCGTATCCTTCATTGATAATGATCTCCTTGGCTGCTTTACTTATCTTAAAATCATATTCACCTACTTCAAATAGGTTATCTTTAAGATCATTACATTCATTATTTAGAATGTAAAATACATCTTCCTTACTTAACTTATTAAAGATAATGATTTCATCTATACGATTTAAGAACTCTGGCGAAAATTTATGATTAAGTGCTTTCTTTAAAACTTCCTTTTCAGCATGAGACTTTTCAGCAATAGTCGTAGATGGTCTAAAACCAATGCCTTCACCAAACTCTTCAAGTTTTCTACTTCCTGTATTTGATGTTAAGATAACTAAACAGTTTCTAAAATCAATAGTCCTACCAAGAGAATCGGTAAGCCTCCCATCATCTAACATTTGCAAGAGCACATTAAACACTTCTGGATGAGCTTTTTCTACTTCATCAAATAATATAACAGAGTGTGGTTTTCTCTTTACCTGCTCCGTTAGAAACCCACCAGACTCGTGTCCAACATATCCAGGAGGGGATCCAATTAACTTGGAGATAGAATGAGGTTCCATATACTCTGACATATCTACTCTAATAAGACTGTCTTCTGAACCGTACATGTAATTTGCGATCTCTTTTGCCAATTGAGTTTTACCAACCCCAGTTGGTCCTAAAAAGATAAAGTTACCTACGGTACGATCTCTCTTTCTAATACCTACGCGATTTCTTTGAATTGTTATTGAAATTTTATCAATGGCTTCTTTTTGTCCAATGACTCTGGAAGAAAGATGATCATTAAGACCAATCAGATTTTTATTTTCCTTATCATTAATTTTTTCTAAAGGAATTCCTGTGCCTTTTGAAACCACCTTAAGAACATCATCGGTTGTAATTTCAAGTTTACTTTCAGAGATTTCTTTTTTCCAGATTGTGTATTCTTTTTGAATCTGGTCTTTAAGTTGTATACAGACATCTCTTTCACGAGCCGCGGCTTCATAATCTTGCCGCCCTACTGCTTCATTTTTATCTGCTTCTTTTTTATGAAGTTTTTCCTCAAGACTCTTAATCTTTTTAGGAATCTTCATATTATTTAAGTGCTTAAAGGAACCAACTTCATCAAGAATATCCACCGCTTTATCAGGTAAAAATCTTTCCATGATATATTGGTCGGCTAATTTAACAATTAAAGAAATGATTTCCTCTGAATATGAAACATTATGAAATGATTCATATTTATGCTTAATATTAGTTAAGATAGTAACCGTTTCGTCTGTTGATGCAGGTTCTATAACGACCTTTTGAAACCTACGATCCAATGCACCATCCTTTTCGATATTTTCTCTAAACTCATCAAATGTGGTTGCACCAATACAGCGGATTTCTCCACGAGCCAATGCCGGTTTAATAATGTTTGATGCATCCAAGGATCCTGAAGTTCCACCTGCCCCTACGAGGGTATGAAGTTCATCTATGAAAATAATTACATGAGGATTAGCAACTAATTCATCAACGATGGCCTTCATTCTTTCTTCAAACTGACCACGGTATTTAGTACCAGCAACTATAGTTGTTAACTCTAATGTATAAATGATTTTTCCTTGGAGAGAAGCAGGAACATTACCTTCAATCATTCTCATTGCCAAGCCTTCAACAATTGCAGTTTTACCAACACCAGGTTCTCCAACCAGGACCGGGTTATTTTTTCTACGTCTACCAAGTATTTGGATAACTCTAAGAATTTCATCTTCTCTACCAATAACTGGATCTAACTTACCTTCTGTGGCAAGCTTAGTAATATTGGTTCCGTATGCCTCTAGAACCTGTAGAGAAGATCTCTTAAACTTTTGTTGTTTAATAGGTTCTCTTTCCGTATTATCTTCTGGATATATTTCGCCCATGTTTCAATGTATATTAATTATACCCATGGATTGAAAATGGTTTAAGAAAGACTTTTAATTAGGAACAGCTGATATTTTGATAGTCAGGATATTTGAACCTTTGATTAATCTATGATAAATTCCTTTTGGAATCATAATTATTTTATTTGGCTCCAATGATTGGGGTAACTCATCATCAAATTGAAACTGCCAATCATTTTCGCCAGTTGCTTCAATCCAACGATCTTCATCATCCCAATGCCACTTAAATAAGTGGTCTTCATATTGTGGGTGGAAATTTCGTATTCTTGTGTTCTTATCAACTTTCGTATCAACGAAAGGTTTTCTTGTATCATCCATCTGCTCAATAATTCTGGACGCAGTTAGATCTTTACATTTACAATTTTTACAACACATTTAATACTTTTTTAGATTTGCTTAAACCAAATTTTTTCTGAACTAATCTTAAAGTCTGGAACTAACTCCTTAACTGCTTGAGCTACACCAGAAGAATTATAAAAATCATGACCAGATATCATACCACCCGGTTTGATCTTTGGTAGCCAATTTTTAATATCTTTACTAACAGATTCATAATCATGACCTGCATCTATAAAAACAAAGTCTATGCTATGATCTTCGAATTTAGATGCCATATCCCAAGAACAACCTTTAATATCTGTTATGACATCTCTAACGCCTTCTCTCTTCAGAACTTCATTATAGATTTCATAAATATAAGGAACTTCTTTTAGATAACCCCAATCTTCTTTTGAGGTATTTTCAAATAAATCAACTGCATAAACTTTAAAATCTTTTTTAGATTCTTTTAGCTTTTTTGCAAGATAAGAAATTGAATGACCTTTCCAAACCCCAACCTCCACAAATATCTTATAATCTTTTTGTGAAACCTCGGTATAAAAATTAGGATAGTTAAACCAAAAATTTGTTTGTAAATTATCTAAGATAATGTTTTTCATCTAATCCTTTTTATTTAATAGGTCTTCTCTCCCTAATTGTTTATAAACTTCTTTACGAGTCTTTTCCATCTTTTCCGCATATGCAGGATCATCATTACGATTAAAAACAACCTGCTGTGTGAGTGAACCGCTTATTCTTTTTAGATCGCCTTTTCTTGACTTAATAAGCCAAGCGGCGAGGTCCTTTGGTGAAAGATCTTTAAAACGACCTTCTGCATCAGGAGCATCTGAATCATGCCAATCAGGAGCACCTTTAGGTTTTCCTTCAAATAGGAACGATTCGTATGCCTTAATGAATTTCATTATTTAAGAGTAAGAAGATACTTTAACTTATCAAGTTCAGCAATAATCTCATCGATGATATTCTTAATTTCGGTATTACCGCCAGCCAATTCAGTTCCTTGCCCTAAGAATAAAGCATATGCTTTTTCTAAAAATATCGCAATGTTTTCTTCACTATAACCAGATAATTCAATTTCAGCTTCCATAAAAGAAGGTCTTCCATGAATACCAATTAAAGATTCTGATAACTTATCAACTAATGTAAGATAGGTATCATAAAATCCACCAAATGCGCTATGTTGTGCAAATGATTCTGTTTGCCAATGAAATATATGGGCCTGATCTCTAAGTCCTAACATAGCAACAAAGAATGAGCCATAAATGTCTTGTGCTTCTCCGAAGTTTTCGTTTAAGAAATTATTAAATGATGTAATCATAGTTTAGTCTTTTATTGTTTTATCCCAGGCTGACATAAAGTCTGAACCGTCGATTTTGAAATATGATACGATATCAGCTACCTTATCGTTCATTGACATTTCAACAGCATCTTCGTACTTATCTCCTGTAATTTCTTTATAGTGTTTGTGAATTGCTTTTGCCAAATCTTCTGGGTTAGGATATGCCATAATGTTTTCTTTCTTAAGAATAGCAATTGCATTCTTTAATGAAGTAGATTCATTAAGAGATTCTTCAACACTTCTTTTAGGCTTTCCAGTTTGTATAATAGATTCTACCTCATCATATAATTCCTCGGCCTTTTTAATATCCTTCTTAGGTAGTCTAAATTTTCCCTTTGATGTATTAATCCAAAAATAGTCTTGTGATGGATTAGCATTTACAGAAAAAGATTCGGCACCAGTCATAAAAGGTATACTTCTACCCTGAACTGCCCATGACATAATATTAACAGTACTTGATGGACTATTAATTAATTTAGCAAACTTATCAAGAATCTTATCACCGGTAGTTTTGTCTCCATCAGGATATGCAATCTTTTCAGTGATAAATTCATTATATTTTTTAAAGTATTTCATATTACATTAATGATTTAACAGACTTTAAGAATTTTGGATGATCTTTCTTTGGAATAAATTCAGAAAGAAGGTAATCAACAAAATCATTGGCTGTATCAAATGTCTGGGTTGCAAGTAAATGTCCGCCTACTTCCTTAGAAAACTTTGAACCTATATCTATAATCTTATATGCATCATTATCAGAAAGCTCTTCATTAAGTTTCTTAGGTCTATTTAATACTGGATATTTTTTACCATTAAATTCAAACTCCTCGGCATCTTCATCAATTGCTTTTGCACGGGCAGCAAGGAATGCATTACCTTCAGTAATAGTTTCCTTTAAAGCCTTTTGAAAATCTTCAGTATCAGGAATAAGATCCTCGGCACTTAGTGCCTTTGCTCTCTTAACAATAAATTTAGCAGTAGCGGATTGATCCTTTGAGCGGCCGTATGCCTGAATAGCATTTTTAAGATCCTCTAAGTCTTTAATTGGAAATGAACCATCAGGTAAGGCTAAGCCTTTATCAGCCATATCTTTTCTTTCTTCATCAGAGTATTCACGTTCGTTAAGAGATTCATTAGTTTCAATCGCACCTAATTGTTTATCGTATTTAGATATAAAGAACTCAAGTTTTTCAACCTCTCTTTGAATTTGATCTAATGCCTTTCTCCATTTTAGGTCAACTGTCTTTTTATTAAGATCAGATATCTTATTCTTAAGATCATTAAACTCAGGTTCTACTATATCAAAGATAAGAGCTTCACCTTCAGTGATGGATGTTTCCCTTTCATAAATTCCAACATTGATTGATTTATCTGCTTTAAAATCTACAAGAGTAGCCCCAATAAGTTCCCCAATCTTTTCCCAAGTACCACGTTGACTCATATAACTGGACATTCTAACTTCATATCCTTTACCAGATTTTGAAACCTTTTTTATTGCATTACCAGATATACCCAGTTCTTCAACTGCCATTTCCAAATCATATTTGAAGTCTGACATATTACCGTTATAGGCTTCATTAACCGATTCTCTGATACCAAGATCTTCTTTTGCAAGTTTAATTGCAGTATCATAATAAAGCTTAGTGCCTTGATCACTAGTTGAATTAAGAGCCTTTGTAAGTTCTTTAATGTTATCGTTTCCATCAAAATTAAATTTCTTTAAGGCATTAGGGGAAACTCTAAAGAAGTCAGATAGTCTTGAAATAACTTCATCTTTAATTTTAGGATTTACTTCTTCATTAACCGATTCACCAACATAGATAACTTTCTTACCCATGTTTCTGGCTTTAAGAGATGCCCATTTAACAGCATCGGTATAGTTCATTGCAGAAGGAGTAAAAATAGGTTCATCACCAATTGGATCAAGGTAAAATGCCCACATTCCATTTCCACGCGGTTTTTTACCATGTACTCTTTCGTAGCGTCTAGTACTAACCTCTACACCTTCGTATTTTTCCTGGAGTTTAAACTCACTGTATGATCTAAAATGTTTCATATATTATAGATATCTTTGTGCCATTCTTTCCCAATTGTTTAGACCTGCCTGTTTGAAACCTGCAGCCTTAACAAAGGTTCTCATTGAGACGTCTTTTGCGCGTTTCATAAATTCAAAAATTTCTTCTTTATCTTTGAGAGGCATATCTCTTGGTTCAAGATCTGGTAAAAGAATCTTAATTCTTTCCATTAGAGTCATATCATCAGGATTAACGTCAATTAAGATTGATCTTGAACGAATAGCTCCATCAGGGTCAGCTTTATCTTTAGGAAGGTTTGAGATAAATACCACTCTACCGGCAAAATCAAAATATGCAGGAACTAATCCATTTTCAATTGCATTAAATTCACCTTCTGGATTATTTTCAAAATCTTTAGGGTCAAATACTAATCCACTCTTCTTAAGATAAGAAATTCTTCTGGTCTTTTTAGTATCAAGAGCGGCCTTTAAGATGTTACGACCATTTTCATCACGGAATACAGCATCACAGTCATCAAATACAAGAACTTGATTTCTGTATTGATACATTTTCTTATACATCATAATAACTGATACTGCTCCGGACACAACGATAAAGTCATCATCCTCAATAAGACCTTCATCTTTTAATGCTTTAGTAACAGAGAATGTTTTACCAGTACCTGCTCTACCTGAAACCATTAGGGAAGTAAATGCACCAGCAGCAAGTCTTCTAGTAATTTCATAAAGGTCATCTAATGTTTCATCCAATAGTTTAACCTTATCTTGCAAAGTTAATTCGTTTGCCTTTACTGCAGGATTCTCATCTTGAGGAACATTTACATTTCTCTTAAGTTGTAGGATCATACCGTATGATACTCCCATATCTCTTGCAATAGCAGCGCCGCTTTCGCCTTTATCCAATCTGCTTAAGATTGTTTTCTGCTCAGCTGGTGAGAAAGATTTAGTTGCTTCATTAAGAGTAGATTCAGTTAATGATTCTACTTCTGTTGCATATGAAGGTTCATTGACTAATTTAACAAATTCATTAAGTAATGCAACAATTGGGAATGTTTCACTACTAACAGAAAAATCAGCCGTTTGTGAAGCAGCATCAGAAAAATAGTCCAATTGACCAACTACACCAGGAAAACGACCAGCCCCGCCGCTAATTCTAACCGCAGAACTATCTTTATCACTATAAAGCATAATGCCCGGGGTTCCATTTGAATATACCAGGAACGGGAATTTCTTAAATGCCTTACCGGTTTTCTTATTTAAGAAGTTTGTAATAATATCAGCGGCCTGATTCAATTTGGCATCATTTTGAACTGTTGTCATTGAAGTAGCAAAAGCTTCATTAATTTTCTTAAATTCCGAATAATTAGGAATATGTCTCATATCTTTTTTTATTATTTGTTTATTTATTTACCAAGGTTCAGTGCTACTTAAACCTAACTGTTTTCCAAACAAGCTTGGACCATAACATGCCCAGAAACCTGCCTTATTAGGATCCATCTTTTCTGCTTTATCGCAACCATGCCTTGCCCAAAAAGATGCAGCCCGACCTGGATCATCATTCTTTACAGTAAGATTAGGATCACCCCATTCAATCTTTCTTGCAACCACATCGCCATTTTCATTAGTTCTACCAGTATTACGATAAACGATAAACTTTTTATTTCCACCTCTTTCTGGTGAATCGAGTTTTACCTTAGTAGTTCTTCCGGTTTTACGGTCAGTATAAACAGCGGGTTTTCCAACCTCGAGATTTTTTGCCATCCAACCGCTCTTTCCGTTTAGGATGATATTTCCTTTATCCCAATATTGTTTTACTTCTTCAAATAGATTGGCATATGAATCTGAACCTAAGCGATAAACACTGTTTGTTAAATCCAAACCATTTTCTATATGATATTTAAGTCCCTCGGAGACTTTATGATAATCATTAAAGTTTTTTACAAATTTCATAATTACTTAATAGGGTTTGGATTGTTTGCAGCATCCAGATTTTTTTCTTGCCATCCGTAAGATATCTTATCATCGGTTATAGGACCACCCTTTGCCCATGTATAACAAGAGCGGGCAGAATGGCATTTAAAGTGATGCATCCAACAATAACCTAATCTTCCATCGCCATCACTAATTTCACCTGGCATACATTCTAACATACGAGGAGATATGTCAAAAGCCACACAATTTCCACATGTAGATGCTTTAGCTGCATCAACACTGGTATTCCAATGATCTGCTAAATGTTCCCAATAACCTGCAGGTTCATCTACATTAAGAGGTCCATAATCAATAAAATCTGCATGAATTGCTCTATCACGATTTTTGGTATTAACTTCTAAATCTTTAGTTGGTACAGGACATGAAGTAGCTTCTTTAAATTCTTCAAATAGTTTTATTGTTTTCATTATCCTTTTTTTAGATTTTTATCATGACCACCTTTAATTACTTCTTGTGCTACATCAGCATCGGCACCATAAGCGCCTTTAGGTCCATTCTTTTGAGGATCTTTAATAGGACGACCCCATGTTCCTGGTGCTTGAGTTAAAAATGAATTAACTCTAGCATAACCCCACTGTTCTTGTCCTGCACCAGGTCTATGACCACTTTTCCATGCAGCCATTCCACGACGCATTACTATTCTAAGAAGCGGTAAAGGAACACCTGTTTCCTCGCTCTTTTTCTTTAACCCAGTTTCAATAGCATCATTATCAATCGGCGAACGATCCCCACCTGCGTCATCCTCATTAATCATAAATGGAAGAATACTAAAATCCTTGATCTCTTTTTCTATTTTAAGATCATTTTCTTTAAGCTTTTGATAGAGTTCCCAATTAATGATAGATTCATTTTTAGTGTCCTTTTCATCATCAGCATAGATATCCTGATAATTCTTAGTATGTTTAGAAGGTTTTAGGAGTTTCTTTCCTTTGGTGTCGCCTGGTAATTCTTTATAAGCAGAAGGATCATTATCAGGTTTAGCAGCCTGGTCTTTCATTTGATCCACTTTCTTGCGGGCAGTTGAGGTTGATATACCTTTAAAGTATCCGTGGCCTTTTATTTTATCCTCGAAGTCTTTTTCTTCTTTCTTTTCAGTTAAGAAGTTAACAAACGTTTTAATAAATTTCATGTTAGGATATCTTTTTTTATTTATTCATCATAACATAGAGAAATAAAAAGGGACCGAAGTCCCTTATTTTTTAATTTCTTCTATTCCTAATTCTTGATGAATCCGTTTGGTAACTTCTTCGGCAATTTTTGCCTGACCAAACATTGTCCATTCACCATCTGATAAAATCTTATTAATGTCAGATGCTAGTCCGGTTTCTAGGATTAAAGAGTCAACCTTACCGGTATACCATTTAATAACCCGGTCAGACCCGCCTTCATTAAATAGGCGAATAACCTGTTGATTATCTATGTATCTTTTATGGAATCCCATTATGCTTCAGTTACTGGGTCTACTTCATTAGCAATAGATACAGTCTCTGTAGATTCTTCAATATCATTGATGATATTAGGATCTGCTAATTGATCATCAATTTGAGATAGCTTAGCATGATTTTCACGAAGTTGTTGATTATCTTGGTGGGCACGTTGTACAGCACCGGCCAAAGTTTCTCCACATACAGCCATTAATTCAATAAAGGCTTTGGCTTCATGGAATCCATTTCCGGTCATTTTAGTAACCATTGACCAAAGAATAGTTACATTGGCAGATCTTAATTGGATCTTACCATCCCAATCCTTTGTCTTAATAATGATATCTTTCTGCTCGCGAAGATTATGATATAACATAACCAAGCCAGTTGCAGTGGTATGACCCCAAGGAGCATCCTTTTCAAGAAATTTAACAAGACGATCAAAAATCTTTTTGTTGTTAAGATCAATGGTATACTCTCTTTCCTGCATTTCTTTAAGAAGCTTTTCATTAAGCTCCATAAGTTCCTTTTGTTTAGCAATTAATTCGCTTTTCTTTAAAGGCTCTTGTACTACTGTTTCTTCGTTGTTTTCCATGTTTATTTTTCTGTTTGAATTTGTGGAGGAATTGGGTTAAAGTCTTTATTTACATGATCGCATTTTAAACATGCAAGTGTATCCATCGGAATTAAACGAGCGTTGCCATCAGGTGAAATAAGTGGACTTAATCTTCTTAAAAAGAAGATTGGTCTAAATGTATTGTTACCACAGCTTTCACAAACAACTTCCGTTGTGTTATTAATATCTAAGTTCATTTGCTGTTGCATAATACAGTATTTAGTTTTATATTGATTGTTTTCTATTTTGTTTAAGATATGTTTCAATCATTTTTAAGTCTTCTGGTGTATCAACACCTTTAGCAGCATGAAGAACTGTATTACATACAAATGATATTCCAGAATCTGCCCATCTTAACTGTTCTAAAGATTCTGCAATCTCATTTTCTGTTTGTGTTTTAAGCTTTACTATCTTTTCTACAATCTCCTTAGGAAATGCATATGCCCCAATATGCTTTTCTACATCAGGACTAAAAAGATAAGAACTGCTCCTGGTAAACATTACAACCTTTTTACCAGACTTAATGAGTTTTACTACATTTCTATTGGTTAGTTCTTCTTTGGATAAAAGAGATGATAATGTAGAAACTGATTGTGTGTTTCTATTTGCCAGATTAATAAGAGAGTTAATATCTCTAAATGATATACCAGGTTCATCGCCTTGTATGTTTATAAGAATATCATATGATAGATCTTTAGCAGCTTCTAATACGCGATCTGTGCCGGTTTTACATTCACCTGTCATTATACATTTACCACCAAATTCATTAACCTTAGTGCGGATTCTTTCATCGTCTGTTGCCACATAGACTTCATCTGCCAATGATTTTTTACATTCTTCATAAACCCATTGGATCATTATTTTATCTAAGATCTTAACAAGTGGTTTTGCAGGTAGTCTAGTTGATCCCCATCTTGCAGGGATAATTATAATTGTCTTTTTCATAATAAAATTTGTTTACATTTATCTAAAAAACTTTTTGTTACTCTTCTTCCTTCAAAATGATGATATATTTTATTTGCATAAGTAGTTCCTATACCAAACATTTTACCATCTTTAAATTTCCATTTAGGAATTTCAACGTGGCTTGGGTACATTAACACTACTGGCATATTCTTTTCTCTTGCTCTATAGGTTAATTCTCCACCAACATCCCAAATTTTAGTTCCTTGAAAACTAGGTCTTCCTAACTCTTCATATGTCTTTTTTGAAAAAGCAATAAAGGCCGGGCTTGCATAATCAGGCGCACCTGGTATATGATTAGGATTTTGTGCTACTGAATATAATCCCATATTCTTTAATGCCCAGTCTCGTGCTTCTTTAATCACATCTTTATTTAGAGGAATGCAATCAATATCAAATACTATTGCATATTCCCAATTACTATTTCTTAAATGAGAATCTACCGTATGGGCATGACCCTCCCATACTTTAGGTTTAATTTGTATAATCTTTTCTCCAAATTTTTCGAATACCTTTCTTTGGTTTTCTACAACTTCATGTGGAATAACATCATTATAAACAGTTATTATCATATTCTTTTATTTTTTTCCATTAGGTTTTACTTTATTATATCCTCCCATTGGAGCAACATAAAAAATATCTTTTGTAACCTTTATTCTATCGGTTTTATTAATTACTCTTTCTAAGAAATGCCAATCAGGTGTTTTAACAGAACAGTCAAATAACCATTTATATTGAAGATAAAATGAAGTCTTTATTGCAAAATTACAACCAACATTTCCGCTATGTAAACAGCACCCCTTTGATGTAGTTTCAGAACATTTATTACATACCCTAGGAATCACCTTAGGTGGATAATATGGGTTAGACGCATCCTGTGACATTCTAAAAACAACAACATCGAAATTATTATCAAGCTGTTTACTAAATCCTTTAACTAAATAGTCGTCGTCATCTAGAAAAATAATCCAATCACTATCTTTAACTTGAGATAATCCTGCATTTCTATTACCACAACCTCTACCATCCTTAACATGACTAATGGCAAAAATATTATGATTTGTGCCTTCATCTGTTATAGATTTTATAGCTCTATCTAACGTATCTCTATGTAAAGTTGGAATAATATAATCAATCTTCATATTACTACTTTACATTATTATTTTTCATCATTTCAGAATAATCACGATGTGCATTTTGGATATCGCTATGACTTGGTCTTTGCCAAGCAATCGGAGGATGATATGCGTATGTTTCTAGATTAGGTTGAATATATGCACCTAGATATGTATCAATAGGACAATCAAAATACGGCTTCTTTTCCAATACAGTATCTAAAATCAAATCATACGCAGTATGATTCACTGCATAACATGTAGTTGTTATAATTCTTTTTGCCTTAACAAAAAACTTATTAAATTTTTCAGGAACAAATTTACCACCACGTGTTTCATGAACACCACCAAAGTATAAAAGATCCCATTTATTAGGTAATGTTTTTATAGACTCTTCAAACATTTTATTCAAATCGTCTATAAAATCGCAATCATCTTCGATGATTAAAACATTTTTCCAACCGTTTTGTTTTGCTAAACTATAAACATTAACATGACTTGCAATACAACCCATAGCGCCGGCAAACGATGTTTCTTTACCTTCAAAGTTATCACTTTTCCATCCCATAGGATTTCCATCAATCGCATTAAATCTACTTACCTTAATGTTATGTTTCTTAAATTGTTTCTGCATTTCTTCCCATCTATCATTACGCTTAGCGAGATTGATACAGATTACTTTATCGAAGTATTCATTAATTTTCATAAATAATTATATCTTATTTCTTAATTTTCTACTAGCCTGAAAATGTTCAATAATAGGTACTGCATTAGGATATAATGCTCTCATACTATCAAATATAAATGTGTATTCGGCAGGTAGATTATCAGTCTTAATCTTTCCTTCACTTTCCATTTCTTTAATCACTGCGCCTAAGTTCCATTGTTCAAATGTTTTTGCATTAGGACCTTCGCTTATGTTAATTCTCTGCCATCTTTTACAGAGTTCTCTGGTCTTATTATTATTTGCCATAAAAATAGTACCGCTTAGGCATTCATCCTTTCTCCATCTAAAGTCTTGCCACCTAACTGCAATATCATAGTTATAGTTTTCAAAAAGAACCGGTTTACTGTGTACTATGGCATCAGAGTCAACATATAAAAGATTTTTTCCTTGATGCTTATTTAACATGTCTTCCATAAACTTAGCCTTAAATCTGGTGTTTGCCTGCCAATCACCAAGATTCTTAACACCTACTACGTCGTGATTAAGACCTAATCTACTAAGAGATCTGATTAATTTTTTGGCTTCATCTTCATACGGAGTGTTAAGTGTATAGTATGCAACAATTACCAGATCAGATAGAGAAGATGTTGTGTTAATGACTTCTTTAGGCGGTTCTTGTAGTTCTACTTTATCAACACCACTCACAGTTTTTACCAAAGGTATCACCGCCTCTAATGGAGTAGGTGTCATTGTCATTATCTTGGTTGAACTCTTTGAAGATAATTTAGAGATAGAGGCTACAAGATTTGCTGTATATGTACCTAATCTTTGTCTAAATGTTTCTGATGGAACTTTAGGATATGCTCCATGAAAATGAGTTTCTGCATGAATATTAGTATTTCCTAAATCAAATCCTAATAAGTAGATTTCACGATATCCCGCCAGGATTGCAAATTGAATTGCACAATACCCACTATTATCCCCATGACAAAATTCCTTAAGAGAAAGACCAAACCCTGTTCTATCATGTGTACTAACGTCTGACTCAATAATAGATGTAAAGTGTTCAAGCCCAGCATACCTAAGGTTATTCCTAACATCAACATAAGATCCATTTATCTCCTGGATATACTTATGTCCCTTATTAATTATAAAATGGCTACTCTTTGCCTTGGATGTAATATTTTGTACAGGTGCACCAACCTTGCCAAAAAAGCTATAATCCATTGTGATAAAGAATGTAGGATTTCTTACCAGATCGATTGACTTATTTACACAAATAACATCTTCACCATTTAGAAATGAAAGATTTACATCTTTAATTGAAGGACCACCGCCTAGAATAAAAACTCTTGTAGAACTCTTTGCAGAAAAACTTGTTCTCTTATTTATAGGTACACTAGGTCCATTATTTATTTGTGGTACTTGCCTTTGTGGTTGTACCTGGTTTGTAACCTGTATTGGCCTATTGGGTTGTACTCTAGTTGGGTTAACAATTATTTTAGGAATTCTCCTTTTCATCTGCAGGTTCTTAATTTTATTATTTATCTGTAAGCAAAAAAAGAGGATCTGATTACTCAGATCCTCGATCAAAACTAAGATCTTAACCACCTTATGCTTTTTCTACTACCGGTTGAATAGTCTCTTCTTGAGTTTCATTAATAACAGGATCCTGGCCATTTTCTTGGTTAACCGGTACAAACGCTTTAATTGCTTTAGAAACTAATTCTGCATCTTCAAGCGTGAATGCTCCTTTTGACTGTGCAATACGAGCGGCCTGGATTAAAACATTGACTGCCTGTGCTTGGGTTAATTCCTGAGGATTTTGATTTTCCATATCTATTGTTTTTTATTTATATACAAGTTTACTTATCTTGTTTCAAATAATTTCAATAATGTTTTCAGGATCTTTACCAATAGGAACTACAATTGATAAGATACCATTCTCAACAGATGCCTTTACTTTTTTAACATCAGCATCTTCTGGTAGAGTAAATGTTTTGTCAAAAGCAGAAGTCCAATGATTTTCTTTTTCACAGATAACATTAAGACGGCCTTTGATGATCTTAACCTTTAGGTCTTCTTTAGTTAAACCAGGTACTGCAATTTCCAACTTATAACCATCATCAGTTTTTTCTGAATAGTGATTACCTAATGAAGTTACTGTTGTTGACCATGTAGGCCAATCTTTAAATGTGTCCTTTAGCAGATCATCAAAATGATTTGAATTGTAATAAAACATAGCTTAATTTTTTTTTAGTTTTTTATTATAATAGAGTTTCCCCTATTTGTTTATTATAACTATAAAAACCATGCAAAACTATATTTTTAAGAAAACACTACAAAAAATGTCATGGATTTCATGAAAACTCAAAAGTGTCTATGACAATAAGTCAGCGACCTTGACCTCTATATGGCTTAACGTAATTCTTTGATTTCTTATTCTTAGACTGTTTAGTCTTAGCCTGAACCCCAGGTCTACATACCTTAGGTTTACTTTTGAAAGAATTTGTTACACCGGCTTTAGCTTTTGCCATTTCATATTTTCTATTTTTTAGAGGCTTGTTAACATATCCATCAATTCTTGCTGAGGGAACATATCAACTTTATCTTTTCTTGTATTGGTATGAGTCCAAAGTCCTTTGGCTTTACCATAATAAGCATCTTCATTCCATTCAAATGCGGCAGCACCATTCTCCTTAATTAAAGCAGGTAATCCTGATCTAACATCAATGTTGTCTCTTTCAGCAATCCAAAGAATCCAAAGTCTTAATGATTCAATTTGAGCGTCTGAATAGCGATGCCATATTTTATGACCACGGAACGGCTTTGCTAATTCAACAGTTTGTGATTGTGTAACTTGAGTACCTGCATATGTTTTACCATTTACTACATACCCAAAATTACATACCTCAATTCCTACTGAATTCTTATGCATTTTTTGAGATCCACATTGACCTAAGTGCCATCCATAATTTCCTTCAGGAAATGCTTGGACCATTACACCATCGTACTTATCGTCATTACCTCTAACCGAAGGGCCTCCTAGAACAAATTCAGTTGCGATTTTTCCACGAGTATCCTTTGCCCAGCTATCAATAGTGTTATAAGGATTATGCCATCCTGCGGTATGGTGAAGGAATACCCATTCAGGTTTAATAGGACCTGGCAGGTATTCATCAGTAGGCATATAATAGCGATTAACTATTAATCCATTTGATGTCGTATAAACTTTTTCCGAAGCATCAGTAGTAGCAACACCCATAGCGTTCCAAGTGGCAGGACCCACAATACCATCAGCGGTAAGACCATTTGCGGCTTGCCATTTTTTAACAGCGGCTTCAGTTCCTGGTCCAAAATTCCCGTCATCTTTAATACCAAGGAATCTTTGTAATTCTTTAACATCATTTCCCTTGGAGCCTTTCTTTAATATCATAATGGTTCATTTTTTCTATTTATTAGGCTTTCCGCCATTTCTTCTTAAATTCTCTTCTTCATAAATATCAATAAGAGTATCAACAATAGGATCTCTGTGATTTTGAAATAGAGTAATTGCAGCAAGATGCTTTATTTTCTTTGCGCAATTGTACAAAAATCTAAAGCCGGAGTCACTCTTATTCTTTAAGTCAACCTGGCCATCATCTCCACAGATAATCATTTTGGAACGAAGACCTACCCTAGTAACAATCATTTCCATTTGTTCATTGGTAACGTTTTGTGCTTCGTCAACAATAACACACGAGTCAAGAAATGTTCGGCCTCTCATAAATGAAACTGGCACAATTTCAATTTGACCACTTTGAATAAAGGGATCTATTTTATCCTTACCGTACAAAAGATACATGTTTTGATAAATTGGTTGTACCCATGGATCCATCTTTTGGTGAAGATCACCTGGTAGGAATCCTATTTCTTCTTTTGATACAGTAGGTCTTGTAATAATTACTTTTTCAAAATGCCTACGGAATAAACCGTCAAGGGCAATTTGACATGCTAATAGCGTTTTACCACTACCTGCTTTACCAGCAAGGAGTGTTATAGTATTTGCTAAGATTATATCTTTTGCAGATTTTTGTTCTTCGTTTAGAGGTATCTTAAATTTTATTGGGTTTTTTATAGTTCGTTTTTCACGAAACACTTCATCATCATAGGTTCTAGCTGGCATACCTTTTTATTTTTTTGAGTTAATAAGTTCATAAGTATATACTTATGGCTTAGGATTGTAATGTTTAACTGGGGAGATTTCTTGTTTGGACGCCACTACATCTTCTTTAGTTTCAGTGACTTCAGGTGTTATGGTAACATGACCTACCTTTGAATCACCTATGATAGATGAGGCTTCCACTTTTTCTTCCACTACAGTAAGGGCTTCTATTTGTGGTTCTGTAGGTACCTCGGCCGGTTTATTTTCAATTGCCGCCTGTAGAGGTTCCTCAGTTTTTTCAGGTCTAATATAATCAACCAATGATTTAATGAATCCTAGAGCCACAATAGGTAATACGGCTCCACTCACAATTGAGAGAATTCTTTTTTGGAATATAGGCTCTTCCTCTTCAAGACCAAACAGTTCTATCCAAGGCATATAGTTTTCAAGATTTACAAATGCATGAAATGAATTTGCCATCATTTGGAATCCGGTTAAAAGTAGGAATAGAGTCCATACCATTGTTTTATTTGTCTTATCCAAGATAATAATAGCAGCAAGAGAAGCAGCTGCACCCAATTCAAATCCAATAGCAAGAGCCCAGTTCATAATGCCATTATGAGCTAGGTCAAAAAATGCAACAGAGTTAATCATAGAGATTGTAGCTACTAAGAAATAAAGACTACAAAAGATACCTATGATAAAATAATGAACGAGTTTATTTTTCATGACTTAGTTTTAATATTTATTTCAGATTAAATCTGTGTGTATCCGTAATATACTATTTAACCAACCACCTTTCCATTCAAAATTATTCATCTATATTAATAAATTTTAGTTAGCACGAATATATCGGTGTAAATACTATTATTTGCATTGTTGCTAGACCACTGTGCGGTTACATCCAGAGTATTAGATGTTGTGGTATCAAATGTTGTAGTATTAATTGTATTAAAACCAAAACCTTCTTGTGAACCGCTTGCAAGTTTAAGAATATGCATTTGACCTAATGTTGCTATTCCAGCAGTACCAGCACCACCTATAGCTCTAATTGTAAAATCTATTGTTAGATTCCACACCTGGTTAGTTATACCGCTACCAGGCATAGTTAATGGCCCGCTATCTGCAAGAACCACACTTCCACTTTTAATTCTAAGTCTAAGTGTATTACCATTTTGGGCAGACATAATACCACTCATATTTGCGGTAAAACTATCACCTACTGCAAATCCATTAGCAGGAACAGATAAAGTTCCAACCCCACTGCCTAAAATACTCAACTCCGTTGTAGTGGCTGTAACTGGAGTTGAGTTTGCTATCTGTGAAAATAGGCCTGCGCTGGAACTTGCCTGTGGGCCAGTTGATCCAATAAATCCAGTTGATCCTATTAGTCCAGTTGCTCCAGTAAAACCTTGCGGACCAGTTGGGCCAGGTATTCCGTTTAAACCGGATGTGCCAGTTGCACCGGTGGCTCCAGTAAAACCCGTTCCAGTGGCTCCAGTAAAACCTGTTCCAGTTGCTCCAATTAGACCCGGATCCCCTTGGGTTCCAGTGGCCCCAGTAGAACCCATTCCAGTTGCTCCAATAAAACCCATTCCAGTTGCTCCAATTAGACCTGGGTCACCTTGAGCACCAGTTGCGCCAGTAGAACCTAAACCTGTTGCTCCAATAAAACCTGGATCACCCTGGGTTCCAGTTGCACCAGGATCGCCCTGTGTGCCAGTTGCGCCGGTTGCACCTTTTTGCGTATATGTTACTTGTTGAGCAGTTAAAATTACAGATGGTACAGCTGGGCGAGTAGGACTAAATGTTACGGGTATGTACGTAAGTTCAATATCAGTATTAGGACATGACCAATAGAGTTCAATGTAGTCTCCTGCATTTAGTTTTAGTTGATAATTCCATGCAGCAACATCCTTTGCCCCAGAGCTCGGTCCTGAAATGAACAAAATGGTGTTAGAGTCAGGGATTGATACTCCATTTTTTGCAAACCAAATATCAACCTCTGCCGCTAAAGGAGCGGCAAGTATTCTATTAACCTGTGCAGAAAATTGTATATTATAAACACCTTCATATGCAAATGTTAGTTCCGTGTTATTTTGAATAGAAACACCATTTGAATCTGGGTCAGTGTTATTAAATGACATTACATTAACGGCATTAGGTGTTGGATTGGTTTGTGTTTGTGTACTCCAAAAACTACCCCAATAACCTAATGTACCACCTGCACCTTGGGGGCCGGTTGCACCTATACCGGTTGCACCAATAAATCCTTGATTACCTTGCGATCCGGTTGAACCAGTAAATCCTTGATTACCTTGCGATCCGGTTGAACCAGTAAATCCTTGAGTTCCTGTTGCACCAGTTGAACCAGTAAATCCTTGATTACCTTGCGATCCGGTTGAACCAGTAAATCCTTGTGTTCCTGTTGCACCAGTTGAGCCTTCTCCAGCCAAACCTTGCACACCAGTTGCCCCGTGAATACCTGTTGCTCCAGTTGATCCTATTGCGTATCCTATACCACTACTACCAGGCTGAGGTGGAATGTATCCAGGAAAACATCCGCTATCTCCACCGTTTTTTGCAATTTTTGAATTAAGAATATTTGCAATTAGTAAACATGGAATGCCAAACGTTTCACCATCCGCTCCGGTTGGTGTAGGTACTCCAGTTAAAATTCCTTGCTCACCTGTTAATAAACATTCCTTTAATATGATCTCTGCAGAAACAGCACCAGGTGAAGTTAATGTACAGTTAGTTGATAAGCATATTCTAACAAGACCCTTATTTACAATATGACCACCTGTTGTAGTGTATTGTAAAATCTCAATATCAAATCCTTTTGATCCAGTAGGAACACCAGGATACCAAAAATTTGCAACAACGCATTCAAATTCATTCGTTAATTGAATTTGCATTTCGCAAAAACGATCTAGGTCAAGAGGTTGACCATCAGCACCAAAAAACTGAATATCAATACACGCGGATGTACCTTGCATTATATACTTAATGCAATCTACTTGTGCTATAATTCTACCGCAAATGGTAAGAGCACACGATGGATCACTTGGCGTTGGTACACCTGGTATGATATTTGCCATTATTTACCTTGTAATATTTTGATCTCTTTTTCAATTTCGTTTTGACGCTGTACATCCAACATCTTACGATCTGTTGCTTGGATCATTCTTTTCTCTGCATTTAAGCCTTCAATCTTTACATCAGCCGCAGAGGGAAGCTTATTAATCAATTCAGTGTTTGCTTTAGATTCCTTTTTAAGTCTCTCTAATTCGCTATCAACTCCGCATGATTTAAAGTACAAAAGAATCAAAAGAACTGTGATAACTTTTGATCCATTTTTTGCAAAAAATAAATTAATCTTTTCCATATCTTTACTTTGTTTTGAATTCTTGTTTTGCTTTACTCTTCTCTTTTTTACCTGGAGGTACTCTATGGTAATTTTGAGTTGACCAAGGATCATCTTCCTGACATTGACAATCGTCTTTATGTTCACTGCATCGTGGGCAATAATCAGATTTATCGTCTAAGTAATCTTGTGCATCCTTTTCGGTCTTTTTATCTGATTCATTATCAGTTTCAATGTCCTCAATATGCTTAGCTGCCTTATGTCTAGTTTGGTCTAATTCCTCAGATAGAAATCTAGCAAAAAAAGTCTCGAATGTCTGAATATGTTTCATATTACGTTTACTTTTTTACTACCAATGCGGCATCTCCAGGTTCTACACCACCATATTTAAGATTTTTGGCTGAATAGTCTGTGTTGTATTCTGGAGTAGATGTTTTAGCAGGATCTTCGATCCACACAATTACCACACCGTCTTTATATGCGCATGCTTTCAATACTCCCCAAGTTTCTTCCTTTACAGGGCTCTCTTTTCTGTATTGGTCTCTAACAGCGTCAATTGCAGTGTTGTCATCGGGTCCGTGCTTAAGGTATTTAGTAACCTTGGCACCAACCACAGATTCAATAAAACTTGCAAGTTCTCTTACAACATCACCTCTCCCACTTACATAATCATTCACAAGTCGGTCAGCAAAAGCTCTTACAGAAGAAGCAGGACCTGGTTGTACAGGTATCAGTTCAGGTGTGTAAGAATCGTAAAGTTTATCTAGCAATGCAATTGTCTTGTTGATTGCTGCAACTGCTTCAGATTCATTTGATACTTGCATTACAAGAGGATGAGAGTATCTAAACTTAACAAGCTTGAACCCTATACCTTCCATTGCCCTTTCGAACTCTTTGAGGAAAGACGCGTCAATCTTTCCGCTCTTATCTCCGCGTTTCCAGTTAGTCAAATTCCGAATTGCTTTGTCTATTTCGGGAGATCTCAAGAAGCTGTCTTTGTCGCGAATGTCGGCAAAATCTTGTTTATCCGAAGGAGCTACTGCAGCTTCCAGGCTGTGGCCTCCTCCGTATTGTTGTCTCAAATTGATCTGAAGGAAGTATGGTCCTCCAGACACTGCTTCATTTAATATGCTTTCATTTAAGAAGCTCTCGAATGTTTGTATGTGTTTCATTCATTATTTTGTTTTTTTATATATTCTGAGGTAATGGATTGAGTTTATGATACTCCTTTACTAGGGATAAGAATTTCTTACCATATTCTTGAATATCATCCCAGGTAAGTTCAAAAACCTGAGGCTCATCATTTTCTACACCTATCCAGATTTCTCCACCGTCCGGTTTTTTACCGGTCATTTCCCAATATGCTAGAAAATATGCAGCAATCTGCATAAAATAGTTTTCTATCCATTCTTTTTTCTTTCTCTTACGAGATGTCTTAAAGTCTAGAATGAGTAGATGAGATAAAACATTCTCGTAAATATTATCTACTCTACCTGCATACCCTCCCATCTGGTGGGAGTAGATCGTCTCCTCGATACTTATAACCTTACCAATCTTACTGAAGAGATCATTATTATAAAAACTATAGAATAATTTTCTGCCAACCTCTAATTCATCTTCAGTAAAACCTTCTGCTTCAACAAAAGTAATGATTTTTTCCTGTGCTTCTCTAAGCCTTTCTTTTTGAGTTTCTTTTTCTGAACCTAAATAATATTCAATCATTTGATGCATGATTGTACCACGATTAGCAGAAAACTTAGAGATCTTATCTGCCTCGGCTTCACCAATGTTTTTTCTCCACTTATCAAGTCCAGATGAATCTGTCATTGATCCTAAGATGGTTGTAACTGATGGGTACTTATGTTCACCTATAACATAGTATCGTTTTCCATTTATTGTCTCGGTCTGTAAAAGAGATTCTTTTGTTGCCATGTTTTTAGAATAACCAATTAAAGGCAGAAGTAATGCTGCCCCAATAACTGGAAAGTAAAAGATATACTAATCTTAATAATAAGAAAAGTCCGCCTGTCTTAAATAATGATATAAGAAATGGCCAAAGCTTAATATAGTCTCTATCGGGTGATAGGATTAAAAGATATGCTTCAGCATCTTGTAAATCAACTAGTTCTGGTGCAATAGCATCGGCTATTCCCATATTAAGAAACATCGAGTCATATTCACGAAGTTTCATAAGTACATAACCTTCTCTGGAAAATGGTTGATTAACCACTTCTTCAGGCAGATTAATAACGGTATAAATTCTACCGACCCAATCTACCCTAAAGCCATTTTCTTTTAGGAGCCCCTCATTTTCCAATGCAATAGCTCTTACCTTTCGCCAGATGTTTATTTCATTGATGAGATTAAAAATATACATAGTTCTTTATTTTATCTATTTATGCTTCAGAAAAGAGTTTCATTTTCTCTAACTGTTTCTGAATTATTTTTCTACCTCGGAAAATGCGATTCTTTACCGTCTGTAGATTGATATCTTTTTCATGTTCTACCATGATATCAAGAATATCGTTATATGATTTATGATTAAGGAATCTCTCTATCATGTATCTCTTATACATTGGAGGTAATGCATTAATCGCTTCTTTAGTTAGTCTTACCTGTTCGGTTAAGATATCTTCCTCTGCCCAGAAATCATCCTCGGTTTTTACATGCATTTCTGGTTCAAGGAAACCATCTCTTGCCGGAGGTTCAACACCTGCATCGGTAAATACATTAATACTTATCTTTTTATTGCGGAACCTAATCCATCCAATGCATTCATTATATGCAATACGATAGGCCCATGTAGTTATTTGGTAAGATTCATCATATTGATCAATCTTTAAGTAAACATTTGTTAATGTGGTTGATACAATATCATCAGCCACCGCCGGATCTCTTACGATGTTATTTACATAAGACCATAATCCTGGTCTCATCTTTTTGTAAAGTTCATTGTAAATTCTTTCTGAGCGAGTTTTCTTAAACTCAATTGCCAGTTCTTTGTAGGTTTTAGATTTTGCCATTTGTAAATTCTTTAATTGCCGAAAATTTAATTGGTGAATAATTCCAAAAATCAATGCAAACGTTTACACGATTGGATGATCTTAGATCTGTCTTATGTGAAAAGACGGTATGTCCATGAAAATGAATAGTCCCTGATGATTTTCCATTCCATACTTCCAACGGATAGTGACAGAGAATAGAATCAAATTGAGGAAGTTCAATAATTTGTTGATCAAGAACCTCAACGTTTTCAAACTCATCGGCTACTTCCAGTAGAGATTCATCAGAATTTCCAATCATGAAAAAGATTTTGCCTTTAAGCTTTTTCAAAACAGTTCTTGCGGTATGTGGATCCCACGCAAAATTACCTAAGTGAAAAACGAGGTCAGATGATTTGACCTGCTTATTCCAGTTTTTGATGAATTGATCATTCATATCATCAATACTTGAAAACTGGGTACGCCTTGCAATATCAAGGATTTGTGGCCTTCCAAACCACGTATCCGATGTAATGTAAAAATCAGAGATTTCTCTTAATTGTTCTTCAGACATATCATTGTTTTAAGACAGTATAAAAATACCATCAGTACAAATATAAAACAAAAAAACGAGATTTGAAAATTTTTCGTAGACTTTTTTCTACTTTTTTACAGAAAATCTTTTCTTATCGCGTTCCAGTGTTCTTTCAATCATTTCCTTTGAGTATTCGTCTAGTTTTTGAAGAGATTTTTCATCTAGGGGTTTACCATAGAAGTCTTCATATACTTTCTTATAGATTTCAACTGTGCTATCGAAAGGTACACCGGGCTGGGCATTTGACTCAATAACATAGATCTTACCTTCTTTATCCTTCATCATATCAAAACAGATGTAAGGAAACTTTTCAAATATTTTGCAGTATTTTTCTAAAACCTTTTTATAGTCTTCTGGAATATTATCAACATTTCTCTTAGCATAATTAAATTCCATTTCCTCATCGGTCTTACCATCACCAGATTTTGCCTTACTGTTTGCAGGTGTTCTTTCCATCCAAAAAATAGGTTGACCTTTAAAGTTAAAGAATCTCATTTCCTCTACCTTATCTACATATTCAGAAAAAGTGTCAAATATCTTTTCATCAAGTTCTTCCATTAATTCAGGCTTCTTAATAACCTGAATTCCAATACCGCTATGACCATTTGCAGGCTTTGCAATGATAGGAAAGTTTAATTTCTCTAAAGCCTCGTTTTTTGAGTAAACGGTCTTAGGTACATTTTCATCTTCACCTACAAGTTTATGAAACTCTTTCTTTGATCCAGATAGTGGAATATACTTAGGATGATTATAGATGTTTTCCTCTTTAATCAATTTTCTTTTTAGTAATTCATCAACTATAGTACTATGATAATTAAGTACAGGGTACTCAGGATTAATGTCTAACTTATCAATATTATTTTCGGTAACCTGAATAAAAAACTTATCACCGGCAAAACCTTTATAAGACCACCATCTCTGTCCACTATCTCGGCGGGTGGCTAAATATACTTTCTTTAATCCGTTATCTTCAACGGCTTCATTTAAGAACTCTTCAAAAAGTTTGACATACTTCATTGTTATAGATGATTTTATTATATATCCATGAAAACCGCATCGGATATCCACACATGTAAAGGATCATCTTTAACTCTTATAACCTCGGAATCTGATTCTATTTCAGATTCAATTTCTTTAATACCTTCTAAAGGATTACCATTAGGATCGATTAAGAATTCTCTTATCTCTGGAAAACTCATTGGTTCAAAAGAATGATCTAACATTTCATCTATTAAGCCAAAGTGCCTTTCATAAATATGAAGAGAATGTACAATATGTGTATATGTACCTAATTCTAGATCTGGGTAATACTTTTTAAGATGCTCATACATCTGCTGTTGAAGAAGACAGAAAAATGCAATGTCAGTCGGTGTACCTAGAATAAGATCGTTTGATCTCATATCAATGGTAAAGTTAAGATGATTATCACGAATTTGAAATACGCCTGTAAGAGTACATACAAAATCTTTATTACCTTTCCACTGATGTGAAGGCATATTAAAATGAAGAATAGCTTGACGAGAATCTTTATCTTCAATTAAAGACTGTAATGCCCATTGGTACTGATTAATACCATGAGGATTCTTATCCGTAAAGATAAGATTACCGTAAGCAGAATTTACCGTACCGTTTCCGTTATCAATTTGTTCCCAGAACTTTGCAAATTTTGAAATAAAATTAGTATCTCTACGGCCAGTAAAGTACCAAACTAATTCGGCTGCAATATATTTGAATTGACTACTCCTTCTATTATTTTCATAAAGAGGAAATGTAGGATCTTCGATAACTAACGCAGCATTAGTAACTTCATTAATTTTCATACCTCTTGGAGAGGTAACATATTCAGGATTTTGGAGTACATCAGTTAGTGCAGTTTGATACACATCAGCAAATGTTTCACCTTTGTAAATTCTCATATTCTTTTAAAGCTTTTTCGTAACATTTTTCCATTTTAGGAAAGAACTCTTCTACGTATTTTTCGGCTTGTGCCTTTTTCATTTCGAGTTCATATAATTCCATCAACTTAGGATTATCCCAGAGATGATTCATTATCTCATACATGCGTTCTTCTCTCCACTTACTCATGACTAAACATAGATAATTGTTTAGGATCTCCGGTTATTGTATTTTCATGGGATAAAAACTCAATAATAATTTTGGAGACTTCATCGGCACCCATAGTACCTACATTAAGAAGAAGTTTATTTTTAATCTTACTCAAACGATGAGCACGTTGGAATCCATCAACCTCGGCTTTAATACCTTCTTCATTTTTATAAAATGATTTTCCATCATCTCTGCTCCAAATGGTATGAGGGTCATTTGTTAACGTAATAAGATAAAGATTTTCTCTTAATGTATTTACAAAACCTTTTTCAATATCAAAAACATAATCACCGGAATATCCACGGTAAAGTGGAGAGTAAATACTTTCACCTAAATGAGAACGATTAAAGATGATATTAATATCTTGATCTTTACAGAGAACCATCATCTTAAACATGTCTTCATACATTTTCTTTGAATATGAAGTATGCATTTCAATATCATCTTTAAAGGGTAAAGACGAATAATGAATCTTATGAAAGACAGTATCTTTAAGATTCTTAATAATAAGATTTTGCTGTGTATCTTTACCGGTATTATCGGTGCCTTCAATGATAATGAACTTACTCATTTTATTTTTATATGTTAGAAGTTATGATTGTTTATCTCAATGTCAAAATCTGTAAAATTAGCAAAGTCATTTTCATCTGCCTGAATTCTACGTTCCAATGTATCACCTGGCATATTGCGGCTAATAAGTCTTTGGCGTCTTACTTCAATTGGCATATTGAGATAAATGATTGTACATTCTTTACGATCAATTGGATTGATATGAGAAATGCCTTTAGGTGTCATTATAAATAAGTTACACTGTTCCTTGAACTGTTTATAACTTGTTCCATAATACCAACCATTAAATTCAACCCATTCATACCAAAAGTTATTCTTAATACCATCATCAAATTGTTCTTTTGACATAAAGTAATAATCTTGGCCGTCAATCTCACCTTCTCTCGGTGGTCGAGTGGTATAAGAAATACCGTAGATAAATCCACGGCCTTCCATTACCTTTCTCATGTGATCTTTACCTGCAGCGGCTTTACCTACTAGGATTACTTTATTCATTATCTTCTGATTTTGAACCTGCAATAGGAGTGTTTACGGTTGTGCCTGGTGAGGTTGATGAAAAACTATACCAAAGATCGCCTGGTTTATAAGGCGGAGAATAAGGTTGAATGGTTGGCGTAGGGCTAGGTATGTAAAAAGGCTGATTTCTATTTACCTCGGCTTGTAAAAGTACTATGGCTTCCTCTGCAGTAATATGTCTTTCATCAAGAAGTCTTTGTACTATCTCAGTTACCGTTTTCATTGGCTGCATTTTTTACCTCAAAGGTATTTTCTAAAGTTTGAATGCAATCATTGGCCTCAGCAAGAGATCTTGTTAAGGTCATCATTTCATCTATATGCTGTGGATGTTCACCGATACCTACTGGATTTGTTAAGTAGATAGTAAGTGTGGCAAGAGCCTTTTGTTTTTGTGCTTCAAATTGTGCTTTGAGAGCATCATACATTACATTAGTTGGTCCCATAATTAGTCTAATAAAAGTTTAGAGTTTTGAAAATTGTTTTTAATTTTTTCATTAAAGAATTTTCCTTGAGATTCTGCTCTACAAAATTCTTCATATGTTTGAGAGTCAACATTTGAATATTCATAGATAGTACCTGAATTAAATTCAATTTTTAATGTGTTTGCAGAAAAATTATAAACTGCTTTTTTAATCATTGATGAGTCTGTCATCGAGGTTTGTTCTATTAACATATTATTGATTTTTTGATTGATCACCGTTTAATACTTTAAACATTTTCTTTAGTTCTGTGATAGGTAATACTTTAATTTTAGATAAGGATTCCCATGCTTCTTCCTCGGTATTTGCCTTACACGTCCACTTAACTCCTGAACCTACTATAATAAATGTTTTCATGGATTTATTTTTTATATTGAAGTATCTTAATAAGTTTCATTACCCTAATGATTTTTTCAATTGTTCAAGATCAGTTATATACATGTCCTTAGGATCAGTTTTCTTAATGGCTTCTACCTCAGATTCCTTTTCTGTTTTTTGTTTAAGTAGTTCTTCAAATCTCTCCTTAGTTAATGAATAGATTGCCATACTTAATAGGTATGTATATGAACCATCAATCTTATCATATTTGTTATCTTCCAGGTATTTAACAATGATATCTTTTGCTACATTATTTACCTTAAGTTTTCCTTCAATAATATCTTTAATGAATCTTGCCTTATTTGATATGATAAGAAGCTCTCTTCCTAATTTATCAAGAAGATAGGCCTTTCTCTTATGATAATACTGAAGTCTTATTCCAACAAAGTGGGTTACAATATCTTCAGCTTTGGTAAAGATCTTTAATTTACCAGTCTCATCGATAGTGGTAAGGTTTTCAGTTTCTTGTGAATGAATCTTTAACAGATTTTCTAGTCTATCCTTTGAAATATAGTCCTTAAGAATTGCTCGTTGAAATTTAAGAAGGTATTCAATTTTATCTGATGAATTATCTTCATAATCAACAATGATCTTTTTATCAACCAGAGCGTTTAACCACTCTTCATATCTCTCATAAGTAAATGAAGGTGGAATTTCTGTTACTTTTACTGTTGTACTATTTACTATTTCATATGATCCACTAATCTTCCACGTATTAGGATTACCAGGATCTCTAGTAAATGATCCCTTAAATTCACTTAACCAAGGAGGAAGTGTTTTAATCTTCTTATCCTTAAGAACGGCCAAACATGCTTCAACTACATCTTTAGGATTACGATTAAGAATGTTAGTTGCAAATCCTACAGCAATACCAGAAGATCCATTTAAGATAACGGTTGGAACGATAGGAAGAAAGAAGTCTGGTTCAATTTCTACACCTTCTTCAATCTTATTATTAAGAAGGTCAAAATCCTGATAAATTAATCTAAAATTAGGATGTAATTTTGCACTGATGTAACGAGGTGCACCGGCAGAAGGGGAACGTAAAGATCCAAATTGGCCAATGCCATCCAAAAGAGGTAAAGAGTTCTTAAACTTCTGTGCCATACCAACCATAGCAGATTCCAAGGAAGTATTACCATGATGATAATATGCCTCTGCCGCTACACGGCCTGCAAGTTGGAATAGTTTCATTGGCTTTTCTGCTCCATTTTTCCAGATTTTATTTGCCACGAAAACGACCTTCCGTTGTGTTGGTTTAAGACCGTCAATACAGCTAGGGATTGCACGATTTTCTACAACATATTTGGCATACTCCAAATATTCTTTATCAAAGAATGATGTTACTGTTCTTTTTTCCATTAGAAAAGAGATTTATTGCTTGTTTTAATTTCAACAGATTCGCCTAGAATCTTCTTTTTACGAGGGCTAGAGTCACCTGCAAACCAGATATTTAATGTACTGTTAAATCCATTATCTCTGGTAAGAAAGTATGATCTAGGGCTTCTAATGATCTCCTGATATTCATCGTCCTCCAATGCAGCCAATCCTTTCTTATATTCAATATTCCATGAGGATAATGATTTTTGTTTTAACTCCCATTCTTTATAATCTTCTTCAGAATAAAAGCTTAAAGTTTCCTTTCCTTTCTTTGCTACCATAAGAGGTGTTTCTACCTTAAGAACTTTACCTTCTTCAAATAACTCAGGCCAATATTTACCAAAGAAATTAATTAGCAATGCAGAAATTGAATTCCCATCAACATCGGCATCAGTATAGAATAAGATCTTACCATATCTTAAGTCCTTTGGTTCATGACCAATCTTTAATCCTATTGCAGCCATAAGAGATTGTACTTCTTTATTTTGTACCACCTTTGAATCAGGAATCTCTCTTACATTAATAAATTTACCGCGAAGAGGAAACGCACCTTGCGTTAGCGGATCACGGTAACGACGAAACGCAGAGGATGCAGAGTCACCTTCAAATATTGCAAGAGTACAATTTTTTCTATCACCGGTTTTCTTAGCATCGATTAATTTAATTACCTTTGACTTATCGAGGTTATTATTTAATTTTCTAAGTTTTGCTCTTTCTTCGGCTGCCTGCTTTCTTTCAATCCAGTCAAGAACAGATTGGATGATTTCAGATGCAAATACTTGTTTAAGAATCTTTTCTGATAGTTCATGTATACTCCCAAAGTCTTTAGGTTCAGTAATGAGTTTCTCCTTAGTTTGAGACGAGAATGCAGGATTAATAACTGTGCAATCAATAAAGAGAAAGATGTGTTGTTTTAGATCGGTTGGTTTTACATCAACCCGATATTTTTTCTTAATCTTTTCTCTAAGGTATTGGATGATTTGAAATGTAACATTATTAACATGGGTGCCACCATCCTTTGTTTCAACCGAATTGACGAATGATATTGCTTTAAATCCTGATGTTGAATGTCCTATACCAATTTTCCAATTAGGAGACTGTTCATAGAAAACATTATCAGTATAAAGATCTGCATATTCTTTAAAGTTCTTAAACGATATTAAGGTATCATTAAGATAGATCTTAAGCAAAGTATTACATGCAGCAATATCATAAAGCCTTTTCTGAATCATTTGCAGAGAAGACTTATCAATTTTCTTCATTCCAAATCTTTCAAAATCTGCAATATAAGAAATTTCAGTATAGCCTTTCTTATGTGATTTAATTACAGGTTCTGTCTTTTTGGACATGTTATCTGAAAATACCTGCACAAATGATTTTTTACCATCACATGTTTCAATTTTGAATTCTTTACTAAAGATATTGGTTAATGTACTACCTACACCATTAGTACCTACAACAGTACGGTCTTCAGTATCATCAAAATTACTACCAGTCTTAAGATTACTAAAGATCATTTCTGGAACCCATTCTCCGTACTCTTTATGGATCTCTACAGGAATTCCTCCATTATCCCAGATTGATATTCTGCCAGATACTTCATCAATAGTAATTTTAATCTGGTTAAGTTGAGGATTTCTTTTATGTTCATCAACTGAATTTGATACGATCTCGTCAAAAAGTTTTATGAAACCTGGATTATAAGTAATCTCCGTAGGTTCAAATTTACCTTTCTTTTCGTTAAGAAGAAATACTTCCTCGGTATGCGGTTTAATTGAACCGATGTACATACCTGGACGAAGGAGAACGTGTTCAGTGTCAGTAAGTTTTTGATACCTCTTTTCTACACTTACGGCCATACCTTTTATTTTTATATGCTAAAACTCTGTTTGGTTTAATTATATTGATGTCTAAGTGTAAGTTTCAGAAAGGCTTTATATGAATTATAGGCTTCCCTAAATCGTGGATCTTTTTCATTATGTTTCCATTTTGCTGAAAACAAATGAATAAGTTTAACCAAAGACTCGTAATGAACGGTCTTGTTGTCTTTGTTTAGGATAACCCTGCGTACCCAAATAAAATCCTTTTTCATACCTAAACTATTTATTCAAATATAATACATAGATATGATTTCTGAAAGAGCGGAAGGTGAGGGGATCGAACCCTCGCGCCGTTGCCGACCTAACAGTTTAGCAAACTGCCCCCTTCACCACTTGGGTAACCTTCCTTTATCTACAGCAATAATCAGCTGCACGAGTTGCAATTTGCTCGTTAGGTTTTACATTTACTTTATAGCCCAGAGAATTTGCCCACCCTTTAGCCGCAGAAATAATTCTATATGATTTGTGTTCTTCATCTCCGTTATAGTCCATATCAATTTGAACCTTAACATTAATCTGTTGTGTAAGCCATTCAGCGGTTTCAATACTCATCTCGGCTTCTTTCCAAAGACGTGTCCACATATCAGTGATCTTTGGCATTTTATGTTTAGTAAAAATATAATGTACACCTGATGATCCAAAGCGATATGCTATCACTGTGCTATACATAGTTACATCACCATGATTTTGTGAATCGGTTCCAATGTGAATCGATGCATGAGGATAATTCTTTAACTGCTCGAGGGTGTGATCTATCACATTAACCTTGACTCCATTTGTCTTTCTAAACACCTTCATTCATTTTATGTATTTCGCACGCCTGGATGGGTTCGAACCACCGACACCTGGTTTTGGAGACCAGTGCTCTACCAACTGAGCTACAGACGCATTTATTGAGGCACCAACAGGAATCGAACCTGTGTGAAAGGTTTTGCAGACCTCCACCTAACCACTCGGCCATAGTGCCATTATGGGTGATTAATGGGAGTCGAACCCACGACCTTCTGAACCACAATCAGATGCTCTAACCAACTGAGCTATAACCACCATGTGTTGGAATAGGCAGACTCGAACTGCCGACCCTTCGCGTATCAGACGAATGCTCTAACCAACTGAGCTATATTCCAATGTCACAGGACCCGCACCCTGTTCTGAACTTGTACTTTGTTCTATTAAGCGTTTTTGCTCCCCGGGGGAATTACGATATCCCGACCCCATGATTAACAGTCATGTGCTCTGCCTCTGAGCTACCGAGGAATAAAAGTAATAAGCAGAGGCTTTGGGTTAGACACGCCCTAATATTACATAGGAGACCCCTTAGATGCTTACCTATTACTTAGTGGTGATGGACGGAATCGAACCGCCGACACAAGGATTTTCAGTCCTTTGCTCTACCAACTGAGCTACATCACCATTAGTAGTCAATAAAGGACTCGAACCCTTATCTCTTGATCCGTAGTCAAGTGTTCTATCCAATTGAACTAATCGACTAAATGTGGACCTTGCAGGGCTCGAACCTGCGACCTGCGGATTATGAGTCCGATGCTCTAACCAACTGAGCTAAAGGTCCAAATGTTGGAAGGGACGGATTCGAACCGCCGTACTCCGAAGAGAGCAGATTTACAGTCTGCCGGTTTTAACCACTCACCCACCTTCCAATAAAAGAGAGACTTCGGGTCTTTCGGGCATTCTGTGATATAATCAACACATCTGAATCTCCTAATGCCTTTTTGACAGTCAGCGGGATTAAGACCATATCATACAGCTTCACTATCTCTCTTGGTGCACCCTGATGGTTTCGAACCACCGACCCTCTGCATGTAAGGCAGATGCTCTCCCACTGAGCTAAGGGTGCATTAGTACCGAAGAAGGGACTCGAACCCTTAAGCCGTTAGGCACTGGTTCCTAAGACCAGCGTGTATACCATTCCACCACTTCGGCAAGTTGTAGGATATCGCTTAACCTACTGTGATTGCGCCTTTCACATTTACATCTTATAGCTACATCCTAAACGGGAAAACTATGATGTACGATTTTTTTGTGATCCCGGCGCGGCTCGAACGCGCGGCCCATACATTAAAAGTGTATTGCTCTACCAACTGAGCTACGAGATCTTAGTGGAGGTAGAGGGATTCGAACCCACGACCCTCTGCGTGCAAGGCAGATGCTCTAGCCAACTGAGCTATACCCCCAAAGTGTAGGTAGCCTTCCTACTGTGTAACCGTACGTGTTACTTTAGGTTATGCATTAACCTCGGCATTTTTTGGCGGCCCGTACGGGACTCGAACCCGTGACCTTCGCCGTGACAGGGCGACATTGTAACCATCTCTACTAACGAGCCAATAAGAGGGTGGCGAAAGATTTGCGATCCTTCATTTCTACTTCTGAATATGCTGATTAAGTCGACTTCACAGCAGGAATTTCATTTTCGTCTAGATACCACCTTTGTTGCGGGGATGGGAATCGAACCCATGTGGTTCGGCTTATGAGACCGAGCTGGAACCATCTCCAGTCCACCCCGCAATGTTGTAGTCCGTACGGGGATCGAACCCGTAAGCTTCTCCGTGAAAGGGAGATGTCCTAACCAATTAGACGAACGGACCAAATAATGTTTGAGCCTCCGATAGGATTCGAACCTACGACCCACTGATTACAAATCAGTAGCTCTACCAACTGAGCTACAGAGGCAAAATACAGGATACGTTTTGGCTTCAAAGTTGCAGTTTGATAAAATTTGCTGTATGTATCCTTGTAGGGAAGACAGGGCTCGAACCTGCGACCCCCTGGTCCCAAACCAGGTGCGCTACCAACTGCGCTACTTCCCTATATGTTGCCCCCAAAGGATTCGAACCTCTACACTGTGGACCAAAACCACATGTCCTGCCATTAGACGAGAGGGCAATTTAAAGCGGAAAGAGAGGGATTCGAACCCCCGATACCTCGCGGTATGCCGGTTTTCAAGACCGGTGTAATCAACCAACTCTACCATCTTTCCGTTGGTACCTCAATATGTCAAAGAACGAATTTGAAATTCTATTCTAAACAAATATAACTCATTCAATCTTTTTCTGAAAGAGACCCATAAAAAAAGCCTCCCGGAATTTTTTATCCAGGAGGCTTAGTATTATAAGTGTTTTATCTTATCAGCTCCTGCCTGGACTTGGTGTAATTGAATCCGCCTGCGGAAAATTCTTTTCCACATTACTAAGAATCCAATATGTACATCCGTGCAGTTGCATTGAAATTGTTTTATTTGTTATTTATATATACTCACATTGTGTTTGTTTCACATGTGTGAGAATTTGAGCGGAAGACCGGGTTCGAACCGGCGACCCCGACCTTGGCAAGGTCGTGCTCTACCAACTGAGCTACTTCCGCAGAAACAGGATGCATTGGGTTGTAGTTTACAAGTCTAGTCCAAAGTTGCTGTATGCATCCTTTTTGGTGGAGGTGATGGGATTCGAACCCATGTCCGACTAAGGAACCTAAATCCCTCATTCACAAGCTTAGGCCATTTTTCTTAATGGCCAAAATAAATGGTTCCTATTTTGACATCGTTACCAATAACTATGTCGAGTTCACTTATAAGGTAGTACTCTGAACGAGACCTTGAATTCTCATTCTTTTTAATATCTCACGATGAGTGCGAGACTGATTAGGCTGCTACAGCGTAATCAGCACCAATGAAAGCCATTGCGTCTTCCCAGGTGAATGAAGATTTCTCTTCGCCTTTTATTGTGCGATAGGTGTTTAAGGGTTTCCATCTAACCCTGCTTGCATCAGTAACCTAATTTCAGCTTAATCGTCAAAACCTGGTCACCCCCAATATGTTAAAGAACGTACCTTTATTTATATAATCGCGGTTAACGATTGTTTACTGGAGCTCTCCAAGATTCCATTTGTTCGCGGCGATTCTTTTGAATCATATCCCATTCCATACGATCATATAGAACATAGGAATACTTCCACCCACAGTCATCATCATAGTCAGAATCTTCTTCTACCACAATAGAATGACCAAGGATTTCTTGAAGAGTTTTCCAATCTGTTGGTCTCCAATACCCAAAGCGAAGGTAATTATGATTACCGCCACCAAAGATACGGCATACCTCGAATTGCCCTAAGGCATTTTCAATCTGTTTGAGTTTTTCAATTTCTATTTTCATCTTTCTAAAATTACAAAGTTACCAAATTCGCGATCAAATACTTGAAGGAGATGTTCATAATCACCACTCATCATTTCAGTGGTAAGTTCTCCGCGCCTATTCGGTTGATACCCTAATTGCTTTGCTAAGTTTTGTGCAAGACCAATTAGTGCGAATGCATTTCCATCAGGGCCTGTAAGATCAATTACTATAGGGCCAGTTCTTTCGTGTTTTTCTCGTATCATATTACATGCATTGATAAGTTTCAGACTTAGACCAGTATTCATAGAATGCGGCAGCAGATTCTGTAACTTCAGTAAGCTTAATACTTTTGAAGTAGACTCGGTTTCCAAAGACAGACTTTAGATTGACCGTATTCTTTGTGCAGTTTGATACCCGGTAGAATCCACCTTGGTATGTTACGATTGATCCTTTGTTAATTTGATTTTCCATATCCGTTTAATTTTATATAAATATAAAACAAATTTTTGGGATTTGAAAATATTTGGGAGACTTTTTTCTCTCCAGATGAAAAAAGTTATTAACAATTTAGAATGGCATTGGAGACTCTGCCTTTAACTTTTCTATAAGCTTTCTTGCAATGATTTTGGTTTCTTTTGCAAATTCACCTTTATCAATCATCCATTCAATATATCTGGAATCTGCTTCATAAACTTCTTTAAAAGGTTTACCTGCCCATTTTCCAAAATTAAAGATGATTTCTTTTTTCCCGTTAATTTCGGCAAACTTAAACTTACCGCTTAGGTCAACTTGCGTTTGACGAGACTCATTAACCGCTTGGTCAATTTCGGCAGCAGATCCTGGCATATCATATAGTTTACGTTGTGCCTGGAAGATTTCCATTGTTGCACGAATATCTGCTTCTGCACGGTGTGCACCATCTAAAGTTTTACCTGTGTACTTGGTATATGCAGTACTAAGATCTCGTCTTTCGTATTTAGAATAGATTAGGAACGGATCAATAACGGCCTTACCGCGAGGATTAAATACAAGACCAGCTCGCATAAATTCTTCAGTAAGCATTGGGATATCAAAGTAAAGTGCATTATAACCACCGAGGTCGCTATCACCTATAAAGTCCATAACTTCTTTGGCAATATATTCAAACCTATCCTGGTCTTCGAGCATATCTGGTGTGATTCCATGTTTATCAATCGCTTCTTGGCGCCATTCAATACCAGGCCCAGGATTTACGAGTGTATAAAAAGATGAGATCTCATTACCTTCAAAATCAGTTTTGATCATACAGATCTCAATAATCCTATCTGTTGCTGTGTTAACACCAGTAGTTTCTAAATCAAACCAAACAATACTCTTATCCATAATTACTATACTTTTAGTGGAACAATCCGTTAATTTTATATAGTAACCAGATAACTTAGTTTTAGGTTTCTAAGAAAAAGATTTATTAATTACCTTCGGTAGGAATGAGTACGGCAATTTTTCCAGGTAAACCACTCATTGTAGAATTTAGGTTACCTAAAGTAGTATTAATACTTCTAAGAGTTACTGAAAGACCTTTATCTCCGCCTCCACCGCCAGCATTACCATCAGATGTTGTTGTGGTGGTAGCAGTAGAAGTATTACTTTGATTTAACGCATCTCTAATGTCTTCGACGGCACTAAGTAATTGAGCATATGCAGCTGCATTGTTACTTAATTCACCTGCGCCCTTAAATAGATTTGCAAATGATTCTGCTTTATCTGCATCTATCTTATTAATAGCGGCAGCCATTTTATCCATACCTTCAGCAGCTTTATGAATAAGTCCTTTTCCAGCATTCTTAGATATTTCAGAAATAAATCCTTGCATATGATCGACCTGGGACTTAAATTTAGGTTTCTCATAGTAATATGTAAATGTATCACCTATTGATGTAAAGATCTCTTTAATGCTTTTTGCAATTGCTTGTGGATTCTTAAGATCCGTAAATGCCTGTAAACCTTTTGCAATATTTTCTAATTCTTTACCTGCACCCTTTACATTCTCAATACCTTTTTGAACAAGGTTTTCATCCCAGCTTATACCAAACAGAGAACTTAATCCAGTTGAATCTTCCTGTTCTTTTCCACCTATTGCCATAAATGCATCACCTACAAACATAAGGGTATTTTTAATCGTATATCCTAACTTTTCAAAATCAACATTATTAGAAATCATATCTTGAAAAGACTTAAGACCATTTGCAATTAAATTAAGTTGCTCACCAGCACCCTTTACACTCTCGACACCCTTTTGGACAAGGTTTTCATCCCAGCTAAAAATAAACCACCCATCCTCTTGTTCCATTCCACCTATTGAAGCAAAGGCTTCTCCTACAAAGGTAATTGATTTTTTAACAGCACCTGCTAATGTATCCCAGTTAATATTTTGATCAACCATGTCTTGGAATGTTTTAAGACCTGTTGCAATATTAGTAAGTTCTTGACCTGCACCCTTTACAGAATCAATACCTTCAGCAACTTTATTCTTTTCAATTCCAAAAAGAGATCCCATAATTCCACCTGCCTGTACATTACCTTGACTTGCAACCGCAGCAAAAGCTTCGCTAACAAAACCTACGGTATTTGTAACAGCATAACCTAATGTACCAGGAGCATATCTTCCGTTTGCATCAGGTTGTCCAAATTGAACACCACCATCAATTAATGCCTGGAATGATTTAAGACCCTCTGCGATGTCTTTAAGCGCTTTACCGGTTCCCATAACTGATTGGATACCTTCCTGTACCTTATTCTGTTTAACATTAAATAAAGTATCAAAGAAACCACCACCTTGGACATTTCCTTCATTGGCTACGGCGGCAAAAGCAGTTCTAATAAATCCTACTGTGTTTGTAACAGCATAACCTAATGTACCTTCTTCATAATTACCATTACCATCAGGTTGGCCAAAACTAACTCCGCTATCAATAAGAGATTGGAATTCTTTTAGGCCTTTGGCAATATCTTTTAATGCTCTACCGGCGCCTAGCACTGAATTAATACCTTCTTCAACCGCAGTTCTCTTAAATCCAAACATTTGACCAAAGAAAGATGAACTAGGTACCTGTTCGCTTGATCCTGCTAATGCAAATGCAGTAGTAACACCATTTAACATTGTTACCAATTCTTTAGATAACTCATCATTCCATCCAACTTCTTTAAACTTATTAAGACCAAATGATAATGTTGTTAATGCAATACCAGCAGCAGTAAAACCAGCAGCGGCTTCAACCATCCTAACAGCATCGACTGCGCCAGTAATAGCTCCGCCTAATTTAGCAAAAAATCCTTCATCTGCATCGGCATTACCTAAGAATGCTGATTTAATACCAACTAAAGTAGTTGTCATAGCAGAAGCATCATCCTCAGTAAAACCTACTGCTTTAAATAAAGCCAAACCACCAGATAATACAGCTAAAGATATTCCAACTGCAGCAAATGCTGCAGACCCAGCTAATATAAATAATGCCCCAGCACCAGCCGCAGCAAATTCTAAACCTAATGCTAATAGGATACCTGATTGTACACCTACATCTTTCAGAGTCATATCCTCTGTTACCTTGGCAAACGGTAAATATCCAAGACTAAATACAAGTAATCCAAGTCCCATAGCAGCAACCCCTATAGCCCCTTTAATTAATTGACTAGCAAGTAATCCAGCCGCAGCAACAGCAGCTCCGACACCAATTAAAATTGCTGATTGTATACCTAATCTTTCAAGAGTTATATCTTTTGTTACCATTGCAAACACTAGGTACCCAACAGAAAATACTATTAAGCTCAATCCCATAATTAATAAACCAACCGCACCCTTTCTGATTTGCTTATCAAATAATCCTATAAGAGCAAATGCTCCACTTATAAGAACAAGAGTTCCTACCATTGCTAGCAGAATGATTGGGTTTAATAAGATAAATAGAGAAGCTAAAGCAAATAGAACTAATCCGGCACTAAAGAAAACTAATGATCTTCCCATTAATAAAAGAGCTCGGGCACCCTGTCTGATTGGTCTATCAAATTTACCTAATAGTGCAAATGCTCCTGCAAATAATACTACGGTCAGTAATATAACAGGAGCCATAACAATACCTATAATAGAAGCAATTGCAACTACTACAAGCCCTTTTGCAAATTTAATTAATGAGTCACCCATTAGGCCTAATGCATCGGCGCCTTTACTTATCACTTTACTTTTCTTTCCTATCATTTCAAATGTAGGAAGTAATATCTTTAATGTAGCTTTAAGTAAAAGAGCACCTACATATCCTGGTATAAGTAAGAATGCAGCCGCAGCCAGCCCTCTTGCAAATTTACCTATGTTTGCTGCTATTTTTTCAAATGCTTCTGACCCTTCTTTAATCTTTTTTGTATCTAAATCATCAAAGACAGCCATTATTTCCTTAATGGTTGATGAAAATTTTCTAATAGCACCTTTAGGTACTAGCATAAAAGTTAATAGACCGAACGCTAAAGAAGAAGCACCACCACCTAACATTTTGATGGCTTCTGCTCCTTCTTTAAGTTTATCTTTATCCATAGGTTTACCTCCTACGGATATTGCACCATTTTTCGTATTTGTAGCAATCTGTTTTAATAAATCTGTCTGTACTTGTAATTCGGCTACAATTGCTTGACTTAACTGCCCACTACTTCCACCGGCAACAGCAGCAACCACAGCATCTAATTTTGATGCAGTTTCTTCAGTCGACTTTGCTATCTTGGTTAGAGGATCCATAAGATCCTTTAAGGTTACTACTGCCATTCATGGAGTTATTTTATTAGTTAACGTCAACCGTCCAGCCGTTACCTTCTAGGACCGCTTTAGCAGCAAGACCAGTTGCGCTAGGAGTAGCATTAGTTCCTCCGTTTAACTCAACATATCCACCTGATACACCGTTTGTAGAAAGAGCAACTAAGATGTTATCTACCGCTTCTTCCGTTAGGTCACAGTTATATGCATTTACATCATAGCCGCCATTACCTAGAGGTTGACTGCTATCAATAATTATCTCGGTTAAATCTGTATTTCCATTAAGATCAAATCCAGTTAATGAAGGTAACATTGATATGTCAAGACTACCTGCAATAAGAGATTGGTCAGCATCAAAAAATTCAAGATTAACTAATCCTACAAGATCTGGGAATCCACCTGAAAAATCACTATCGTCTACACGAAGCTCAATTAAATTATAGCAACCTGATAAATTAACAGAAGTTAATGATGGTGTGTTTGTATCAACAAGATCACAGTCACTTATATCAATATATGTAAGGTTTGTTAAACCAGAAAAATCTACACTTTCTAACGCATTATAGTCTGCCCTAAATTCTTGTAAATTAGCAAGGGTTTGTAAACGTGATATTGACTTAATAGGTGCATCACCATCACCAGGAAAATTTAATTGTAAGATTTTTAGAGGATCATCAAAGTATACTTTAACTGTGTAATCGCCAATCTCATCATATGTATGGTTTTCGCTGTAATAGCCACCACCACCTGAATCCACATGTACATTACCATCACCCCATTCAATTGTAAATTCAATAGGTTCACCAGTAGAAGTAAAATCAAATTCAAAGTAAGTACTGTCAAAGGTATTTACTACAAATTCCAATGAAGGTGTTCTACCACCCCCACCGCTACTTGAGTCTCCGGTTGCAGCAACAGCTGACATATTTCTAACCGCTTCTTGTAATGCCTGTGTTCTAATTTCAGAAAAAGCAGCCTGGCTCTTTGCCTGAATATCTTTAAGAATTTGTTGTCTATCCATTATCTTTTGTCTTTATTTATATATTTAGAATCTTGGCATACTTATCTTAGGCATAGAAGGTTGCTTATAACTAGACATATTTTTATTCATATTGGTAGCATTTTTCTGCATTCCAGCTATGTTATACTTATCTTCAGCATCTTGATTTTGTTTCTTTTCTTCATCATTACGTTCTTTAATGATGTCATTATAGATTTCAAGAGTATACTCAAATTCATAATATGGAAGCATGTCCAGCTCGGTAGGCTGAACATGCAATTTTTCCATAAGTAATACCCTGATCTTATAGAAGTTCAGAAGAGATATCTTGAATAATGAACAGAGATTTGATTCCGCCGGGAAAGGAAAGCGGAACTGTGACCTCCGCGCCACAAGATTGACATGGGTAAACAAATTCAGGCTTAATACCTATTTTCATTTTTTCCACCAATCTAAAAATTATTGAATATTTACCAGAATCCCATCCTTGGAATGATGTCATAGCAGAGAAGATTTGCTTTTCATCAAATCCTCGCCATTCTCTTTGCACATAAGGAAGTATACCAAGAGAAGATTTATCCCACGATTTATTTTCTTCCTCTCTCTTTCTTGCCCAATCAGTAATAGCTCTCATAACACCAATTGTAGGTGGTGCTAATACTAATTCACCGTGGCTTTTGGTTGGAATAGTGTAGCATTTATTTACAGAATCATAATACTTTTCAATAAGATCATCTACTTCATTAAACTGAAGATTGGCTGTTTTTAATTCTACACTATCCTGTGACTTACATGAACCTGAAGTACATTTCTTTTTACCTACTGGCATCATTAATTTAGCTTCACCATTTTTGAATGTAAGCTCTCTGATTGAAAGTAAAACATAAATACGGTCTTCTTCAAGAATATCACGATATGATCCTCTTTGGTTACCGTACATAATTTTAGTACAGCCTACAAGAATAGAATTTAGTTTTTCATCTACGTCTCTAATGTTTTCTTCATCGATTGTAGAGAAATCTCTAATCTCACCAACTCTTGCAGCTCTAATATGAATTTCAAAATCTTCACGATAAAATTTACCAGCAGAAGGAAGATTTCCTAAATCTAACTTCATATAACCGGTTAACTCCTGAATTCTTCTAATCTCAGGATCGTCTGGTGAAGTAAGTCCCATCCCTTTGGTTGGATCAACTTTACCTAAATTTGTAATTTTACCATCATTAACTACTGTTGCTGGTTGAATGCCTTCTGCTGCTTCAAACTCTTTTTTGATATTTTCTTCGTGATTACTCATGTTATTTGTTTTTTGTTAATTGTTTTTCTGGTGTAGTTTCTTCTACAATATGTTCAACAATAATGTTTCTAACATATCTTGAGATAGGAATTGGCCTAATACCAGATTCCATTGATTTTTGAATGATAATAGTATTTAAGTTATCTTCATCCTCAGGTGTTAAAAGAACTTGTAATTTTTTTGTCAATTTCTTTTTTTGAGGAATCATTTCCTGTACGCTTTCATTATATCCAAATTTAGGATTGTCAGATTTGAATTTTTTAATCCAAAATTCAACCCGGTCCATTACAATACCTAAAGATTCTTCTTCATCAAATCTTTCTAACACATCTCTCTTAAAGGATGTTGTGCCAAAATCCTTTACGGCTCTCTTAATGTATTTTCCGGTACCTAAATTATTAGGATTATCATTAACTGCATATCCCACATAGGTTTTCCCATTGGATATATTTTCTACTTTAAATATAATCATGATCTATAGATTATGTATTCTATATTATATATTAGAGATAAGACAAAAAAACTGGCCCTAAGGCCAGTTTTTGTTAAATGTTTAGATTTAGTTATTTGGAGCTCCAACGTTTTCTTCAACCCAATGGTCACAACGATAAGTCATTGATAACTGGGCAGCATCGGCTGTTCCATAATCAAGTGCATCAATAAAATCAGGTGCACCAGTTGGGAAGATGTCCTTACAAGTAATCTTTCTGAAGATATCCCCTGCACGGTTATATTGAACAATGATCATGCTTCCTACATAGTCTTTCTTTAATCCCATTTCACCAGTCAATGGATCGTAGATTAATTTATACCAGTTTCTCATGGTATTGTAAATGTAGTTTTCATTTGCATCATTTAGATTCAGTGTAAACGCGATAGTAAGATCTACGAAAGTCTGACCAGGCATACCTGCAAAAGAACGATCTGCAAATTTATATTTTTGACCAATTGCATCTACTGAAGGATTTAATGCATTTAAACCTCCAACAGATATAACATGTTCAAGGATCAAACCAGTATCATCACCATTTGGGGTAAAGAGTGTTACCTCAAATAGGTTAGGCTGAATAGGTTCGTATCTGTTATTACTTGCCCTTGATTGAGTGTAATGTGGTAATGGCATAGTTTAACTTATTTTTTTATTTATTCTTTCTTTATTTCTTTTATTGGAAGTTTCCTGAACTAATTGCTCCAGTTCTTAAAATAGTGGTTCTTTGAACCAAAATTTCCATTCCTCTTACTGGTTCAATATAAGTATCTAGGATACCAACATTTTGATCAATAACTTCCGGCGTATTATTAGTTTCATCCATTACGTTTCTGAAGTCATATACACCATCATCGTTTTGGACCGTTGATAAGAAGTTATCAGCAAGAGTTTTAATTTCCAATCTTGTTTGAGCAGTATTGAACTCAAATAAGTAATTCTTAAGAATTGCCTCAATACCATCCTGGATGTAAATAACAACCTCTCTCACATTAATTGAACTTAATGCAGATTTAGGAGTTTGTTGAGCAGTTTTATTTGCAAAGATAGTTGGACCAGTTCCACTTTGGAAAATGATTGGATTCAATCCAAATGGTTCTAAGTATTCTCTATCTGATAGGTCAAGATTAATTTCTAATCCTACCACACCAGTTCCACCTACAACACCTCTACGAACACCTGCAACCAAAGACCAAGGTAATGCATTTTCATACTTTGCAATAAAGTTATTTGATACATAAGCAGCAGGAGGAACGTTAATGTTCTTTCCTAAATCCCTTACAGTAATAAAAGGATAATAGAATCCACCCCAGCTTCCACCTTGAGTAGATGCAGGCAATGAGTATCTAACTGTTGGGTTCTTAGAAAGATCACCACCTGTAGAAATAAATCTAGATGATAAGGCTCCAGTTGCATCCACGAATGAAGGGTCTACGTTAGCCTTAAAGTCTTTTGCAGAAGGTGCATTAATAATTGCAAATGCATTCTTTCTAGTTTGACATAAGTTAGTATAGATTGACTTAGATCCACTTTCAATACCGTTTCCAAAAGTATCAATTAAGTAACGGAAGTTAATAGTTTCTCTATCAGTTAATGCTTTAAATAAATTTGTTCCACTTAATGTTCCATTAAGAATAGCATTCTGACGATCATTGGTTCCGTTAGGTACGTGTTTATTAACATCCAATACAAATCCGTCAAGAGTAAAGATGTTTAGGTAATCAACCCAAGTATCAATTGGGTAATAAAGTTCAACCTTCTTAATAGAATTTACAGTAGTAACGTTAATTTCAGATTGACATGTCACAAGTAATGCAGTAGTTCCTACTGGGATAGTAGGGAATTCATTATTCGTTTTACCACCTTGAACTTGATTAATTCTAGTTAATCTAGAGTGAGGTACTGAAACATTACCTTCAAAATGTAAAAGATAATTTCCTACAACCACAGTAGAAGCATCAGGGTTAGTTGATGCAATAAGTACCTGGTTAGGTTTAAGAAGTGGTTCAGTTGAAGAATCTGATATAATATCGATTGAACGATTAAGAGATCCTTTAAGTGTTTGGATATCTAACGTGTTTAATCCAACAGAGCCTCCGTTTGAATTTAAGAAGTATCCTGTACCGCTATCCATATTAAACTGAGATCTTGGAGTAACGTTTACAAAAGTATCTTGTTGATAAGGAGTTATTCTAACACCTGGTATGTAATATGCAGGGTCAGAGATTGCAAACTTAGTACTTACTGTAGCAGGTACACCAGTATGAATAAATCCGTAACTAGTAGCATTAAATACTAGGTAAGATGTATATTCATTACCAGAGATTTCCCATACTGCTTCATCACCATCAGTAAGAGTTCCGTTAGAGAATGAACTGTAAAGAGCACTTCCGTAAGAACCAATGATATTAGCATTAGTATTTGAAGTTTCAAATTCATGAACGGTAAAACCTAAGTCTTCTTCATTTACATAAGTATATGTAGTTCCTAATGATGTTGGAAAATCACCAGATACAATTCCACCTACTCCTGATAAAACAACAGTAACAACGGTATTGGTAACATTCACAGAAAGTACAGGAACATACTTATTGCTAATTGCACCTTTAATGTAAGAACCTACTGTTGTAGGAGAGTTAGCAGACATACTTGCGAATGCATCATATAAAGGATTACCCGCAGATCCAATTACTGAGATCTGAATATTTCCTCCTGTTAAAGTATTAACAGATACTATGTCACCTGTTGCAATAGTTGCTAGGTTTACACCTTGTGCAGCTCTTGCATAAGGAAGGTCAGCCACAATTGCTTCGCTATATGAAAGGAAATTAACATCATCCTGAATACCAGTAGCCTGAGTATATTCGATGTTATGTCCAATTAGGTCAATACCACCTTTTACACCATCGATTAGAAAATCTCCACTGAAGAGATCTTCATTCACAGCGCAGAATAATCCGGTTGTAGCAGTATCAGCATTGATTAATTTCTCAATGAATAAGTTATTACCAAGTAAATCTACAAAATCAGGAATTAAACATGCAGTGTAAGTTGCAATTAGGTTTACTTCTGATTCATTAAAGAATTCTTGTAATTTAGTATCGGTTGTGTCAGATGCAAATTTCTTTCTCTCAATACCTTTAGTTGGATTAAAATATTGTTGGAATGTAGGATCGGCAGTAAATCTGTCATAAGGTGTAGCAGAACCGAAGTTTCCACCAAAGTTACCTTCAATGACAAATACATCTACCATAAAGTCAGAGATTAAACTGTCTTTATCTAAGAAACCAGGAACATTTGCAGTTCCGTACCATTCTTCAACAGTAACATTAAAGCTTGCAACATTATCGTTTGCAGCTTTTCTAACAATTATTGATATTGGATTTTGACCTAAGTTAACAAAATCTAAAAGATCATTAGTAGTTAGAGAGCTTAATACATTTCTGTTTGCTCCAACGTTATCTAGGAATGCATCACTATCAGGGAAAAAGAATTTATCCCTGTTGTAAAATTTTTGATATTCTCCAGAAGCACCTGCATTATTTTGAGCTTCCGGTGTAGCAGCAGTACCTAACTTAATGTAGTCTACATCGTCGTTTGAGTCTAATGCTAAAAGGTTAAGGGCTAAAATTGGTCCTCTTTCTAATGCAGCTAAGCAGCTTCTATGAAAGTATGAATCCTTTCTTTCGAGGTTTCTGTCAATATCTCCAAATACTTGCTTAAAAAATGCAGTATCCGGTACAAAAACTGGGGTATTAAAAGGACCTTTCTTAGAAAAACCAACAATTAATCTTGTTTGGTTTGCAGGAATGCTAACAACTTGACTCTTATCAAATTCGAAGCGGTATGTACCTGCGGCTTTAAGAGAAGCGATTCTTGGATCTAGTGCCATCTTGTATTATATTTTTTTTATTGCTTTTTTTATATATCCACGGCATAGCCACTTTTCTACACAAGATCATAAATATCGTAATTGAGATTTCCTCCCTTAGAATCCTTTTCTAAGATCTCATCAATCTTAGTTTGTAGAGATTCTTCTACGGTATCATAAATCTCTTCAACAAAGTCGGAAAAGTCTAAAGTAAAGAAAAATTCTGAACTATTTATGCTGGTCATTATAAGATCGTCATGACCTAATTGTCCTGCATATGTTCCATTAGGCATCTTTCCAAACGTAGAGGCTTCATACACAGTTTTCTTATCTTTAATTACAATTCTATTCTGGGTTATATATTTCTTAAAGTTTTGACAAAAGATAGGTTTATTATCTTTTTTGATTTTAAGACCAAAGTTTTTAGTTCTTGCATCAATACGATGTTTAAACTTAACAACCATTTCTTCATCAAATTCATTTCTCTGTGGAAAGACAGTTTCCAGTCTCTTAATTAATTCACCGCCAAACATATTCCACTCGATTATTAGTTTTACGTTTTCTGAATGAAACATATCAAATGATAAAATATAAACAGCTTTTGCAAATTCTTCTATAGTATGTTCATTACTTCTAAATCTTCCTATTTGTCTAAGTCTAAAAAAGTCTACAAACGACCCAGGCGAGGTTATCTTTTTCCAGTCCTGCTCATCCATGATTTCAATCTTAAAGATATTTATAATTGAATAGTCACCACCATTTCCTTCTGCAATATCAATTGAAAAGACCCAATAATTTGTATCTTCTTCAATTTCATCAAGATTAAAATCAGGATCCCATAATAAGCCTGCATACTCAATGTTCTCATCCTCAAATTCAGGAATCTCTTTATGAATAAATTCTTTTTGGTTTTGTTGAAGCTTTTTAAGACTATCTGCGCCTAATAAGAGAGAAGAACTTGCTATAAACTGATTTCCGTATTGTCTATTAAAAGCCTCCTCTGAACCAAGGTTAGCAACTTCTTGCCTCATCCATGCCTCGTCTCTACCAGGAACATCCCACCAGTCAACCCTAAACGGTGAATATTCATTTAATCCTTTTTCTGCAGATGAGTAAATATCATAAAACTTATTAAATCCGTTCGGTGTACTTGTAATAATTACCTTTGAATTTGAAGAAGCAGATACAGTAGGATAAACGTTTTCATAAAATGTTTCCACGAAGTTCTGTGGGATGTGAGCGAACTCATCCATAAACAGTAAGTGAATTGTAAAACCAATTGCGGCTTTCTTTGTAGTGGTTTGACCAATAATACGACAGCCATTATCAAACTTGGAATTAAATACATCCCATTTAATAACACCAGGCTTTAAGAAAAACGGTAAGTGTTCAAGAATCGTTTTTCCTTTATCAATAATTTCACGAGTGGTAGCCCCTTTGTTTGAAAGTACAAGAGAATTCTTATCAAAATTAAATAAAGAGTACCATGCAATAAAAATTGATGAGCAAATTGTTTTACCAATCTGACGAGATGCTAAACAACAATTAAATCTTTCCTTTTGAAATTGTCTTAACATCTCTTCCTGATATCCTCTTAACTTAATTGTCTGAAGACCATGATCGGTCATTACGGTACAATAAGTATTTGCAAAATAAACAATATCAGTTGCGCATTTCTTTATTTCTCTAATCTCATGCGGTGTATAATTAAAAACTATGTTTCCCTTCCTAAGATTAGAATTACCTTCATAGAAAGGAGTTGCTTTAGGTTTATACCCTTCCTCTAATGCAAGCATAAGTTGTTCAACCTTTTCTGATGTCCATGAAAAGGATTCTTCTGCAGCGCCAATCTTAAACTCAAATCCTGCGCTTTCTGCTCTAGGTTTCTGTGCCATCTTCTTCTATTATAGCTAAGATATGATTTTCATGTAGAGCTTCGTATTCTTCTCCGTCTATATTAAAAATCGTACCCTTACCAATTGTTTTTATGATTGTATGCCCATCTCTAACATCTTCGGATGAGGACTTAATTACAATACATTTACGATTATACTTTTCGGTTGGAAGTATAATTCCACCTTCGGTTACTTTTTCTTCTATGATCTCTTTTGTAAGAACATAGTTATTCTTCAGTTTGATCTGCATCGACATCTTGTATATCTTCTTCGTTAATACTATCTTGTAAGGCTCTCATAAGATCCTTAGTTCCTCTTGCCTTAACACCAGTGTTACCGGATTTCTTTTGAGCAGTATCAGTATTAGCACCCCCATGATAAACATCAATATCCCTGGAAAGCTTTTTAGCATTCTCTTCAATTGCAACCATATACATGGTTTGACTTTTAATGATATCTAAAAGTGTTCTCTGTAGGTCGCTAAGTACTTCAAACATTCTAGGCGAAACGTCACCTTCATTAATAGTATCCATTAATGTTGAAATTGCAGTTTCACTATTTTGCATTTGGCGAATAAGCATACCTAATGCATATTCATCTAGCTCTGCTTTAACCTTAATGTATTCATGCTCCTCAATAATCTCTTCACTTAAATAGAACTTAAGAAGATTATTCATAACCCGCTGGGCCTTATTCTTTGCGGTTTGTAATGCAACAGCTTGTGTTCCTTCTGCTCTAACCTTTGGTAATTGTGGGGTATCTTCTAAACCAGGTACCTCATCAGGTAAATCATTTAATAAGTCTCCAAGGCTATCTCTAAATTTATGTTTAGAATCTTCTTTCATTAATCCTTAATTTAGATTATATATTCTAGCTTATCTAGGATTGGTTTCTTTCTGTAGTAATAGTTGTGGTGCAGCATTATCCAGTAGTAAAGTTAAATGAGTATCTTTTACTACATATTGTGATAATATCAATTCCTGTAATTCTTCTTCAATAGGTTTACTCCAAATACGAAGGTTAGTTAGGTCTGTTTTACACCCTAATAGTTTCCATGAATTAAAATCTGGTATTTCAATCGGTGTATACAATTTGGTCTCAGAAAATATCTTTGTTAATTGAGCGCTATTTTTTGGATTAATTGCACCTGTTTTATCAAGAGTTTCATATCCAAACAGGCTTAATTGTTTTGCAATAGAATTAAGATTAATTACGAATGCATACCAATTATTCTCAATAAGAGATAGACCTTGTGATTGTAAATTATACTTAAAATAGTTACCATCCAACTTTACTATAAACCAATTTGGTGTGTATGTGAATTCTACAAGTTGAGCAGGTGGTAAAAGAGACGTTTCATAAACCATAAAGGTATTACTTGCCTCTCTGTTAAATCTAGGAGTACCTTGGAATGTATTATCAATATAGTCTACATCAATATTAATACTAGTAGATCCTATTGCGGTTATTTTATGAATACCGTTATATGATGCGGTACCAGCAACCTTAACCCAATTTCCAACAGAGAGGGTTTGTGACAGGGTAGGTAAACCTGAAGTATTAAGTTTTACCTTTCCTCCGCTATTAGTTATGCCTGTGATTGCCACATTTATCCCAATAGGATTTGTGTATTTTGGTCTTACCCAAAAAGTAAATGCTCTATCATCGGTTTCTTTCCATCCTTTATTATATCTGTACTCAACACCTTCTATGCCTGTTTCCATTGAGGACAACTGATAGTGATATTTGGAAATAATAGTCCAGTTATTATAAACATTCTCCTCTTTAATTAAAAGTCTCTTATCAAGTATTCTTCTAACATAATCATTTGATAAAGTACCTATAGTGTTATATTGATTAGGCTTTCTTACATCATCGTATTCTTTATTAGCCTCTTCACCAAACTTAGATTCAAGGTCACTTACCAATGCATTCTTTTCAGCTTCAATGTTTTTATTAGGATAGAGAACAGCCGTTCTTTGTTGATAAGGTACAAGACTTACTCTCCAATATGATCCGGTATATAAAAAGTCATCCGCTTCAGTAACAGCATCAACTTCATACATTCTGTTCATATATTGTTCAAAATACAAATAGTCTCTCATCTGTGGTCTTGCACCAACACCAAATACTTGTTCAAATGCTGATTTAACAATATGCACCTCAAACTGTACAGGAAAATCCATCATAAGAGGATTATACTGAATGTCCCTTGTTGGTAATTGGTTATCAGGAAACATTATCTTAACTTCTGCAGTTGAGATAACATTAAATAAAGAATATTCTTTTAGGATAACATCTTTACTTCTTTGATCTGCAGCAGTCTTAAAGTACTTAACACAAAAACCAAATAAATTTGATGCAACAGCAGAAAGTTGGTTATACATCTGTGATGCCCTGGACAAATCATACGGGTTCCAGGATGAACCACAGCAATCAATAACAAGGTTTTGCGCACCTGATAATGAACCGCTATCACAACAATTAATTTGTGGAATTTTACAAATCATTCCACCATCTGTAACTATTTCGAGTGATATAGACTTAAATTCTAGTGTGCCATCGCCCACCTGTTCATACTTATACTGCACCCAAAATGGATTAATCGGATTGAGTAACAAACCGTCTAGATTCGCATTAGTTAATGAGATCCAATCAGAATAGGTAACTCCATCAATACCCCATCTAAAAGATTTACTAAAATAAACTGATGTAGATTCACCTTCGGTTTGATCACTATAACTTAATACCTCAACAACATTCTTGTAAGGCTCTTGAAGACTTATTAAAATAGCATCGCCATTTTCATTTGTTGTTGTTCCTATAACGGCCATGTATTAAGAATTTATTTGTTGTTCTATTTCTTCAACTTCAACCACTTCCTTTTTGAAAGTTTCACCTAAAATATATGAACCTACAAACGGTGTTAATGCTGCAAAATATGCGCTTACTCCAATAAGATCTGAACCATTTACGATTACCCATAAACCTACGGCTAGCCATAATCCAATTGTAATGTACATCATTACTTCTCTTCTACTGTTAGGGCCTGGCAAAAATATTGAAGAATTTTTACTTCTACGAACGCTTTCACCAAATATATATGAAGCAACGAAACCTGTTAAAGAAACAAAATATGCAGCCAAAGCAGTAAAATCGGTTTCAAAATATGTTGCAGTAATACCTACAGCTAACCATAAAAGTACCACAAGATATGTTACGCATTCACGCTTAGATTCGCAACATCTCCTTAAAAAACTTTTCATAAGACCTTTTTGTTTATATATTCCTTAATAAGGAGTATAGTCTGTCTTAACCAAAAGGGTAGGATCATCTTCTTCTAGTTTTTGATCAATATGATCAAGAAGATCAAATGTTCCAAGAGTACCATCAATTTCAAGTTGGCCTAAAATTTCAAATAAAAGTGAAGCTTTCATATAAAAATATGAAGATCTTTCTAAATACTTGTTAGGCATTATTTTGTACTCAATAATCTTTTTATTAATAATATCGAGTTGGCTTCTTTGGAATACTTGAGTTAAGTCAAAAATACCTTCTTCTATCTTAAAATAAAAGCTCATAATTTCCTTATTCTCAATCTTAACAACTCTTGAGAATTTTTTATCATAAGAAATACTAAATGTCATCCACTCTAGATTTTCTAGCCTTTCTATAATTGACCAAAGAAAGGTAACCGAATTAGGTTTATTACCAGGCATTGCAGCAAGACCATCTACCTCGGCTTTTGTGATCTCATGATCCAGTCTTTTATTACCTCTAATAGCAGACTTAAAAGATTCTACATCAACGGTGAAAAGATTTTCATCACCGGATTCATTCCAGTTTTTACACTCTTTTATGACTCTTGATATGATAATACTATCAATGAGATCAAACTTATAAAGAGTAAAGTAAATGTGAGTTGGAATACCTAACTCAAACTTATTGTCTATTAGCATCATTTCCCATCTGTTTTTCTAATATATCTATCGCGGTTCGGACTTCTGATGGGTTATATTTTAGGCATTCTTTAAACTCTCTATGACCAATTTCATTAAATTTCATATAAAGTTCAACGGCCTTTGGATCTGGTGACCATTGCTTTTCTTTTTCTTGTTTCTTTACCTTTGTGTAAATAAAACCTGGAACTTTATTAAACTTTGAAGCAACCATTCTCCATGCTTCTGCCTGTCCTACTGGATCAATTTTAAGAGTATTAAACAGATTTGCCTGGATAGGAAATTTAATACTCATAAAACGATTGGTCATAAAAGAATTACGAGACTTATCATAACTAGAAACTTTATCCCATTGTGCGTCTTTACCAAATAAAACCTTTATGTAGTCAAATAATTGCATACTCCTTTTTTATTATACTTTAACAGTTCATTTTTGTTTTAGGGGAACATCCTAAAACAATAGATATTCTAAATGATTGTCTAAGATATTTAGGGATCTTATATTCTTTATAAATTTCTTTAAAAATAGGTTCCCATTTACTTTCTTCTAATTCATAATCTAAAAAAGGTATCTCTTTTTGACCTCTGTCATTTAAAGAAGCAGTTTCAACTAAATAGTCAAAATTGCCACTAGGAGTTGATTCTCTAAAAAGACGACGATAACATTCCATCATCGCATCATCTACTCTTTTTTGCATTCTTGACGTCATATTAAAATATTTTTCCCTTTTGTTTACGATCTGATATGAAAGAAAAATCAGAGTCATCTTCATCATCTTTAAAGATCTTAGATGAAACTGCTATTGAGGTATCTTCTGTCTTATATGGGCTATTTTCTAAAATTGATTTCATTGAAGAAACACCATTAATCTTTAAAGTATTTAAACTAATCTTAGACTCAATAGAGCGAAACATTTCGTCTAGGATACCCTCTGGGATAGATTCGGCAGAAAGAACCATTAAGTTTACGTTTGATTTAATATTGGCAATGATCTGTTCCCTGGTCATATGTTTAGCCTTCATAACACGAATAATGATATTGGCAAGGTCAGTTACCAACTCATCATTATAAAGATACATATGAGAAAGGACGCCATGCTTCTGTTTGAATTCAGAAACAATTTCTTCTGCCTTCTTTTCGCTGATTCCATAACGGCGATCTTTAGATACATACCAATATGCAGGAGTAACATTATCACCAGCATCACCGGTAAGAACTTTTCTAAAACGAAACTCTTCGGGGTCAACCTCTATGATATCAACCTTTTTCTTTTTTACCAAAGTTTGTAATAGCTTCTTTGCTTGATTTTCTGGTGAAACTGAAACCTTCATAAGATCAAAGATATCTGTTGATGTTTCTTGTTCTTCAGTATTCATCCATTCAGAGAAGCCTTGATAGGTATAGAGTTTCTTATGAGCCGGTGAAAATAGGATAGTATGAGTATCATTATTTTTACAAACTAATTGAACAATATCACGGTCACCAGTAAACATAATTACTGATTTGTTATTGGCTAAAGATTCAGTATTCCATGCATACATTAAATCGTCACCTTCGGCTCCATCAATTTTTGAAACAATTACACCCTGACGAACCAAGAGACCAATAAAGTCTTCTGATACTTTAGAAAAGTTTTCCCAGTTAATAGTGGAATCTTGTTTACGATTTCCTTTATAATCTGCCTCTGGGTAAAAGTCCTTACGCCATGAACGAGAATCTACCGTCCATACAATTTTATCAATAAGACCTTCAAATAATCTAACCTGGTATGCAAAATCAGTTGCGAGTTTTGCCATAAAGGATTGAGACTCTTCAGAAGAACCTAGTAATTCTTTAGACTTACCTAGACGAGGCAAGACATATAATGTTCTGAATAGAAAATAATTTCCATCCACAACTAGTGTGTGTCTACCTGTTTTTTTCATCTATTTTTGTAATTTATTAAAATATAACAGGTCAAGAATTAAACTGAAAGTTTATAATAAGGAATTCTTTTTCAATCTGTTCTTGTGATTGATTAGATCTTTCTCTCTTAAACTCCCAAAATCTTTTTACTGCTTCACCTAATGCAAAATGATTAGGATATCTCTTAATTAATTCATTTAGTAAATTATCTGACATATTATGCACCATTTAATATTGATTGCAATTCATAAATACAAGCGAGCATTGATACAGCAGGATCAATTACAAGTTGTCTTTGCGATTGATACTTTGAAACCGTTACAATTGTTTGCGGTATGAATTGAATATAAGAAGGTCTTTCCTGTTGTATGTATTCAATAAATTCAGCGCCTAAGGAAGAGAGTACATCATCTACTCGGTTTGCATAATTTGATAACATATATTGGTAATTTTTTACCGGGTCAGTGTTATCAATAATAAGATCATAAACATCTTTGTAAACCGAACTAAACTTCTTAATATCTTCAACAGTAATAGTTTCCTTACCTTGGGATTTAAACCCTTGAAGTTGATTAAGCATATTACGAAGATCCGGAAATTTTCTTTTTACCAATTCAACAGCTGCATGTTTATCAATTCCAATTCCTTCTTCTTTACAGATTTGTAAAATTCTCATTATGTAACCTTTCATAATTTCCATTTCCTCCTCCTTCGTAAAATCAAAATCAATCATTTCAAATCTTGATTGAATTGGATCTGGAACCTTATTAATGTAATTACATGTTGCAATAAATCTGGCATTGGATGCAAATTGATCCATTGTTGCACGAAGGGCTTTAAAAAATTGATCAGATACACCATCAATCTCATCTAGGATAATAACCTTAAGTTTACCAGGTTCATCCATAATGGAACGGTTTGCGCAGAAGTCAGTAATACGATTTCTAACAATATCAACCGAGGTATCTGTTGATGCATTAATATAAAGATATGGATGCTTAAAATGTTTAACCAATGCTTTAGCAGCGGATGTTTTACCTGTACCTGGACTACCATGTAAAAGAAGATGTTGATAAACACCCTTTGATAATTTATCACCTACTCGTTTAGGTGTAATAAGATCATCTAAGTTTTGTGGCCGGTACTTTTCAGTTAAAAGAATATTCTGTACATTTCTCATAATTAAGATACTATTGTTTATTTTTATATGCAAACCTGAGTGATAGTTTTACTAAGGATAAATAAAAAAATCATATAAGACATCAATGAGAAGAGTAAGAAAATTACTTGGTAATGACAGAAGAGTTCCTGTCATAAAAGAGAATAAGGGATTACCTCCAACTGTAATTAAGAAAGGGCAATCTAGTAATAGGTTAGGAAGAGTAGTTGTTGCTAATGATAATATACCAACAATACAGCGAAGAAATCTTAGTATTACAACATCGGCTGAAGTAACAAAAAGACCAATAAGTAAAATTGAACCTATTTGGTTAGGTGAAACCGTTTTCATTATAGGGGGTGGGCCATCTCTTCAAGATTTTAATTGGTCTGGTCTTTATGGTAAGAAAACCATTGCAATCAATAAATCACTACTTTCGTTTCCTCAAGCAAATGTTCTTTATTGGACAGATTCTAGGGTTTATTCCTGGATGAAAGCCGACATTGATAATTTCAAAGGCCCTAAATATACAATACGAGATCACCCATCATATATAGGCGACATTAAGATTTTAAGAAAAGGTAATAAGTTTGGTTTAGAAGAAGCCAAAGATACGCTATCACATGGTAATAATAGCGGATATGCTGCTATTAATCTTGCATACCATTTAGGAGCAAAACGAATTATTCTTTTAGGATATGATATGGGTAATGATGGTAAAAGAGGACATCATCATGATGGATATCCAGTTCCGGTAACAGGTGATAATATTTACAGGGATCAATTTATCCCAGGATTTAAGATACTTGCAGATCTACTTAAGACAAAAGGAATTGAAGTCTATAATGCATCTCCAAATAGTTTATTAAATACCTGGCCTAAGATTACATTAGAAAAAGCTTTAACTTTTAAATGATCTTCTAATATGTGTGATAAACTCCCTTTGTTCACCTTTTAGAAGAGATTTACAGTGTTTAGTAAAGTTAACAGATGAATCTATTACTCGTTGATCAACCCTTTTATTCCGTGAGTTATGAGCCTCAGAACATTTGCTACATACAAAGTTTTCAATCTTCTTTGAATCCATTCTTGCCTTAATCTCTACAGAACAGATTGCACAGTTCCAGTCTATAACATTTGAGTCTGATTCTACTTCCTTTATTGTGGTAAAGGTTTCTCTAAAGGGATTCCAAAGAATCTTATTAGGATTCTTTTCATGGTCATTCATATCCTCAACCTTAAAAATGATTTCATATGTTTGCGGGTCTGGATCTAACCACTTAAGGTAGTCATTCTCTGCCATAAATCGTTGCTTTGAAGGCGGCAGGTTCTCCAAAAGAATACCATGCCGCCTTCTATACCATCCAAAGTTTATTTTACGAACTTTATACATTTACATTTTTACTTAATCTTCTAAATTTATCAGTAAAAGATTCACCAATATAACCAGCAGATTCATTTTTACCTGCCTTCTTATCTTTAAGATCCTTTAGTTTATTTTCTTCTGGTTCAAGAGCCTTTGCTAAAACTTCAGGACTTGCAAGAGGACTATTTTTATCCTTTGCTTTATTCTTAATTGCAGCTATCTTATCTTCCTGATCTGCTATTTCTTTATCAAGAGGATCCTCCTCGGTTGCAACAGCAGCCTTTAGATCATCCTGTGCAACATTAAGAGCAGATTGTGCAGCGGCAATGTCATCAGAATTACCTCCTAATTTTGCTTTTTCTAATTCTTCTGCTTTAATCTGTCTTTCAATAGCTAAAACATCAGGGTGTTTTTTAGATCCAAGCGAATCTTCTTTAGACTGTTTATCTGCCTTTAATTTATTGATCTTAGAATCTATAACGTTTATCTTTTCAGTATTATCCTCGCCTTCGGGCTTAGTCTCTCCTTCGGGCTTAGTCTCAGCTGCAGGTTTATTATCCTTTACTTTAGGCATTTCTTGCTGCTGTGGTTGCTCTTGAGCCTGTGGTTCTTCTGCTTTAGGTTCTTCGGCCTTTTCATAATCCTTAATATCTTGCTCTGCCTTAGCAGCTTGTGCATTAAGTTTCTTTATTTGGATCTTAAGTTGTTTAGTTTCTTCGGCATCAGCAGCTTTAAGAGCAGTTTCAGCAGCGGCAACTTTAGCCTTTGACATAGCAAGAGATTTAACGGCCTGTAAACCTGGACTCGTTGCAAGAGTAGTCATACGGTCAGAAATAGCGCTGGCCTTATCGGTAAGTGCCTGGTTCTTTGCAGCATTAGCCTGTCTAAGAACCTCCTTTTTATCTGCATCTACTTCTCCACCAGATGCCTGTATTTTCTTTTCATAGTCTACATTATTAAGAGCCTTTTGTACCAATGCTTGTTGGTACTTCTTTGCATTGTTCTTAATCTTTAAAAATTTAACAGGATTTTGAAAAAGGGCACCTGCTCTAGTTTGTGCAGGTTTAGGCGCAGCTTCATTAATAGCCTGTTCAACCACGCGGTCAAGATGAGCCTCTAATCTAGTCTCAGCTTCCTTAATTATTCTAAAATGTTCAAAATTGACAAGTTCTTTCATTTCTTATTATTTTTTTAGTAATTTATATATTCCAGGGTCTAGAGCAAAAAAAAGGTTCGCCGAAGCGAACCTTTAGAGTATTTAATTTTACGATTATTAACACATAACTGGTGACCAGATGTCATTGTATAACCAGTCTTGGAATGCAGCATGATCTTGAGCATCCCACCAGTTAAGAAAACATTTATAATCAACCCAAACGCTAGAGTCCTGGAATATACCATCAACTATAGTGGAATAGAATGCTTGAAAGTCAAAGCAGTATTGTTGTGCTAATGCATTAAACCAGTCAAGGGTACTTCCGTATCTATTATCAGTTACCCCACAAGGATTCGAACCGTCAAAGAATTGCTTAAAATTACTATCGCTAGGTGTTTTTACGGTCTGAGTAAAGAAAAACTGTGGGAGTTCCCAACCTGCTTTAGTGGTTGTGCCAAAGAAATCAGGTCTTCCATCTATAATGGCTTTAATGTCATTAGTGTTTACAAATCTAGTGCCTTCCCATGCATTTGGAACATAAGATAATGTCATATTAGGAATAGGAACACCGGTATCCTCAACACGAAGATATGCGCCTTCCTGATTAGAGTATGGAACATATGATCTAACAATTGTTTTGGTTGCAGTAGTAGGCCAGTTACCTATAGAATAAAATGGGGTTTGTGGTGCTTTAGTAAATGTATATTGTTGAATACCATAACCAAAAGGGACATTGCCATAAGATGTGGCATTTAACCATGTAGCTACATCAAGAAGATCATCAAACCTAGTTGCCTGATTTTCATTAGAAACAAGGTAAACTTCCCAGGATGCTGGAGCAGCACCAGGATTTATCACATAAATGTAGGCGCCTAGATCAAATGAATATAGGATAGCTGTTCTATCTAATGTATTTGATGATTTTGCACCACCTGCAACATTCGGTGTGGGTGCAGCCCCAAATGAAGTAGATCCAACCGGATCAGAAAAGAACTTATCCTTAATTTCATATCCATTTGCTGCATCAAAAAGTGTCTTTGATTCATCACCCCATTGGTTAGGATACCAGTATGTAGAAGGTATCTGTGCATCGAGTGTATTAAGATTTGTGTATCTTGTTGCGTTATCAGCAATTTCAACAGTATCACCCCTAACACCTAATACGGTATTGTCTACTTTAAGCCATCTTCCAGCGTCTTTTGCTTTTATAACGGCTGCTCTATTTACTGCCATAATCTAATTTTTATTTTTATATATCTTTTAGGAGTAAAAATTTTAAAGAGGATTATGCTGCAAAGTATAGCCATTGGATTTCCCAAGGGTATGCATTTATAGTAGGATCACCAATAGGTGTATCAGTTAAATAGTATTGAAGTTCCACGATGTTAACCCATTTAGTAGCACCATTAGGATTCGTAACCCATGTCCAAGTAACCGCCGAAGGATCACCACCAATGGTGCCAGGATCTATTGCAATGTATTTATCTTGGCTAAAATTATAAAGAACAGCTGCGCGGTAAACTCCTTGTGACATATTGTTATTTTTGTTTTATATATTAAGAAAAAAAAAAGGTCCGCCGAAGCGGACCTTTTCAAACAGTATGATTACTATTGATTAGATAATATCAACTCCGTTGAAGTTGAAGTTCAATACATAGTACATAGTTTGTGGGTGGAATCCAGCGTCTACTAAGTCGAATCTAGATTTAACCGCGATTTTAGGAGCCATAGTTCCTTCTGCGATTGTCTCAACAGATTCAGCCATTAAGTAAGGCATGAATACTAAACCAGGAGAGTTACCATCACCTTTACGACCTACAGCGATCTTAACATCGTTAAAGTCTCTGTTTGGATCTACATAAACAGTAACACCTGCGATAGCTCCGATTGGGTAAAGAGAACCACCAGCTTGGTTAACTGTGTTAGAAAGAGGATAAGCAACGAATCCAGCGATGTCCTGAAGAGCAGATGCCATCTTACCGCCAGTTACAGCGAAAGTAGCAGGTCCTCTACGGCCACGAGTAGCGATCAAGTTAGAAGCAGCAAGAACCTTAGTAAGGATTCTACGTTGCAATGTACCTTGAGTTTCGCCACCACCACCAACTGATACAGAAGTAACAGTTACAGAGCGGTTAACGCCAGTATTGTCAGTTCCAAGAGGAATAGTAACAGCACCGGTAGCACCAGTAGTAAATGCAGCTGAAAGAACAGTAGCGTCTACTTGAGATACTTGGTAAGCGTTAGTTACGCCATTCTTGAAGATTCTATCCAAGATATACTTGTTGATAGATTGAGTTAATTCATTAACCAATACAGCTTCTACTTGAGCAACTGCATCGATACCGAATTGCTTAAGATCTTGTACTTGTTCGCGAGTTACAGCGGCAGCAACTTGATAAGTTTTAGCGGCAACTGATTTGTTGAACAATGATAGACCCATGATGTTATCTGGAGTAGATTCTCCATCTCCTCTTTGATAAGGATCAGTACTGTTAATAGATTCAGCGAAAGAAGGAACACCTGTAGCAGGGTTGTTCTCAGCGAATGCATTACCAGAGAAACCAACGATGTGGTCTTCTAAAGCTTTAACTAATTCAGGAGCTCCGTCAAAGTTAACACGAACTACAGTTAGAGGATCATCAGAATAACCATCAGTAGCTGCAGTGATTGCAGTATAGATTGGCTGATAACCTTCTTCACCTTGTGCAAAAGGATCAGCACCTTGAGCTTGGTCAGTTCCTTTACCTCTTACGCGGAAAATAGGATAACCATCGATACGAGACTTACCAACGAAAGTTAATTCGTATGCACCGAAGCTACCAGTACCAACGTAAAGAAGATCGTTAACTGCTAAGTCACCACCAGTAGCGATAGTTAAAGGAACTTTGATCATTAAAGGAGCAGAGTTACCGTTAATACCACCAGCAGTAGTTACACGACCACCACCATATACAAAGTCTAGGTAAGTAAGAACTCCCATAGGACCTTGCATAGGAACTACAGGTACAAGATCAAGACCTACAGTCTGAGCAGCTACTTGCATAGCAAGTGGCAACAAAGAGAATGGTCTATCACCAGAACCTGGGGCCTGAGAATAGAAAGCGTTCAATGTAGTAGGATCTCCAGGGAAAGTAGGAGCGCCCATTGATTGAACGTTCATGTTTGGATTGAGGTGTACAGTATTGTAAACACTTTCATTAAGGTTATGGTAATGGCAATACTTAGACATCCAAGATAACTTAGACTTCTCAGTGATACCAGTAGCCTCCTCAATGATAGGTGCCCACGTCTTTTGTACTTCAGCCTCATTAATTAAATGATTTGCGTACATTTTGTTTTTTGTTTTTTTATTTGTTTTTATTAATCAATCTGTAGCTCTTTGCTTCTTAGCTATTAGATTATATTTTTTATATATTATCGTCCTAAGTTGAATTTTACTCTATTAACTAGGTCATTAGCAAAAGATTCATTTACTAAAGGCTCCTTAGGTGCAGCGGCCTCAGCAGCTGTTTTACTTTCATTAATTTGTTCTAATTCCATTTGAGATGGTCTTAGATCTCTGGTTCCCCAGAAGTTATTAATGGCGTAAGGAGTAGTTAAGGTATAGAACTTAGATTCTGCAATAATTTGATTCTTACGAGATTCTGATAAAGCTTCCCATTTAGCAGAGAATTTCTCAGGCATATCAGCAATAAAATTCAATTCTCTCTTCTTTTCAATAAATGAAGATTCCCATATATTTTCAGCCTGAACAGTTGACATAATTGGTTTAGCATTCATTGATTCAACAATCATTTTCTGCTTTTCTTCAGAAAGTGAATTAAATTCATTTTTCTTAGATTCAGAAAGGAAGTTCATAAAATGCATTTCAGTAACAACCTTAGTTTTGGCTTCAGCCTTTGCAATTAATTTATTTAAGGCTTCTTCTATTGAATCTTTATATTCTTTCTTATCGGATTCTTTTTCTTCATTCTTAGATCCACAAGATCCTTCATGAACTTCACCGCATTTTTCACAAGTAGCTTCTTCAGATACTTCGGATTCATTAATAGCAGAACCTTCAACCGTGTTTACATTTTCTGCAATGTATTCAGCATATTTAATACTCTTTCTTAAACCTTCAGCAAGGTGTTCAGAGTATGCAATGTTTTGATCAACCTTTTCAGCAACATATTCGGAATACTCAATTCCTTTTTCAAGGTTCTCTCCTAAATAGTTTGCATATTGAATTCCCTTATCAGCTTTTTCAGCAACATGTTCAGCATATTGAATTGAGTTATCCAATTCTTCAGCAAGGTATGTCGTATAATTCTTAATCTTATCTACATTTTCAGCTAGATAGTCAGAATAAGAAATACTCTTATCAAGGTTTTCAGAAAGATACTCGGCATAATCGCTTAACTGATTTACCTTTTCTCCAATATGTTCACTGTACTTAATAAGTTTTTCAACGATTTCAGTATTGTCTGAATTTGCGGATTCTTTTACATTATTTAATACGCCTTGAACATATTCGGTGTATTTTTGAAAATCCTCAACGGTTACAAAATTTTGATTTTCCATTGTTGGTTCTTTTTTATCTTCTGTATTTTTAGTTTCTTCCATTTCATAAATGAATAAAGTAGGGTCGGCATCAAATCCGTAAGATTCGTTAACCCTTGATAATTCTGCATTTTCAAATCCAGGATCTGCAACTAGGTCATATGTAAAAAACTTCTTAATCTTTACTTTACCGTTTTCATCAACAGTTCCAGCGGCACGACTTGAAATATGAAGAGGAATACCGTCCTTAATTAAAGCCTGTGCTTCTTTACCCTTTGTAGTATTTAATAAACGAACTCTTCCAACAACTTGTTTGTTTTCGGAATCGTACTTTAAAGATTCTATTACATGGGATACGTTAGAGAGACTAATATCAAAATCTTTTGGGTGGTCTAATTCACCTAAAAGTTTGTTTGTCTTTACCTTTTCTTGGAGTTCATTAATATGAGGTAAAACTTCCTTTTCCTCATAAATTCTGTTATTCTTATTACGAACACCGAACTCAGTAAAAACGCCTTCTAATACGACGGCGCCATCATCATCTGTCTTAAATGATAAATTAGACTGTGATCTCTCAAGAATTAATAGTTTTTTTCCTGACATCTTCTACTTGTTATTTGATTTATATATTATCAACTTATAAAGTTTTTATCCTAAACCCGCCAATGGATCTTCTTCAATACCGCCTGCAGGCTTTTCTGGCTTAAAAAGTTTCTTATCGGCGCCTAAAAGAATCTTTTCAATATCTTCCTCAGTGTAACCTTGGGCCTTTAGATCAGATCTATCCTTAGCACGTTGATTGGCTTTAAGGTCATCTTGTGTAAATCCTCCATACCTCTTAATTAACCATCCTAAGTCAAAATACGGTATTTCGGTCATATTTTCATCCATTATACTTAATTGGGTCTTCATATTACCAATAAAGTCTACTCTCTTGGTTTGAAGTTCCATTTCTTTCATTTCTTCAAATACGTTGTCCTTCATATACCTTAATGCCAATCCAGCCTTAAATGCAATATCATTTTTAAGTTCTGGATGGTTAAGACACATTTGAAGATAAACAGGTTTGATTAAGATTTCCTGGAAAATTGATCTTAAGCGATCAATAAATTTAGAAAACTTAATTTCATCTCTTAACATACCACTTGCATCCATATCGTAGGTATTACCACCTTCTTTATCGAAACGTGAGAATGGAATTTTTGAGGCAAGTTTAAGTTTATCAGCAAAGTATTTTAATGATTCGGTGTCTCCTAAATCAGGACCATCTCCTCCGATTGTACTAATCTCAGGTTGTTCGCCATCTTTAGAAGGTAACCAGTATTCCTTATTAAAAGGCATCATTGGTTTTCCGTTTGTTTGAATTTCTCCACTTTCATAATTGAAGTCTACTACTTCACGATAAGAATTCATTAATTGGGCAAGGGATTGTTTTGCCCTCGTTTTAGATTTTCCACCGACCGGAATAATAAACTGTGTCTTAAACGAAGCATTAGAAACAGCCCAGATAATTCTGGTAGTTTCCATAATTCTTAAAAGGTTAAAAGAGCGGATAAGTCTCTCAACATAAGAGATTCTCTGTGGTGAATTAACTTGTGAATATGAAAGATAAAGAATTTGAGAATCCCAAAGCTTTCTTTCCTTAGATCCGCCACCTTTATACTGAACCCACATTTTCTTTCCAGTTTCAGTATCTAAACCTGGCATTAAAGAAATAGGATCTAGTTCTTTAAAGCCTATGATTTCGGTTTGCTTATCATTATAAACAATTTCAAATGCAAGATATCCATCAACCAACCATTTTCTAAAATAGTTCCAAGGTTGGATAGCATCATTAAACCCAAAATAATTGTAAATGTTATTATAGATATCTCCAATTTCTTCTTCAATAGAATTACTTATTTCTCCGTTAAATTCTGCATAAGCAAAATAGTTACTCTTATCAAATACTATTGCCTCATCGGTAACTACATCAAGGATATCTTCAATTTCATCTTGTACCGCAAAGGTTCTTAATTGATCTCTCTTCTTTTCATAATCTCTATCAAAGAATGAGATGTTCTTTTTAAGACTCGTATCGGTTAATGATAAGGCAGCAAATGCAGCATACATATCATCTGCATCGGATCCCATTGGATTCATTGTATAACCCATTGCATTTTCGGTAAAACCGATTGCTCTGGAATTACGAATGATCATATCATCATATGCCATCCCAAGGTTAGAAAGATCTTTTAGAATCTTTCTTACTGGATTGGAGTCTGTAAGAGGACCTCTTCTATTTGTAAATCCTGCCATGTTTTATCATTTATTGTTTTATATATTCTGGTAATATAAATCTTGCGCCTGTAAAATTGATCCACCAAAGAAAAAGTTATCATCATTAACAGCACCAAGGTACCAGTCTTCATAACCAATTATCTTTGGATCTTTCATACGATCTAATCTATATTGCCTAATTGCATATGTTAAGTTATATTTTCTACCTAATGACTTTTTAACGGCTTCATATGTAAAGTCTTTATTAAATGTTTGTTTTGCAACTTCTCCAGCATTATTAAATTGTCTTTCAAAGAAACCACTAAACGATTTTATGATATCTTCCATAAAAGGTATTCTTGCATCATAAGGAATGTAATGTAAATTAATTCCTAATTGATTTGTCATTGATCCAGGAACAGCACCTAATCCTATAACAATAGGAAAGGTATCATAAAAAGTTTCATCTTCAGTAAAATACCTAAATGTATACATCCTACCTTGATCTAAAACGCCAGTTCCCTTAACACCCATTAATAATAAATCCTTAGAGGATGCTTTAGAGGCCTTAGACTGACCTTTATTCTCAGCAATGTATAAATCTAAATCATCTGTAAAACTACCTATTATCATACTAAAAAAGATTTGAGTCTTCGGTTAATAACATAACCTTAAAATTTCTTTGAGTTGCAGCTTTATTAAGAGCATCTGTTTTGCAAAGATTTCTAACATACGTTTCATAGGCATACTTAAAGTTATCTATTGCTTTTTTGGTATTTCTTTTTGGTGGAGATGGTTTCTTTAATTGTTCTTTTGGCTTTATCTCTACCACATATTCTTCAACCAAACCCTCTTTATTCATTTTTACATAAAAGTCTGGATAATAGTTATGAAACTTATTATCCAAAACATTAAAGTATTTTATTGAAAAAGGTTCAGACACCCAGCTAATTACATTTTCATTATGATCACACCAATGACAGAATTTTCTTTCCCACGAGCTTCTGTATATGATAGGCCCTGGTCCTATATACTTATGAGGATTGTGTGGTTTATAATAACCTTGTTTAAATCCTGATTTAGCCGTAGGTTTGACATTCTTTATACTCATTGGTATTATTCTAAATGGTATAAATTCCTTCCCCGTCAGAACTACCGTCTATTGAAACGGTTCCTGCATATTTCTTTGGATGTAATTTATTCCAACCTTTTGCAAATCCTCTTTTTGCGATCTCTGTAAAATATGCAAATGCATTTTCACTTTTATCTGGATTAAAGTTTCTCCAATAGCGGTAGAGATCCATATAAGCAAATGCTATACAATCTTCTCTATCAGCAGGATCGCGATATGTAAGCTTGGTTGAACATTTATCTGCTAATAACATTAAGAACTCTAAAGCCTTTGGTGTTAATTCATCGAGTTCTTTTGATTTACGTATTTCGTCTAAAAGATCTCTATTATTTAAGTAATTCCTTTTTCTAGGCATAACCTGAACTGTTTTTTTATTATATGCAAAAAAAGCCGACAGTTTACCTGTCAGCTTTTTATATAAAGGTTAGCGATTAAATTTCAACCTTAAGGCTTGCCTTCTTTACGATTTTAGATTTATCGGTTTCAGGGACGATGATATTAAGTAAATCAGTATCACCTAAAGAAGTATATTCTTCTGCATTAACAAAAACAGTTTGACCTTTCTTTAATCCATTTACGTTATCTTGAACTTTTGCTTCAACATAACCGTCGTTTAGATATTGGTCTTTACTTTTTTTTTCAACTATAGAATAAGTTTCTTGAAGTTCTTTTTCAAACTTAATGATTTCGGTATTGATTAATTTTAATGCTTCCTGTAATTCTTCAGAATCTCCTAATGATTTGATTGCTTCAGATACCTTATTCTTCTTCTCTTCTAAGAAAGAAATTTTATCATTGATTTCATTTCTCTTTTTATCAGCAACTGCTTTTTGATTACCTTCAGCCACTAATCTTTCAGAAAGAATAGATGATGCATCATAATTAATGAATTCTTTAATCATCTTAACAGCTTCAGTTGCAGATGAATAGAATTTCATTTCATTTACCTGCATTCCAAAGTTAACTTTATTAACCCATACACCTTCCTCAACAGCAATTACAGTTAAGAAAAGATTTAAGAATTCAGTAGAAGTAATTCCAGTGAAATTATCCATTTCATGTAAAAGATCTACATTCTCAAAGAATTTACATACAGTATCAGATTTCCACTGATCTCTATAACCAAAGAATCTTGTTGCAATAAGGGATTCCTTTAATTCTACGATACTTGCATTGGTAAGATCTACTCCACCTAAGCTTAATGTACCTTCAGTAAGGTTATATTCTAAAGTTTTTCCATTTTCAGAAAAAGTAACTAATGAATTACCGTCAAGTTTAAACATTTTAATACCTTCTAAAACATCAAAGAAACGAGAATCAGTTACTTCAGTTTCAGAAATCTTACCTTCGGTAAAGATATAGTTCTTACCATGTAAGTGGAATGTTAATCCTTCTTCAGACTCCAACACGGGTGAAAGAATTTTAGAAACCTTACCACCATGATTTGAATAGGCCTTTTGCTCAGAGGAAGCCATTTCGTTTAGAATGTTTTTACATTCAGCAGACCATGGGTTCTTTGCAGCAATAATAGCAAATTTAGATTTAATGTCTTCAGAAGATTCTTTTAAAAGAATTTCAAATTGATTGGTTAGACTTTCGTATAGTTTACCTTTTTGTGAATTTGATCTATCGATTGCTTCAGCAATTCTAAATGACCATTTAGAAGAATCATATGCAGCCATGATATAGCTTCTTAATTCTCTAACTGGGTTTAACCATTCAGATGCAGCAAGATCTCTGTGAAGATTTTTTGCAATCTTAAATTTAAGAGCGGGGTTTACGTTGTTTTCAATATCTTCACTAATTATTGAAATATCTCCGCTAGAGAATCTCATTGGAAAATTACCTAAAGAATTTTCTAAAATGTTAAGTGCATTTTTTGCGGAATAAGATACTCGTGATTGATCTTCTCCCATCGTATTTAATGCATTAATGGCTTTCATAACGTTTTCATACAAGCCTGCAAGTGTAAATTTCATATTATTATGATTTTTTTGATTGTTTTCGGTTGTGAATGTTTGAGCAGCGGCTTTATATGCATTAATACCAGATAATGCTAATTGTTGTGGAGTACCCATTCCTACAAGAATAGCTAAAACTTGACTATCTGATTTACCACTTTTATAAAATGCGGTAATAAGATCAATCAATTGCTTTGGGGGATTATTTAGATACGGAGCATCAGTGTTTACACCATATTGAGGCTCAATAGTACCATTCGCATAGACTTGAGTTTGTCCTTCATTAACTGCTTTACTCATATTTGATGATTTTATTTGTTTTATATATTCTAAGATCCTAAAGTTATTATCCTTCGTCATCTTCTGCATTTCTGTATTCTTTACTCTCTGGTGCCTCTAAATCATCATATTTTTTAGCATCAAAGTCAAAGTTGGCAGAAGTCGTTTCAGTTTCTATATAAGGTCCTCCACGATTAATATCAGAAGGATTAACATACTGCTTATTGGATAATACATTTTCTGGAGCAATCTTTGCAATGTTATCAATTGTGTATTCAAATTTCTGGAATACACCACCAAATGATATTCCAATATCTCCATTTGGTCCAGTTCTAAATAGACCAACACCTTCGGCATCAGGGTTACTCTGAATTGAATCTCTGGCTATTAGATCAACCTCTGATAAGAGAACACCATTTTCAAAACATGGCATAAATGATTTAACTTCCAAATCAAAGGTTACATTAAATTCTTTCTTATCGTTAAGGGCAAATTCAAAGAGACGATCTTGGCTATAGTCTTCAGGAACTGACATACCAGCCTGAACTCTTGTCATACCTAAATCAACACTATAAAGAGTTGTCTTATAGAGTTTTGATAAAATTGATTCGGTAACCTTTAACATTTCAAGATTATTGGAACAAACAACAGTTACTCCAAATGTCATAGTAAGAGGTAAAAAGTTTGTCTCTAGTGAAAATCTTTTTAAGACGCCGTTCCACTCTCTGACAAATTCACCTCTAATAAATTTATTTGTCTGGGCGCCTGAATCAATTGAAAGAGAATTTAATTGAAGTACACCTCTTGGTACAACTTCATAATCTCCTATAGCTTTACCTTCTGCAATAGCATCATATAAGAAGTTATCTGCCAGAAACCGATCATCACCCGTAACAGAATAATAGAAAGGTACATTTACCTTTTGTACAGTATCCTCATCAATCTGATTATAATAGTAAACTTTATTTCTTAATTCAGCAAGAGTAGCTACAGTTACATATCGTAATATTGTGTTGTCTTTATTAAATTCCTGGTTATAAGCAGACATTTAGTAGTGATTATTTACTATTATTTATTTAATGCTTTCAATTGTAAACTCAGAAAAGCCGCCATCCTTTGTAATTTCCAACTTCTTATCAAAATATTCACTTGGCAGGACGGTATGATTAATAACAAATGTGTTTAACCCAATCTCTTGTATCGTTTCATGAAGAATATTTACGATATGATAAACACCATCAGCATCAATTGAAGAAAAGATTTCATCCAGGAATAAGATGTTAAGACTAGAGAATCTAACCTTAATCATTTTAATTAAAGCCATGATAATTACAAAATCAACTTTTTTCTTTTCTCCAGTACTTAAGGTTTTAGGACTAATCTCCTGACCTAAATGATGGATAGTACAATTAAATTTATCGTCAAAACGGATCCCAAACGGTATACCCATTTCCTTTGCCATAACAAGGATATTATTGTTAAAGGATGGTAGAATGGACCTAACTGCCAAGTTTTTAATTCCATCATCACCCATAAGAGTTTCAAGAATACTTAAGTAATAGTCTTCGCCTTCGCTCTTAAGTTTTACCTGACCCTTTTCTTCTTTCTTTTCCTTAAATTCTTTTATAAGTTCTTTAAGATGCCCAGAAGATGAATCATCCTTTTCGGCTAATTCAATAATCTCATTCTTTAAGGTATTCATTTGGGATTCCAATTGACCAACCTTTACATGGATTTGTCTACCCTGTTCCCTGAGTGTGGTTAAAGAATCATCAATTTTTGCAACCTCATCTTGTATCTTTTGATACTTAGCATTTAATGTTTCTAAAAGATCCTGCTTTTCCTTTTTAATATGTTGATGAAATTCTGAATCAAGAGGAGAGTTACATGTTGGGCATGTATTATTTTCATAAAGCTCTAATCCTTTTTTAACCGCATTAATCTCAGATTTTAATTCAGTTTCTTTTGAAGATTTAGTTTTATATTTTTTATCGTTTTCATCAATTCTTACCTTGGTCTTATCATTGGCATCCTTTAGTTTCTTTCTCATTTCATTAAGAGAAACTAATTTCTTTTTAAGTTCAGCTACTTTATTGGCATCTTTTTCTTTTGATGCTTCTTCGTATTGTTCTATTTTAAGTAAGACAGATTGGATAGATTCTTCAAGTGTTCTGATTTCATCATCAAAGGTTCTAATTTCATCTATGATTAACTTTCTCTTATTCTTTACCAATTCTCTCATCTGATTGATTACAGAGAAACCAAATATCCTATCAATGATCTGTTTCTTATCAAATGGAGACATTGTAATAAAAGACTTAAAATCATTTACAGATAAGATGATAACATTCTTAAATACATGATAAGGAATTTCATAAATCTCGGATTCTAAAAACTCTTGTAAATTGGACTTACCTGCAACATCATATTCGGTTCCATTTATTGAAACATTAAATATTCCTGGAGATACTCCTCTTTCAATCTCAATTTGATTTCCTTTACTTTCAATCCAGATTTTTCCCCAAAGATTTCCGTTAACACGATTAGGAAGGTCTTTAAGATTTGCCCCTTCAACTCTACCATAACATAGATAGGTAATTACTTTGGCTAAGGTACTCTTTCCAGCACCGTTACCGCCTAATACTAGATAAAGATCGCTTTGTTCTTTATCAAATTCAATTACCTGCTTTCTATTACCGTAACTTGCAAAATTCTTAAACTCTACTTTATTAATCCTCATAAGAAGGTGCTAATGTTTGTTTATACAATTCAGATACTGACTTAATAAGTCTTTCTTTTAGGTCATCATCATAACCTAAACCATTTATAAAGTCAGCAGCAATTGTCATTAAATTAAATTCTCCATTAAAGTCAGAAGACTGTACATCGTCATCTAATTCGATTGGATTTTCTTCATCGTATATCTTAGGTTCTAGATTCTTGGCATATCCATCCATAAAATCCATAAACTTATTAATATTATACTTACCTAGAACGTTGGATGGAATATTAATATCAACAAAATTATCTTTAATTTCATTAAGTATATCCTCCATACGCCTCTCTAGAATATCATTTATATAATACCGAATAAAGATAGGTGATCTCTCATTCTGGATAAATTCATGATTACCAGTCTTAAGATCTAGTAGATATATTCCTTTAATATTTCCACGGTCGGATCTTGTCATTTGATATGGATTACCTACCAAAATAAAGTTTTCTTTTTCTTGACGATAATGAATATGACCAGAATAAACCCTCTTAAATCTTTTAAATGTACTTAGATCATTTCCACCTTCGTGGAGATGTTTTGTGCTAGGGCTAGTTTGTACCCCTTGGGTTTCCGTATGACAAAACATATAATCAATCTTCTTCTTAATTGAAGATAGAGTTTCTTTTTCATGTTCAGCATTTCTACGCCAAGGCATTAGAAGACAAGTAGCACCGTCATATTCCAAAATCTTAGGTTCTTTATGTACAGTAACATTAGGAATATACTTAAGGCAATCAACAGAAGATATATCATTTGAATTCTTTCTCATGATATCATGATTACCAACTATGATATGTATTTCTGGGAATATTTTTGAGAGTTCTTCAAAAACTCGTATGCCTAAATCTTGAGCAGCTAGGTTTAAACTTTGGCGGTTATCAAATACATCACCTAAGTGAAAAAGAACATCGCCCTGTTTATACTCTTTCTTTACAAGAGGAATAAAAAAGTTAAAGAAATAATCTTCAATGATACCAAGCCACAGAACAGAATTAGATCTGCAGCCAAGGTGTGTATCACTTATCATCCAAACTCTACTCATATTAAAATAATTTTCTTATCTTTCGTTTTTCTAAAATATTATACTTATCATCAAGTTCCTTAATTAATTCATCCTTGAATTTATTTGATAATGAGTTATAGAACTTATTAGGAAAAACATCAAAGTAATCTGATATAACACTAAATAGATCAACTCTGGTATATGAAGTACCTAAATGTTCAATGATATGAAAATAGATCTTATTAATCTGAACCTTATTAAGTTTCTTAATTACGCCATCTTTAGTTACCATATTAAGATGTTCGAATTCACTACCACGAATTAAGGAATCCACTTTTGAAAATAGCATATTATAATGCATCTTATCATCAGGGTCCATGTTATCACCATAGGTATTAGAAACATTAAATGTTATCTTATTTTCAGACGGATCCTGTTCGCCGTATGAATTATTGAAAATCTTGTCGTGTTGCATAAATGTTAATGTGTTATATCATCAGTTTCGGTAAGGCGCATGTTATCATAGTTTATATTAAATCTGCATCGGCTGCCTTTTCCTTGACCATCACGAATTTTTAGAACCTTTAACCAATACTCACGATTTGCATGCATCATACTATCTTGAATAAGAGCATACATTACATCGGCGGTATGGGCAAGACCTGCAGATTCAGCAATGTTTTCCATTTTAATTTCAGTTGAATCCCAGGCACCACGATTAAGCTGTGTTGCAGAGATTACTAACATATCTCTCTTTACTGCCAATGCCCTAAGATCTTCAGCGATTTGCTTAATCTTCATATAGGTATTTTCAGTATTAGGATTGCGATAGTTAGATAAAATGTTAATGTAGTCAACTACCAAAACATTAACTTTATGATCTTGTGATTCTTGTAATTCTTTAAGATAGGCTTCTATATCAAGAACAGAACCTTGTGATGTTGGAAATTCCTTAATAAAAAGTTTTCCTGGTGGTAATAAACCGCGAGATATCTTTTCTAATCGGCGTTTCATAAAATCACGATTAACTGATTTTTGATCATACTCCATCATAGGAATATCTAAAAGGTTAGCACCAATTCTTTTAAGAACTTTTTGTGCAGACATTTCAGCAGTAATGAATACTACATTATGACCCATCCTTACAAAGTTAGCAGCATCATTTGCCAACCAAATAGACTTACCTACGTTTTGTTCACCTGCATATATTACTAATGATTTAGGATCATAACCACCACCTGATACATTATCAATAAAAGTCCAACCTGTTTCTAGTTTCTTATTCTTTCGCTGTATGTGATGTTCAGGATTAAAGAAGTCTAAACCTATATCAGAATCAAAACTTAATGAACCTTCTCCTGATATCATACCAATTGCTCTGGTTACAATATCTTCAACATTATCAGGTGATACATCTTGTGTTTTTACATATTCAATTGTTTTAACCAATTGCTTATCAAAATGTTTCCATTTAATCCATGATTCACTGGTTCTTTTTATCCAATCCTGATCATACTCATTAATGTTTATTGAATAAACCGCAGAAACGATTTCATCGGAAATTTCATTAGGATCATCTTTAACTAAAGCTTTCATTTGATCCTTTGATGGACTTTCTCCAAATTTGGTATGAAAATCTTTTGCTAATTTTGCAAGATGATCTACATCACTATTAGAAAAGAAACCTGGTTTTACCGACTTAAGGTAATGAGGCTTATTTATAAAATAGTTAAAGAATATTTTTTCGTGATCTACGCCTGAATACATGTTTATTTTTTTATGAAAATAGTTGACTTAGTTTTATTCATAAGGATTTTTAAGTACCTCGTATGTTACATATGCCGAGGTGGAATTAACTTCTCCTAAAATTTTATCTGCAACTAATCTCTCTATTATAGTGGAGGTCTGTTCTTCGGTTAAACTGTATTTCTTTTGTAAAGAAACATTAGTGAATTTAATCTCCTTTGCAACTTTACCACAATAATCTCTAATTAATTCAAAGATTACATCTTCAGGATCGGGATATCCTGATAATGCCGTGTGATTGCCTAATACATACTTAACCTTAAGTTTAGCAGTATTAAGCGTTTTCTTCAGCATGTTCAGAAAGAATTTCAGTTAGGTTACCAAGATCTACATCATCAGTTCCATAACAGAACTTAGCATTAACAATAGGTTCTAAACGATCAAGAACATCTTGTGTGATTACTCTAGGCGTAAATAATTCATTTAGTTCAACTAGGTCATTAAGATGGGCAACTGCTAATTTACGAGCGGTTGCTGAAGGTTGAAAATAAACGGTTACTTCTTTACCGTCTCTGTTATAAATATGTTGACGACATTCAGTTTTACCTGCTTCAGTTAGTTTTTCATATTGACCTTCTGTAATGAATCTTCCTTTTTCAATACCGCAATTATCCCAACTAATATATTCCTCTAATCCAATATAAGGATTCATTCCTTTACTAAATGAAATGTGGAATTTAATTGGAGAAGGTTTTGCAAAACGGTTCTTATTAGGTTTAGCAGTTACAACAATACCAGTTTGTTCTGTACCTTCTTTAAGTTTTGCCTTACCTAAGAAAAGAATGATTGATGCAGCATATTCCGGACCGGTACCACCACCTGAAACCGTTTGTGAAAATAGGTCTTGTGTTTGGTATGTGTGGTTAGTGAATAAGAAAGGAATCTTACAGATACCTAATTTAGTCATAAGAATACGAAATGCAGATTTCAATAATTTAGCACGGGTCATATCTGCTTTATCAGATCCACTCTTGGCATCATCAATTTCTTTTTGTGTAGCAAGGTTACCGGCAGAATCCAATGCAATAAGAATCTTTGGTAATTCTACTCCTTTACTTTTTTGTTCAATTAATAGGTCAGTTAATGCAGTTACCGAACTTCTAAATTCTTGAACAGTATTACACGGTTCATAGCGGAATTTTGAAGGATCAATTCCAAACTTTTCAACTAGGTCACGATCTACTGCATTTTCAGAATCGTAAAATACAATACTATAACCCATAAGTTGAGCCTGTTTAATTGCATTAAGAAGAAGGAATGTTTTTCCAGTTCCTGATGGTCCGGCTAATGCAACTGCTCTGTTATTAGGATATCCGCCACTAAAGGAGCCGGTTAAACATGCATTAAGATTAAAATTGCCAGTTGGGATGAAGTGATCAATTTCTGATACTGTTGATTTATCAAGAGTGTCTCCATACTGAGAGTGTTTTGACATTTCCTTGTTTAAATCGTCGAATGAAAATTCTTTACTCATATTCTTTTATTTTTATATGCAAATTACTTACTATTGTTTAATAAAAATTTATCCTTAAAGATAGTCTTCCAATATTGATTAACAACATTATCCCAATTAAGTTCCTTAGTTATTTCATCATATACTTCTTCTGTATATTTTTTAAGTTTATCTGGATTAAGATTAAAATCTTTTATGATACTTACCGCTTCTTCAACGGTTTCAAATGTTTTAATACTCTTAAATTTATTTGCAAATCCTGTTTTAGTTGATAATACAGGAATTTTACAAAATGCGGCTTCAGCTATTCCATAAGGTCCTCTATCATTAGTACTTGTACAAATATACATATCAATATCATTATACATAGTCCGAGATTCGCCTAAGTCTTTACCATGAATAAATACCGCATCACCACCAATACCTTTTGCAATGTTAACTAACATATGAGGTCTTTTTATCTGATCCCAACCAGGATTTATGAAAGGGGCTCCATTAAGACCTACTTTATTAATCTTTGTTACTTTGCGATTAGGAATAAATTCTTTGGAATCAACGCCAGCTATTATAAGAGAGGAGTCCAGATTATACTGTTCTTTAAGTACTTTTTGCAAGTCTTCGCCAGCAGAACACCAGGTAATACCTTCTCTAGGTATAATATTTTCTCTAAAATGAGAACTAAGATTTGGGATAGACCATATTGCACATACCATTTTTTGATATGCTTCTTTAGGAAGTCCTTCTATAGCAGATAGTGTGCCATTACCTAATATAATATCAAATTCTTTCCACCCACCATCTCTCCAAAGATAATTAACATGGTCTGAATTAGACCAGTTAAAATGAACAAATTCATACTCGTCAGATAAAGCATTACCTAGACCAGTATGAATTCGTCCTATAGCCCAACCGGGCTCATTATATGTTGCTATTCTGGTTTTTTTTTCCCTCTATTAGTAGAATACATTTTTTCAACCCATTTTTTAGTATATAATTCTGGATCTTCTATTGTGTACCAACCTTTATCTAGTGTTACATATAAGGCTTCTCTAAAATATTTTTCATATTTTGGAGCAATTGCCTCAAGAGAGAAGTTTTCGCCATGCTTACGGCAATCGATAGATTTAATTTTACCAGCTTGGCAATCGCGAGCGGCTTTAACAAAATCTTCAAAAGAACGGCAGCGATATCCAGTTACACCATGAATATTATTTTCAGCAAATGCACCCCAATCAGTCGTAATTGTTGGAGTACCACATAATAGGTTTTCAATTTGAACTCCACCAAAAGGTTCAACATACATTGAAGGTAAGAATGATGCAATTGCGCCTTTCATTAAATTCTTTCTCTGTTCTGCATCAACATATCCAATGAATTCAACGTGTTTAGGCCACGGATTCTTTGTATAAAATTCATCACCAATTTGTCCGGCTATTTTAAGCTTTGCTCCAATTGCCTCGGTTGCCTGGATTGCAATATTAACACCTTTACCATCATATACACGGCCTACATAAAGGAAGTAGTCTTCTTTCTTTGTTGAATATTCAAATTCGTCAAGATCAAAATAATTAGGAATAACCTGGTCATACCAGCTCTGACGACACATACTTACATTACCTAAACCGCAGTACGCATGGTAAATTGCATATGATTCAAAGATCTTAAATACTGACCACATACCACCTGCATATCCAATGCCTGGTTCAATAATACATAAATCAGGGTGGGCATCACAGATAGGACGAACACCAGATCCCCAGAAAGGCAAAATAATATCACCGGGTTGTTTTCTCTTTTCTATTTCTTGAATAGCATTTTTATAAAATGTTTGATATGCTTCATCCTGTGTATCATACTTAAATAAATGAGTCTTATAATCATGACTTCCATAAACCTTTTCCCAAACATCATTTGTAATTACTGTGATGTTTTCATTTGCATCCGGGTTAGAATCTTCATGACCATAATGCATTAAGTAATGTCCTCGTGATTTCATCATTTTACAAAACTTCCATGCCTTTTGTGTATAGGCACAAGCAGTAAAATCTTTAGTTGTTTTAGTATGAGGTAAACCTAAAACGTGTATTCTGAACTTTTTGTCTTTTTCCATATTTTATTTATTTTTAGAATAAACTCGTTGTATAAATAAGATTTCTATTAAATCCCTTAAATCCCATTGCAGTTACTACTCTATTTATTGGATCTAAAATTGTCTTTTCAAATTGTACATCATAATCTACTTGAGGTGAAAATTCATAAGGATATTCGCCCGGAGTATATGCAAATACATCACATGATTTATCAGTAGAAAAGTACATTTTTAATTTTTCACCGTTTCCTAAAGGCTTATACTTTCCTTTAAGTTTATTGTTATTATTCAAAAGGTAATTATGATAACCTGCAGCCCTTACACCTATTGGGCATTTAGAACCAATTTCAAATTGATCATAATCATTAATAATGTAGTTTTGATAGTTATTAACCTTTTTAGAGAAACTAATTTGATCAATATTTGCAAGTTTAAACTGCCTCTTAATATCTTTTAATAAAGCGGCAAACTCTTTCATATTTAGTTGGTTATTTGAAAAGATATAGGTTAACAGTTCCTTTAGTTTCTCTCTTGCAAACTGTGGGGTTGATGATTGAATAATCTCAAACCCCTTGGCACTAATTTTACTTAGTTCATCATAATGAATATCAGGATCTTTCCATACAATGTTTTGCATATACTTTTTCTTGGCAAGCCATATTGCATTTTTAGCAATACTCTCCAATTCAAAGCTTAAGAAGTTTTCAGCATTATTATCATCAGCATATTTCTGAAGAATCTTTTCAATATAATCTGCTAACCTAGTTTTATAGAGGTTAAGAATAAACTCCTTTTCGTTGCCAGACCAATCAGATTTTTCAATAACTTCATCAAACTTAACATAGATTGAATCCGTATCAATATAAATACCTACTGGTTTTTCAATTTTACCAGTGACAGTAATACCCATTTGTTTATGGGTTTCTAAATCTTTATGCCAAAATTCACGGAAGTATTTATTAATTAGTTTTTCAGTGTAGAGAATTGCATCCTTTCCCTGAAGAGTAATAGTTTCCGCAATATCAACATTAAAGAAATAGAAGTAAGGATTACCAAATGCACCATAAATAGAGTTAAGCATTAGCTTAACAGCCTGTTCATAGTTATAATATTTGGAAGCCTCTTCTTTAATCTGTTGTATCTCTTCAGTCATATTTTATTTTTATATGAAACCTTTGTAAAAGGTTTAACTTTAATATTCCGTTATTACTCGTAACGGAAAGGAATTTTCATTCCTCTCCGCTTGAGAATCTAAGTTAATAGATTATGAGATTATTCTTCATCAGTAATAGCAACGGCTACAGTAAGATGCGTATTAGTATCTAATGAACGAAATACTACTTTATTCTCGCATACCATTACCTTGTAATTTTCCTTATCTAGAAGGTTCAAATACTTTTTGTAAATAACCACCTTTGCACCGCTATCAACATTACTTTCAAATGTATGACAAAGTGTAGCATCGTATGAAGAACCTTTGATACAGATTCCTTTATTACTTGTGTAAATAGTAAAAGTATCTTCATCCTTATCAAGGTTAAACAATGATTTCATTTTATCTACATGAGTAGTAAGAAGATCAAATTCAAACATTTTGTTATCGGTACCAAAGGCACGATCAGTTTCTTCTTTACTCATTTCCATAAAAGAAAGTGAAGGATCGGTACAAGCAAGACTGATTTGAAGATCATCATTTTCTAAGATAAAATCACTTGCCATTAATTCTCCATCGTATTCAGTATATCTGATACGTCCTTTAACATCTCCGTTAAAATGAGTAAGAGCATCAATTACTTTACTCCCATTATAAAAGCTTACCTTGAGCGGGGAACTAATCTCTGCATCAAAGATATCCTTTGTTGGCGTGTTAACTAATTTAACCGCATCTCTCTCAGGAAAATATACTGATGAAACGGTTCCTTCCTTACCAATCTTCATAAAGATGAATTTATCAATTGGAAGAAGCTTCTTAACAAACGAACTTAATTCGTATGCATCGATTTTGTTAATTGTGGTTTCCATTATTTGTTTTTTAATTATATTGATTATTGATTACTTGGTTTTAAGATTAAAAGACAGATGACACTTTAACTGCAGATTTTTTCATTTTACTTTGAACTGCTTTAAATGCAGGAGGTCTCCATGATTCATCATATAAGATATCCTTCAATTCATATTTAGGTTGATATTCAAATCCAAACTTCCACTCAATTCCTCGTAAGAACTGACGTAAGAAAATAGGCTTCTTTGTTCCAATAGGATAATGCAAAAGTGACGGTGTAACTTGCTTTAGATAAAGAGGCTGTATATTATTAGCAAGAGCTTCCTTATCAACATTTTGCATAAGACGAAGATCTTTACTCTTTAACATATTTACAGTTCTGCCTTCCTTTCTAAGTCTATGAAAGTTAAAATGATGGAACCTCTGTTCTACAGTCCAACTCGTATATCCTACAAAATCAAAGAATAGGTGATGTACCATCTTGTGATTCATAAATCTTTGAAAGTAATATTCCATTTTAGGATCATGGCCATAAATAACATTTCCTGCATTAATTGATAATGCATTCATTTCTTCTAATGTAAAATTACTTTCAAAGATTTCATTAAATGCAGAAAGTACTTCATACTTATCAGCATTTCTTAGATTAAAAAGATTTTCTTTTTTATAACCGAACTCTTGGTATTCGGTAAACATATAACTTAAATCATTAAAGATAAATACATCATCATCTGAAACATAGGTTCTTTTAACTTTATACTTATCTAAAAGATACATTGGCATTAAAGCCTTAAATAGACAGCCATGAGTATAAAGGAATTCTTTAGCCTTACCTTCATACTCATGCTTCTCTACATAATAATCATATACGCCCTTAATACTGATATAGGTTGCATTCTTGAATGATTCAATATTATGATTACCTATAACTTCTCTTACACTTTCCTCGGTGACTTTAGTATCATCTAAGAAAAGGTAAATATCAAAATTTTCTTGAACATCCTTAGGATAGTATGTTAAAAGAATGTTCATAAACTCATGGCTAGAAACGCCAATCGCTAATGCATTTTCTCTCATATTACACTGTTTACTTTATATCTTTTTTTAGGTTCTTGATTAAGTTCTTCAACTTCAATTATTTTATTTAAGGTATTGTCCTGCTTCATGAATTTATACTGTGTCATTTTAGCAGTACCTTGACAGAATTTTTTAACCTCATCAGCCATATCCTGCGCAGTTCTTACTGGCACATTTTGTGCAATATGATTTATGTGGCGAGAATCTTGAATTTCAAAATCATGAGGCATACCCATAAGATGTAACATTTCTCTTACATTAAGATAACGATTTTCTACAGGGTGTACGCCGTTAAACATATTTCTTCCGATAAGAGCAGAAAAAGAATCATGGAAAAAGTGTGGAGATGCATCCCAATATCCTTTTCCATCATCAACTTTAGCCTGTTGGTGTTGGAGCATATCAATAAACGTTTTAGTACTTTTCTTATTAGAAAATCCTTCCTTTGGATATTTTTCTTGTAACCAAGAGATACATTCATCAATTAGTTTATGTTCATCGAGATATTGTGCAATGGTACCTTTCTTAAATTCCGCAGCAAATTCTGCATGAGTTAAACCTTTCTTTTCAAGAATAAATTCATAAGGTCTAAAGTGGTCAGTTACTTTTCCATCCACCATAAACATATCTTGTAGAGTTGCATCTTCAGGAATTTCATTTAGATATTCTAATAAAGTTTTTCTTTCCCTAAATTTCCAATCCAACATAGGTACAGTTGGAGTGTTCCAAAAGAAATAGAATGTACGGATTCTTCTTTGAGGAATACCATGCAATTCAGTATTAGTTTTAATAAGAGAAAAACTATAACCATGTTTTTCAGCAATTTCCTTAAGCCTACGAACTACACCTTCACCCATTTTAGTAAAAAGACCTGGCGCATTTTCACCCCAAAGAACTTTAGGTTTTACGTGTTCTAAAATATATTCAGATGATTCATACATCCATTTATTTTGAACCGCGTCAGATCCACGAGAAGCGGCACTACCTCTAGCAGAATTAAGTAGACTAAGACCTGCGCATGGACATACAGAGTTTACATAATCAACATTTTCAAATGTATTATTAGGAATCTCAAGTTCAGGGTGATCTAAACGATACATAGGAATACCTTCCCAATATCTTTCTATATGACTTTCATTTGCAGCAAATGCTTCATAACTTAAATGAAATGCAGGTTTAGATTCAGCTGACCTAGAACAACCTATTGCACTTCCACCGATAAGGGGAATAATTGTACCCCATTTAATTTCTTTACTCATATTTTAACTTTTTCAATTTGAAGATCCTCCATAAATGTATAGGGATCTATGTTACCTTTCTTTACCTCTTCTTCTAGATATGTAATGGTTTCTTTAATTGTATCTTCCATACTCTTTTTAGGTTCCCATCCCATAGATTTTGCTTTAGATATATCAGCACGAATATTAAGAGCCTCACCGGCAATAGCACCATATTGGTCATAATTAACAGTTTCAATTCCCATAACCTTACCGATGATATCTTTAAGATCCGCTAAGGTTGTCATTTTACCAGTACCTAGATTAAATGTTTGATTAGCAGTTTCTTCATTTTCCATGCATAACATATGAAAGGCATTTACGTCATCTACGTCGATGTAGTCTCTTGCCTTCATAGGATCGCCAAAGATAATAGGATTCTTACCACCCATTAGACGAATAATAAAACCTGCAAAAACCGGAGGTACCGTTCTATTATAATCCTGAAGAGGGCCTGCTACATTAAAGTAACGAAGAGCAGTATAATTAACACCCTTTGTACGTGAATATGATTCTGCTAATAGTGCAAGACATGCTTTAGTTGTAGAATAAATTGTAGTAGGATCAGATTGACCTTCGTGAAACCCAGTAGGGGCCATTAATTCATTTTCATAAACCGCTGAAGTTTCACTAAAGATGATTCTTTTAACTCCGCTCTCCGCTGCTGCATCTAGGATATTAATACTACCTAGAATGTTATTATCAACAGCTTCATAAGGATTAGCATGGCAATCATAAATTGAAACAAGACCTGCAAAGTGATAAATGTATTCAGGCTTAAATT